AGTTGGCAACTCCTTGATTCAAACCTCAATAAGAATCGGCCTTTGATTTCTATGCTAGCACACTTCCGAGGTAAGAGGTTATTAGTGATAGCAAGAACTATATTAGTAGTTCCATGAAGATACAGCTTATTTTCTTAAATATTGAATGACTAATATATTAACTTTGCAATTTGTTAATTCGTAAATAATATTGAATAGATGGTATCTTTACAATAAAGGAGAGTAATGTTGCTACTCTCCTTTATGAGAATTAGAGGTTTGTCTAGTAAACCTCAAAGCCTTATTAGGCTCTTGCAATAGCTAACTTTGCTAGCTAAGTAACTGTTAAATTAGAGCTGTGCCTTAGTACGGATTGGGCAATCCCAGCAACTCTAACAGACGTAGATTTAACATCTTGGTTAGCATATTGGGACAATAGACTACCTGCGATGCTGCGAATATTTGGTATCTATCTCGCATCGCTAAGTAATCTTCCGCACAAACTAGCTGTACTAGAAGTTATTACCATAGCTTCATTCTCCATATCGGTTTTACTAATAGTAGTTTATGAATCACTCTACTATGAACCAACCACTATGGTTAGCTATTGCAAAGATACCATATTTTTATATATCAAAAGGTTACAAAAGAATATGGAAATTAGTAAAGAATTGCGAATATTAGGAGTTTTAGATGATATTGTTCTCGACTTAAAAGAGAAAGAAGAGTATGATATTATTAAGAAACTGTATGATGGTCTGTTAGAAGAGGATATTATTCCACCTATGGAAAGCATTGAAAAAGGGGGAGTTTTCATAGGCAGCATAGAAGGGCATTTACTATACCGCTTTCTATTAGCTGATAGAAAAAGCAAGATGAAAGAACAATGTGTAAATCCAGATACTACGGAAAACCCTTTTGAAGAGGGTTTCTTTTAACATAATTAAACTATGAAATAGGCAATAATAGACAATAATTACAAAGTAGGAGATATAGTCTTTGTTCATCATAAAATGAACGGTAAAGTAGTAACTAGCATTGGATTCTTAGTCTATATGGCTAATAGAGACAGTACTATATTAGCTAGAACTATAAATCCGCTATCTGACCTTATCACAATTTCAGATGATGATTTTATATGTCTTGGACATATAGAAGACCTAGAAAAGCCGAACATATCTACACTTTCATCTTTAGAAAGAGCCGGAGTGCCTAAAGGTGAAAGAAAATCTCCAAGTCCATATAGGTAGATTGGAACTGTTACAGAGCCAAAATCTCGATTAGAGAACATAGAAGTAGATAATCCTTTATTTGGTAAGATTATAGGCAGGGGAGGACAATAGACTGTTTTTGAGAATACTTCTAATCCAGATAAAGTCTTAAAAGTCGTTACCAGAAAGAAATTTACCTCAATTCCGGAAATAAGATAGTTTCACAAAGAATGGATGAAACGTAATAGACTTCCATTATAGGAGCGGATAGACTTTCAAGGTTATTTACAAGGAGAAGGTAGAATCTATCCAGTTTATGAGTAGAACAAAGTTAGTCCATTAGGTGATATGTCTATGGTAAGATGGGAAAGGGAATATATTCCGCAGATAAATAGTCAAATGCAAAAGCTTGGATATAATGGCAATGGGACATACACTAATGGTACATTAAATGTCGGAGATATAAATCCATGGAATATAGGCTATAACAAGAATGGAACTTTAAGGTTCTTCGATGCTGATGTCTATAAATTCGGAGGAAGGGTTATATTTAGAAATAAATGATAAAGAGATAATATTAGCGCGTAATATCAGCAATGGAGTGCTATAGGATTTTACTCATATATCAATGAACAAGGTTACTTAGTACGGAAATCTTAAATAAATTAATATGGATAATGAACAATTAAATATACTAAAGTTTAAATATAAGATAGGAGAACCGATATGGGTACATTGGGATGATAGAACTGATTCAACTGAAAATCTAATCACTACAATAGGCTATTTGGTATATATAGATGATGAATTAATAACACTATGTAGAAGTATTATTAATAAATCAAAAGGAGCAAAAGATACAATACAAATACCGATGAACTTAGTTGCCAGCTATGGAAGGTTAGAATAACACCTATTCTTTCTCTTCATTAATTATTGGATTGGTAATTATAACTGTGTTAGGAACCTCTTTATAGATAACACTAATAATGCAACCACATTTCTTGCAGTAAATAACTGGAATATGTCCTAAACTTCCTGCAACTATATTTCCGTGAGAAAACACAGTATTTCCACATTTAGGACAATTAGGTAAACTAGACATAAGCACTCATTTTTTAATTAAACACATCACAAAGATACAATTTTAATATTTTATGGGCAATAGAAAAGAACATTATTCTCTAGTAGCTGATAATACTAGAGTAGTTAAACCTACTATATAGTAGAGAGTTCCGAGAACTTATTAGATTTCAGAATAGCCTTAGTTTGTTTAGGACAATAGAAGTGATTGGGAGAGGTCTGACAATTATAAGTAGCAAGAAAACGAAACTCTTTATAACAATCAACATTTATGGAACTGGTCTGCACCATTTAACAATACGAGAGTAACAAAAGATAATGCAAAGGCTATGTTTGACTTTAATAAGTCAGCAGGAATGAGTACCTTTGCTGTTGGAATGGGAATAGCTAATCCAGTTGCTACTGCAACATCTATAGCTGGTTCTATGGTTGGAGCAGGAATAGGTAATGAGGTAGCAGGTGAGAAAGGCTCTATTGTTGGTGGTTTAGTTGGAGGATTGTTTGGATTTAGTCCGAAGAGAGTTAGTAAACCAACAACTAGTAGATAGTCCCAGAACACTTCAACACTCTCGCCTTTGGAACGAGCTGGCGTGCCTAAAGGTGAGAGAAACTCTCCAAGTCCATATAAATAGATTGGGACGGTTTCTGAGATAACAGATTAGACAATGGAAGTGGATAGTCCACAATTCGGCAGCTTTATAGATAAGAAGTCCGAATAGGCGGTATTTAATCATGCAGAAGACCCTACTAAAGTGTTGAAAGTTTATGCTGTTAATAATAATGGTTTCCCCAATATAGAATCTGTGAGAGAATTTCACAAAAGTTTTATGAAGCGTAATCAAATTCCGTTTACTATTAGAAACAATTTCTATGGGTATCTTAAAGGAAACAATGGAATCTTTCCGGTTTATACATAGAATAAAGTGACTCCTATAGTTGGAAAGGGTGACGCTTGGTATGAGTAGCACATTCTTCCTAAGCTAAAAGAGTAGTTAAAGTCAAGGGGATATTTGGAAACAACCAAAGATACATATTCAAATGGTAAATTCAAAATATCAGACTTGACAGAAGAAAATATGACTTTAGATAGCGAGGGAAAATTTTTATTCTTTGACCCGCAGGTTTAGCGTTTTGGAGGAGTTTTAGGCAAACAGCATAACATTAGCTTAAAAACTTTAAAAGATTTCCATGAATGATGATTACTATTACATTTTTTACAAATAGGAGTTATATATCCTCCTTCAAAGACAAGACGTCCTTTTGAATCCGATTCTTTTGAAATGGATATATGCCCGCCTACTGCTGGATTTTTTGCAGTAAAAGAAGTCTTACATATAGGACAAACTTTTACCCATTGTGTGAAGAGATTAGTTTTATGGCAATAATCTATCCACGATTGATAACCATATAATTCTGCTTTATCTTCGGAAGTTCCAGCAGTTTGCAAGCATAATACTTTTTTATTCAATAAGTCTTTAAGATTCATACTAATATTTTTGAAGCAAAAATAGTAAAACAATGAAGTAATAATACCGATTTATAATATATTAACTTTGCATTTTACATATCTGTAAGTAATCTTGAAATAGAGAGCAAGGTTTGGGTGCTTACTCTCTATTTTGGCTTTCGGTTATCTCCGAATCATTTTACTTTTGAAGTAAAATAATAGTAGAAATCAAATGCAATGTTTAGGATTCCTGCTGCAACGCTTAACTAAGGAACTGCTATTCCTATAGTTGTGAGCAAGATGCTTATAGTTAGCGTCTATGAGCTATCAAATCTTTTCATATTACCTCCTTTCCGAATTAAATTAGACAAGTAACATTACTATGTAGGTTGTTATGGCTACCTTATTACAAAGATAGGAATTAATCGGAGAAGAGGTAATATTAGATTTAAAGAGACTATAAAACAGATTAGTAATATTGAATGTAGAAAATAAGTTATGTCTTTGCAAAAATAAGGAAGCGGAGAACTTCCTTATAATGAATCTAATAATGTTTTACAAGCAATTAATAAGGGACTATAGCCAGCTCCGAATAATGCTAAACCGCAAATCTGATTAAAGTCCCAAAGATAGTTATGCGGTTTCTCTGTAACTATCTGCGGACTTTCTTAATGAACTGCTACAGATTCAATATTAAATCCACAGCAAAGATACAACTTATTAAAGGATAAAAAGTATAAAGCGTATAGAAAAAAAAATGAAACAAGTTAAAGTTAACATAGGGGATAAATCATATATTTGTGATTTGCTAGAATCGGAGGAAGATAAGAGAAAGGGTCTGATGAACGTAGACAATCTCCCTCCGGATAGAGGAGCTTTATTTGTATGGGAGGATGAAGATACTAGAGAAATGTGGATGAAAGATACTAAAATACCTTTAGACTAGATAGCCATTAACGATAATGATGAGGTAGTCTTAGTATATAAGGCTTAGCCAGAAGATGAAACTTTAGTTCCGTTCATGAACGCTAAGTATATTCTAGAAGTTAATTAGGATTCTGGTATTGTAGAAGGAGATGATTTTGAAATAGACGACTCTGAAGATTATGACAAATATGTTATGAAGGTGCTTGCTCCAGATGGTACTACTTAGATGTATCTCTAGGGAGGTGAAAGAATCGTAAGTAGAAAAGAAACAAGAACTCTCATTAAGAAAGCTAAAAAGGCTTACGAAAATAAAGACAAAGATTATGATAAATATTGCAAATCTTTGGGCAAATATATATTTAAGGTATTGAAGGGTCAAAATACTCGTCCGCCAGAATATGTGGAAGTTCCGGAAGAAAAAGACAAAAATTCTGACGACAAAAATTAACTATAAATACATCGTATCAAAAATTCTTGGTTATGAAGATCTTAATATGTAGTATTGAAGTACATAAGACAAGTAGATAATTAATTAGCTAATTAACTTTAAAGTAAATTTATTATGAAGTTAGGAAATAAGTTTTAGGCAGGAGGACCGATGCCTACAGGAGCACCTGCTCCAGCGCCTCAAGGTGGTGAAGACCCAACAGCTATGTTACTTCAAGGAGCACAGCAAGCTGTTCAAGGACAAGATTGTGAAATAGCTATGCAAGTATGCCAAATGTTAATCGAAGCATTGGGAGGTGGAGGTAATCCACAGGAAGCTGCCCCACAGGAAGCTACCCCAGCTCCAGCAGAAGGGGAACCTGTTTACCGTAGAGGCGGTCGTTTAGTGAGACGTATAAACGCTTAACAAATTTAACACGTAGGGGTATATCTAAACTAGGTATATCCCTATTTTATTTTACAGGATAAATTATGGCAACACGAGTTAAATATAAATTTGGAGACGATGAGTTCGACTTAAAGGACTACATCCATAATTTAGAAACTAATTATCAATCCTATGTTGCAAGTAAAAATTGGAATGAAGGATAGCAGTAGGAGTTTAAAAACGCTTTTGATAAATATCTAACTAGATTGAAAGATTAGTTATCTAATAATACTGGAAGATTTTATACAGATTATTCCGGAGCTATATTTGATAACAAAGGCGAGTTTAGTAGTACTGATGATGATAATATAGACCCAGTTGGTTCTGAGTATTACTACAATGATAAAGGATAGAGAATTACAACAGATGATTATAACTTACTTAAAAAAAGAAAGTAGAAGAATTTTAATACTTTTTCTGCTAATAGGTAGGTGGCTACTTATCTTAATAAGGTAGGTATGGCACTAAGAGACTACTCTAAACAAAATTCGTCTAATAATTCTTCTAATGCTTTCAACTTATCTAAGCATGGCTTTGAAAAATATTGGATGGATTAGAATAATCCATCTGGGGGAGATTTTGATTTTGCTCCATATGTGGAAAAGGATTAGATAGGAGAAAGTGGGATACGAGGAACATCTAACAGAGCAGCATATCTAAAAGAATAGCTAGAGAATTACATTAAAAACTTAGGTGACTATGACTTTTCTTCTACTACATTTAAGGACAAAGATACTTATTTAGCAAAATTAAGAGCAGCTATAGAAAATCTTGACAATGGATATAACCATGAGGATGCTATAGCGCTTAATTAGGCTGGTCTAAGCAGTAGCTTCTTAAACAACTTCTTTGGTACTAGAGAACAGTAGTAGAAATCTGAAGTAGAATAGGCAGCAGAATAGAAAAGACAATAGGATTAGGAAATTATAGACTAGGCCGCTAGAATGAAGGCTATGTCAGAGCTAGATTAGTGGGCTAAAGATAATTAGTTTCAATCTAAATACTCAGGAGTACTAGATAGTGTTAGTTATGATCCAGTTACTTTAGTTGATAAAATAAATAGAGATTATGGACATATAGAAGATAAGAACAAAAGAGTAGAATCTTGGATAAATTTTGGATAGCTCCTTAAGAATCTAAAAGAGCCTGTAATAGAGTCTGATGCATTTATTAATGGATAGCCAGTCTCAACAGAAGAAGGTTCCAAAGAAGCCATGAAGCAATTAAAAAACGATATAGCCAGAAAGCTTAAAGTAGCTATAGACTATAAAATGTTAAAAGGTTATGATAATGAATATATAATTCCTGGCTCTGAGGATTATAGCAATTATACCTTAATGACATACAATCCGACTACAGGAGAATACAAAGACCAATCTATTCTTCTAAATGAGAAACTAAGAGAAGCAATGGCTTATGAATGGTATAAAAAGAATAAATCTGTTCCTAGTAATGCCAAAGGAGGTATTCTCTATTTTCAGCAAGGTGGATATGCTAAGTTATTTGAAGATGCTGAACGTATCAAACAACAAAGAGCGCAGCAGAAATAGAAACAAGAACAGGAGTTTAAGCAAAAGCATGCTGAAGATAGTAGAACTCCAGAGCAAATAAAAGCGGGAGAAATAGTACCGAATTCTGGAGAGTTAAGCACCATTGATAAAGTAAGAGTAGGTAGTGCTATTGCAGACATAGGGTCTATTTTGGCAGCATTTGTTCCTGGGTATGGAACTGCTGCTTCTGCTATAGCCGGATTAGGTAGTACTGGAGCTAATCTTTATGCAGATATATCCGATGATAGTGTGTCTGGATGGTAGACTGCTGGCAATGCAGGATTTGGTTTATTAATGGATGTAGCTGGATTAATTCCTGGACTAGGAGCTGTGGGGAAAGCTGGAAAGATAGCAAAGACTCTTAAATATGTACTACCTACAGCTCTAACTATATGGGGTGTATCTGAGAATGGAGGAGATGCTATAAAAGCTGCTAATAAATTAATGAATGGGCAGGACCTAACCGTAGATGATTGGAAAGCCCTATCGTTTGGATTGTAGACTATTGCAGGAGGAACTAGAGCAGTCAAAGGAAATAAGTCAGTAAATAGACAATTAAAGAATACTAAGGAAAAAGCTCCTTATAAAACAATTACTGCCGAATCTGGCAAAACCTATAAAGTAACTCCAGAACAATTTAAACAAATCACGTCTGCTACCACTTTAGAGTCACAAAATAAAGCCTTTAGAGAAGCTATAGGCTCTGGAAATTCGTCTGAACGGTTAGGAAGTAAGTTTAAAACTTCTAGGTGGGAGAAAGTAAGACATCCATTTACTGCGGAACCTAAAACTGGAGGAGGAGTTGATTATATTGACAGAAGCCTAGATATTTCTACAATGGAAAGAATCCCTTGGCAATTTAAGGTAAATAACGGCCAACTAACTCCTAGAAGACTATCTAATGAATGGTTATTACAAAAAACTGGTAGATGGACGTTTGGGGATCCAACCATTAATTGGTTTACGAGAAAAAACCCACTATATAATAAACCAGTAGTTCTATAGAGTTCTGCACCTACAGTAAGTACTCCTTAGATTAAATCTTCTGTTCGCCCTGGTTCTGGGCCTGACATAAGGTAGTTAAGGATGTGGAATAGGACACCAGGGTATGCTAGAGCACAAGGATACGGAAGGGATTTTGGAGTAGGAGATACAAGAAACAGTAGGGAAATAAGCTTAGGAATAGAATTTGATAAGTAGGGAGGTATTCTTAAGTACTAGGATGGCAATGTTCTTACCCCAACTGGTAGAGCAGGAGTAAGAAAAAAAGACACCTATACGTTTAATACAACTAATAGATTATAGTCCGTTCTTAATAAAATCAAAAAAGGTGAAATTACGGTCGATGATGCTAACGAGTTCCAAAGAAGACATTATACTATGTACTCGCAATGGACTTAGTAGCCAATGCAAGGACAGTCTGTAAGCTTATATTAGACTGATTATAATAATTAGGGATGGAATGATGAAATTATAGCTCCTGGATTTACTAATAACTATGATATCCAGTCTACCAATCCTACTAGTGGAGACTCTATAGTTGGGAATTGGACTATTGATGGAATCTACGACTAGATTACAGATGATAGAAGAGTTATGGCTAGAGATTCTGATTATAAGGACTAGGCATCTAGAGATGCAGATATTAAACTTGCAGAGTAGGCTGGATTTGAGTATTATTTAGATCCAGAGACTAGATACTGGATGCTAAAAGAGAGGCCCAAAAAGGATGAAGGATAGGTTTCTCCACCACGATAGGTGAGTGAGTCAGTTAAAAATGAACCAGTAGCAGAAGAGGAAGAACCCATAGTAGAAAATTCTAAAGCCAACAATAATCTTTTGCGAACTATCTTAAGCAATCCTACCATTGCATATGGACTTCCTAGGGCAGTATATGCCGACAGAATGAATAGAAGAATGACAGACTTGGCTAAAGAATCAGTAACTCCACTGCTAAAAGATCCGTTCTAGGTACATCGTTATACTAGAAGTGACTTAGATGCAGAAATGTAGGGAGAGAGAAATTACGCAGATCTTAGAAGGTTGGCTAGTAGACCTATTACTTCTGATGGAAGTCTGTAGACTGCTACACAATTACAAGCGGAAGTTTAGGGACAAGAAGCTAGAACAGCCGGAAAAGAAAAGAGTAATCAGACTTAGCGACAATATGATGAATTAGCTTGGCAACAAGAAAAAGAAAATGCCGCTAACCGACATGAAACGGCTATGTTTAATAGAGCATAGTAGTGGGGAGCTGACCAAGATAAGAGTAAATTTGAATAGGCTTACCTATCCAAAAAGTTTAACATTTGGGATACCTTTGGACAATAGTTAGAGTTTGAAGCTAGAAGTAGACAGTAGGAGTCCAAGGCTATAGCTGATCGTTTTGCTTATTCAGATATTCAAAATGCGGTTAACTCAGATCCTAATAGATACGGAGCTGGACTTACGGAAGAAGAATTAGCCTTACATAAAAAGTTATAGGCAGGAATAGCACCCTCATAGTTGATTTCTGAAAATAATAATAATGTTACTTTACTTTCCTCTATTAGATAGAAACTAAGTCAGGCTTAGCAAGCTCAGTTAAGTTAGTATTATAATATTAATCCTTCTAAATGGGCCGGAGTTAGATCTGCTCAAAAACCCTAGGAAATAATTATTACCAGAGCAGCGAGAAAAGGAGCAAAGTTAGCAAAGAATGACTCCAAAATAGCTATCGCTGGAATAGAGGCCAAAACTGCAGATGCAGAAAGATTTTAGAGACAAATTAAGGATTGTATCGACAGAAATGAGAAAACTCTAGATAGATTATCCAAAAGTTTATATGGACTTATAAAAGCTTCAATGATAAAATGATACTGAAACTATAGCAAGGGGGGAATGCCCTTCCCCCTCTTGTTTCTTATCAACCAGTGACTGTTACTGGTAGGGCAACTGCTGAACCTACTGCTGAGTCTAATGGAGAGGTTTCAGATTTGACAGATAAAGACTTGTTAGATATGATGGAAAAATTAAATGGATTACCTAGTGATATAGAATTGTTAACTAATTCCTTATAGAATTTCTATATTGATTAGTAGTTTAGTCCCTTTCCTAATACTTCTAATATAGCATCTAAATACATGTAGATACTGAGTTAGCTAAAAGTTGCCAATTTTAATAAAGAATAGTTCGATAAAGCTCTAGAAATAGTAACCAAAAACGGAGGTCTGAATGAATTTGCTATTAATGATAGAGGACAATTATTCTGCATAAATTCTGAAGGAAACTTCAAACTAATGAGTATAGACGAACTAGAGGGGTCTGATTATCAACCTCTTACAAATTCCGAATTATTACAATAGCGTGCATATTCTCCATCTTAGGCATTTAGAAACGACATACTTAAAGTAGTGTCTAATGGTATTGGGATGGAAGCCATTAATAAGTAGATACAAGACGTTATATCTAAACTAGGAAAGTCAGAGTTTGGAACTGAAGGATATACGACTAAATAGGCTAGTTAGGTGTTAGGAGGAATAGAAATACTTAATTCAGCAATTTAGTAGGGAGCTTTAGACAGTGGCCTAACTAACTTGTCAGTAGATGGCCTATATAAGAGCAAGATAATTACTTCTAGTCAAGCTGCGCAGGCAGAGAATGCTCTGAGTTATATTTATCATACTCTTCCAGAAAACGCAAGAACTTTACTAAAATTAAAATCAGGTGGAACCGATGAAGGAGTTAAAGCTCTTTTAACTTAGTTAGTTACTTCTAGTACTTCTAGCAAATTTGACTTTAATCTAGATTTGCAAAAATCATCTACTAGCTCAAAGGATTCTTCAGGTACTAAGGATACAACCCCAGAAATGAGTCTTGCGGAAAACATTCAACGCGGAGGAGGTACTCCTGTAGCTATGCCGTTTAAGTACGGAACTATGGATACAATGATTACTGATGCACGGATGTATCCAGTTACTAAGAAAAATGGGGAATCAATAGGAGGTAACGTTACATTATAGAAATTTACAGAGGATAGTTAGATTACTGGATTATATGACCTTACTTAGGTTACTTTTGGAGACCAAATAATTCCAACTTCAGGAATTAAGGATATTCTTGTCGAAGACCCAACTATTTACCATGCTTATTTACCTATTGACCAAGATTAGGCTAGCAAAGGTATTATAACACCCGACTTAAAAAGTGTAGCTAGATTAGAAACTGCTAAAGAAAAATTAAAAGAGTTAGGTATAGAGTCAGTAGAGAATGTTAAAACTCCTCAAGAAATCGAGGCTGTTAATCAAGTATATGCAGAGCTTAAATTACCTCCTGTAAAATTAGAGGATGGCAAATTTACTCAATATTATAGACAGTTTGGTATTTTACAAGGTGATGCATTTAGTAATGCTTTCTCTGACCCAGATGCAGTAATTCTTGGAGACTCACCAATGCTGCATAACGTGGAAAAAGAGAATATAGCCCAAGGCATATTCGATTTAATTAAAGGACCTAACTCTAAGGAAAAGTACGATCATAGAGGTGCATTCGATATGCATATATGGGGAAAACCTAACCATCAGAGTATATTTAAAGGATTAATATTCTTACCATTGAAGACTACTGATAGGAATTACGGAAAAATGGTTGCAGGTAATGACATTACAGAGAAGGAAGCTATAGAAAATCAAATGAAATATTAGTAGGAACAGAGATTAAAGAGCACAACAATTGTTAGAGGATAGTTATGATTCCAGAATAGAAAGAAAATGATTGGATTGTTGGAATATTAGGAAATCCACAGTTGTCTACAGCTGATTTAAAGGCAGCAGGATTTTCAGCAGATAATACTTCTCTACTAAATGAGAGTGAGTATTTAAAAAGTCCCAAAATTACTGACAATCCTATATTTAAGAACGAAAACGGGGAATTTGATAAGACCAAATTTCACGACTTTTATGAACGAGCATAGTTGACATACAATATATTATCTAATGATACCTACTTAGATAAAATGCTAAAAGATTAGACTACCTTTAGTTTTGATGATTGGTTAGTTCCTATAGACTAGAGGCAGAAAGCAACAGATATGGTTACATACACAAAAACTCCTAACCCTAATAGAACTAATACTAGCCTCGTAAGATTAGGAGTTACTGATAATCCCAGATGGTCTATAAGTGAATTAGCACAGAGGGAAAAAGTAGCTGCCAATCCAGTAGAAGCAGGAGACGACTACTCAAAAATTATCTGGCACGAAGCCCCTAATGATTCCTGGACTACTGATTTTTTCGATACTAGAGTACTAGCTACTTATGATAATGATGGAGAACACATTGATTTAGTGACTGGGGAAAAAGTATAGCACAAAAAGGGTGACTATAAATTGAATGAGAATGGAACATACTACTATGAAAATCTGGACGGCAGAGACATTTATGGTAAGCAAGTTCTTAATAAGATGAATACTCTAACTAAGGATGGTTCTTGGATAAATAATTATGATTTCTTTGACTCTGATGATTTAAACAAAAAAAGTGTTGGAGGAACTATAATGAAGAATCTAGCTTTGGTAGGAAGTATGTTTATTCCATATGTAGGACCTTGGATAGCAGGAGCTAGTGTTGCTACTTAGCTGGTAGGACTTGCTGGAACTTTAGGTAAAATGCTAACTGGAAGCGATTCTCCCACATTTTCAGCCATGGAAGGCTGGTCAAAATCAGTTAATAGGCAGACTGCCAAATCTTAGTTTGCACAAGAAAATACTTGGTGTTGGGAAAATTTTATTTCTTTAATTGGAGATGTAGCAGGCTAGTTAAAGGAACAGAGATTCCTATTTGAGTTTGCTCCAGCCTTATTTAAGAAAAGCTCTGCTGTGACAGCAGAGGGATTGTCACAAGCTGGTAGGGAGAAGTTTATAGCAGAACAAATAGATAAATACAAAGATATAAATAATCTAAAACTAGCCTAGCTAATAGAGGGAGGGGCTACTCCATAGTAGCTTAGTGCTTTTAACACTGCAGCTAGCCTAAATAAATTTAGAGCAGAAGCAGACTATGACAAATTCGTGTAGGCTTATTAGAAAATAGGGTCAGTGCTATCCAAAGGATACATGACTGCGGTTACAGTAGCCGATACTTATGGAGAAGCTAAGTCAGAGGGTAAAGCTACTGACTTTGAAGCTACTATGCTAACTCTAGGTTATGCGGCAGCAGAAGCTGCACTATTAAACACTGGAATAGGAGAGTGGATATTGCCTGAGTTAAAAGGAGAAGGATTAAAGAGAAGAAAAATTATAGAAGCATTTGCGAATGCTCCTAAAGAAATTAAGAACAGTGTCCCTGATAGAGCTAATAAGAAATAGTTAGCTAAGTATTGGTTTAAAAAAGGAAAAGAAATAGCTACTGACGTAATGTCTCTTGGAAAGGGTACCCTTGGGTCAGCAGTATCTGGTGGACTAGGAGAAGCTATAGAAGAAACTACCGAGGAACTGTTGGCTGACTTCTCTAAATCTTGCTATAATGCTGTGTAGTACTTGCAAGGGGACGAAGGTCGCATGAGCGCTTGGGATAATATGTTTGACCGATATGCTATGTCTTTCTTAGGAGGAGCCGTAGGTGGAGGTCTAACTGCACTAGGTACAGACTTTAAACTGAATAGATAGGACATTACTCCTGAAGCTGCCCGTTAGCAACTTGTATATGACTTAAGAAATAACAAGAAATAGGATTATATAAAGACTTTGGAAAAAATGGAGATAGCTAATCCGTATCTCTCCTTTGAAAGCGATGGAAAATCCTTTAAACCGTCTTCCAAAAGCATCAGAAGTATGGATTAGGATGTCAAGAGAGCATTTGTTTAGCAATTAGACATTTATGATAATATTATAAAAGCGGAGGGATTAAAAGTATCTGACCAGTCTCTACTAGATACTTAGATATTTAAAGATGTAGCTCTGCAGGGACTTTAGAATTCGACAGTTTCTTCTTTATTTTTACAGGACTTTAATAGTATAGTATCTAACATATTAAAAACTTAGGAATCTATCCAAAACATTAATAATAAATACAAAGATTCTGATAAAAAACTAACAGACGAAGATAATAAAGAAATTGTTACATTAACTAAGGAATTAAACGATCTTAGGCTAAAAAAAGATAAGTATCTAGATGGTTCTTTAGCTATGGACTACATTTCTAAGGCAATGTTTGACTTGACTCCAGGATTTAGTGAGTACTATAGTAATTCCTTGTTCAAGGATTATGTTAAGCAGTAGTACAAGAAAAATATAAATGATTTATCTAGTGAGGATTTGAAAGAGGCTAGGGCTAAGTTTGATAATTGGAAGCAGACAGACTATAAGAATAGAATATCTGATATTACTCCTATATACTTAGACTGGGCACGAAATTCTGGATTATTTATACAAGAGTATGCTAAAAATTATGACTCTATTAGGAGAAACAGGTCCATTTACGATTTAATTAAGAGTACTCTGAAGAGATAGGATCAATTAAATGCAGGTGCTTACACAGAGGAAAATAAAATAGACTAGGCTGCTGACTTAGATGCTTTTATAGATGCAGTATAGTCAGAATATTAGACTAGTAAAGCTGGAGCTACTCTAATTTTTTCTGGAAATAATGAGACCTTGAAACAACAGCTATTAGAATTATCTTAGAATAAAAAAGGAAACAGTTAGAAGATTTCGGATCTAATTAACCGAGAATTATCATTTAATCTAGATAAATACTTCCAATAGTTTAAGACCTCCTCTATTAACCCAGAAATAAAGCACGAGATACTAAATTCATTATAGGCTCTAAAGGAGTGGTCAGCGAAGCAACAACTGCCCGTCCGTGATATAAATATATCGAATATCTTAGAGGAGTTTGATAACTATGGATATAACGGAATAAACTCTAATACTAAAATCTCTGAATTAAAAGCAAAGGTTCAGGCTATGGACTTATTAGGTATACTAGGAAACGCCGATACACTTATTGCATATGCGGAGAACTAGGGACTATAGAATCCAACTCTACAAGATATAGAAAATATCTAGAAATAGTTTGGAGTAATAGATAGCAATATAGACTTATATACAAGGGAAATAAACAATTCTACTTATACAGATGCTATTTAGTTTGTATAGAATCATATCTAGGCTAATTCCCAAAAGGGAGATTTAAACATATCTGAGCTTATAGAGAAAATTAACTTTATCCTAGATGAAAATAGAGGTGATATAAGTAGTGTTAATTTTGATGAGGTAATAGGTCAGATAGACGATGCAGTGACTTCTATTAATTTTGCCAAAGGGTTAGTTTTAGGAGCACAAACATCTACTGATGGGGCAGATATTGGAAATCTTTTAGGATATAACAAAACTCTTAATGAGATAGCTAAAAAGAACAGAGTCGCTGATTGGGAAGTACTTCCAGAAATAACTATGGAGGATGCAGCTATCATTAGTTAGGATTTAGATTTGATAAAAAATAAGCTAATTTAGGCGAAAGCTATATATGCTATAAATTAGGGGAAAAAGCTAAACTTAGTTAACAATACAGCAATTAATAAGAACTTTATCGAGTATAACAGATTATCAGACTTTATAGTTAATATAGGCGATGATTGGAAAGAAAGAGACAGGCTATAGGATGCTATTAACAATGCATTAACTCTGAAAGAGTTTGCTCCAACCAGAAATCAAAAGGGAATAAGTGCCTAGTAGAGAGATTCAATTGAATTAGAAAGAGTAGCTATATCTGATGCTGTTCACGACTTTTTCCAAGCTAATGAAGATCTAATTAAGCAAGGAAAACTAAAAGACTTATTTAGAAAAGGGTTTGACTTATATAGTTTGACTAATTAGATAATTAGTTAGAATACAGAAGCATTAGAGGATTAGAATTTTGTATATTGGTTGGCTAGTAGAGCTGCTTTAAAGCAATCAGATTTTCTTAAAAAGTTTAAAACTGTAATAGATGGAGAAGTAGCTCCCCTTCCTACCCAAGAAGAATCTATATTTTAGGGACTAGCAGAGGTCCTAAATGGCGATATGACTACTTAGTTTATGGAAGCGTTTAAATAGGCTGCTATAGAAAACTTCTAGGAAAGTAGTGATACTATTAAGGAGGATATTCTGAGAAATAAACTTGGGGTAAATACTGCTGAAGAGATAAGAAAATTTATTGATGATAACTAGATAGTAAATGAGGACATTATTCCCAAATTCGAGAATATATATCTAATAGAGGGCATCCCAGGAGCAGGTAAAAGTTAGGCAGTTAATTATTATATAACTAAAATGCTTCCGAAAGAACTATTGGAAAATAGCTGGTTTGTTCATAATAGTTAGAAAGCTGCTGATGAATAGGTCAAAAAACTTGGACTTAAGAAAGCATTCTCGAAAAATCCCTTTATGACTACAATTTATTCTAACTATAATACTAGTAGGGATACTAATAAATACGGATATAGATTATATGATAAGGAAGATTGGATTAAGGACTCTACTGGTAAGATTGTATATAAATATCAATCAGATGACATTGCTCCAGAAAATGTTCCATCTTTGATTATTATTGATGAAATATCCCACTACGATGAAGCTGATTTATCTCTGATAAACGACTTTGCTAAAAAATATGGAATAACTGTTTTAACTGCTGGAGATTTTGACCAAAGTTCAAGCAAGGCTATGGTAGAGAGGTATGAAAATACTGAGTTACAACTAAGTCCAAAAAGGTCTTTCTTCAAACACGCGCCAAAGCTGGGAGTTAGTATGAGAACCTCTAATTCTCAATTAGACAAAACTTTAGCATCCTTTAGAACTACAGATGAAAACGATGTTATACAGACATACTACTATGAGTAGCCTGGAAATTTTACAGGAGCTAAGGTAGTTCTTGATAAAGATGAGGCTAAGGCTACTATAGATAATATTATGTCCTAGGTATCTGATAAGGATAAGGTAGGACTTATTTATTATGATATGGAGTCTCCTTTGTATCAGTATATGAATGAAAAGTACAATGGAAGATTTGAAGCATTTAGAGGTACAGCAGCATAGGGGTTAGAAGGTAGATTTTATATAGCTGACTTTACTGGAAGTGATGAGCTTAGCAGAAAGAAAGATTTATATACAGCTATAAGTAGGGCAGAGTAGGGAGCCTTAGTTTATGGTTCTGAACTTACTAAAATCAAATCTAACAGAGAAAACGTTGTTACTATGTCTTCATTTTCGAAAGCTGGTATTGCAAGATTTTCTGAAAATAGAAAAAAATTCCTGGAACAAAATTATCCTGAAAGTATTAATCTAGTTAAAATTGATAGATAGGGCATTAAGACTGTAATAACAACTCCTCCTCCTACTAAAGTACCTCCGCTAATAGCTACTTAGGATGAGCTAACTCTTCCTACTAATTATGGAGAAAAAACTGTAGAAGTGTTAAACGAAAAGTAGTCAGAATAGCCTACAGCAGAACTAGGAGAAGATTTTGTATATCTACTACATTCCCATAATACATTTGAGTTAGGAATGAAGGAGAAGGATGGAAAATTAGTATTTGAAGATGAAATTTCTAGATATAGATACAGAATTGATAGTGCTATAGGACTAGCTAAAATATTTGAGTTAGACTGGAAAAATCCGGTAAAGGATGCGAAGTTCTATAAAAATATTATAAAGGAAATTAGAGGTTATTTATTTACTAGTACTAGTAAGCCAGACCTAATATTAGCACTAAGCTCTGTTTTTAATCCAGATGAGAGTAATCCTGACTTGGAAGTAACTAATGTTGAATTTGGGTTAATGTCGGCCCCAAATATTAGTTCTAGAAACTCTGACTAGAAATGGGGCTACGGATAGGATGCAAAACAGTTTGGCATTTTTGACAAAAGCAACGATGAGAGAACTATAGGCAATGCTAACCCATCTGAAGAATCACAACACATAAATAGGAAAGCTATTAATGCTATTATTACACTAGCAAACGGTAAACGAGTTGCTATTCCATTGTTTACTTTAGGCAATTTAGAAACTTATACTAGAAATCCTACTTCAGAAATAGGAATCAAGCTAAAAGCACTATTTGAATAGAATCCAGATCCATATAACTTTCATAAAGCTATTCTATAGGATGAAGAGCTTTCCAAAGTACCAGAAGTAGCTAATTTAGCTACCCTCTTTTTATTTACAAATGGTGGGTATTTTAAGATAAATGACGAATCATGGATTCCTTCCAAAGGATTAAAAAATTGGGGTATTTAGGTAAATCAGAATGCTATATCTGGAACTAAGTTTGAATTTAATGGAATTACTTCTACTATATCTGAAGCTTAGGACTATTCTGGATTTGTATTCTCTAAAGGAATATATACTTCCATGTAGGATTTAAGTGATGCTAATGGAAATCCTATTAAATTTGCAAATAAGGGCCATGCATTTATACTAGTCACCTAGAATCCGCTTTTAAGTAGTGATTAGTTAATGCGGGAGCAGTATGAACGATAGTTAATAAATCCTAATGAGAATAAAGAGGTTACTCTTGTTTACGTGGTTCCTCCTAAAGTACCTGTTGAGGATTACCTAATAAACTTAAGAAACCTAATAAAGGAAACTGATTCAGATAAGAGAAAAACCATTAAAAAACTTGGAAGTCGTTTAACTTCTTATTAGATTTGGGATAAGCTTCTCCCGGAGCTAAAAAGTAACAACCCATTATTTAATAACTTAGAAGATGAACTAAAAACAAAAATAATAGAAACAGTTGAAAGGCTTTAGTAGCTAGAAAAATCCTCTCCAGAGCTATTAGTTAATGAGGTATCTACAGAAGAAACCTGGAAAGGGACAGGTAAACCTACATAGAGTATTCAGCAGCATCTGAATTATGCATTGTTGAAATGCTACATTGATGCTCATATTAGTAATGTCCTACTAGATAAAGTAAGCGAACTTGCTAATATTTTGCGAGAAAGAGGAATGGGAGAGTTTTATTACTCTACTAAGTTTAAGGAAAAGATACCTCCAAAAGATTAGGTAATGGTTTAGTTAGAATCTGACAACTATACTATTAATGGTCTTCCATTTACTATAAATGCTAAACTTGATTCTAGCTTATTTAGCTAGAATAAGGATTTCAATACTATAATAGAATCTTTTGTAAATAAAATAATTCCAGCGAACGATAAAATTCCTAGAGACTATTCAAGTGATACCTTTGGGTTTATAAATCCCAATAGTTCTCAATCGAAGGGGAATACGTTTAGTATAGAACCTAATTGGTATAATATAAATCAAATAACTATTTCTGGAGAAGGCATCTCAGTAGATGGTAGAGTTAAAAATTTTACTCCTGAGTATGTTGATAAATTAAAATCCGCATTACTAATTAATGGTAAGATACCCACCTCAAAAGAAATCTTTGAATTATATCGGCCTTATCATTTTGACTAGATAAATCGAACAAATGCTGATTTAATGTATAATAATATTATAGCTTATTTATCTGGAGATGCTGTACTCCCTGACGGCTATAACATTTATAACATGATATAGGGAGATATAAATCGTACAATGAATGAGTTTAACGCCAGAGATAGTAAGTCTAAGTATTTCTTCAATACTGCTAGTGATAGAGTATTTAAGGTAGAATTTTCTGAGGATTAGATTGATAAGGCAGGGCTAGAGAAATTTATATTAGATACATCCGTCAGAACCAATGAGTACAATCTAGGAAATGGCTTAACTCTAAGAATTAATAGGGAGAACCAGACAGCTGAATTAATAAAAGAAGCGTCATAGGGACAAGACTCTTCTATGTATGACGAAATGTTCTTAGAGGATGGTTCTCCGATATATAATCTGTTTAGTAACATCGGTTATATGTCAGAATTTTTAGACTACTAGGGAGCATATGGTTGGAATACAGTTTCAGAAATGTAGGGTTCAGAGGTAGTCGACGAACTAACTAACATATTCAAAGCTATGCCAGATAATGATACAAATAAAGAAGAATTAAAATAGTTATTGAATTATTTAGCTCAAGATAATGAATATTGTACAAATATATTTAGAAACATATGATTTGTGACTATAAACAAAAGTTTAAAACTGATTTTGGTAAACTTATTAAAAGTCTAGAGAATTAGAGTGCAGAGCAGATACGCTCTGCAGCTCTAGATTATCTAAAAGCAGCGAAACAAAATGCACAAGATGCTGGGTATTCCAGTATTAATGATTTCCTATCTGACTGGGCAAAGTTTGTAGATTGGAGATTAGCTAAATCGGGAATAGAACCAATTGGTTCTACTATTATCTAGAGAATACTCTTAGGTGAAAATGAAGACATTTCAGAATAGGTAGTTACTACAGCTAGTATTGATATAGATTACTCTAAAAACTAGGTAAATAGCGACTTTCTGAATTAGATATATAATGGAGCTGACGAAGTTAAAAATAGTGCACTAAGGTAGATTAACTTTAACCTATGTAACTCTATGATATTTAATCGAGACAATGGGACTATAATTAGAGGAGATAGAGAGTTAAATAAAAATCTTAGAGAATACTAGTAGACATTGTTCGATATAGTATATAATTTCCTTTAGAAGAAGGGAAGAACTCTTCCTGGAAGGATTCTTATGTACGAAGATGGAAAGTATACTAGAGCCTTTGAGTACTTAGCTCCTCTCGCAGAGGATGTATTCAATAAATTTGATAGAAAGAGGTTAATAACTGAGTTTAGCTATTAGACAGACTCTCTCAAAGCTTTTAACGCATATTAGACTCTAGCACACTTTGACGAGTTTTTACTACATATTTTTGGAGATACAATAAAGATTAAAGATCTAGATACTAAATTCACAGATTCTGACAAATATACCTTATCTTCTAAAGCTACAGCTATGTTCTGGGCTAATAACGAGGAAGACGATATAGATTTATCAAAGTCCATTAACAATTTATCTAGAATATTAGTTAATTCTACTAGGCTTTATGATTATAGTTCTGGAACTCTTATTCCAGACACTTATTTAAATTTTGGGCAGTTTACTGTACTAATTAGTAAATTAAAAGACTTATCTTCTAACAGACCCTTAACTAGAGGGATTCTTCTTAATGAAGTTAAAGCTAGAAAAAGAACTATTCCTTTAGACTCTATTAGTAGTGAGTCCGCTGATTTTATCAAATCTCTAGGAACGGGTGCTACTTTAGCTACCTTAATCAACAAAACAAGGTTATATCCTAGAGAGACTTTTACTGCAATATTCGAGTTATTAACTAGTTAGAACTTGAAAAATGTTTTTAAGCCAATAGTTAATCAATTTACTTTAGAAGAAAGAAATGTACTTATGTCTTTAGGGAAAGAATTGTTTAATAATTAGGGAAATTCTTTAAGAAGAGTATAGGACTTAGAAGGATATTTCGATTGTGATTATTTCTCTACTTTGTTATAGACATCTGATACTACATGTATTGTTAAAAACAGTTAGTACTCTATAGACTCTGTGAGTGGTAAGATGGTATTAAAATCTTTGTTAAGTTCTAATATTAATTAGATATAGAGAAGGCTCAATGATACCTTAAATACTATGAATACTCCAGAAGGAGAAGTGCCATATAGCCCATCCTATGATAAGTCAGGATTTAATTTTATATGGAAAGGTAAGAATGTAAATATCGATAACGTGGGTAGGGTCACTATAGATAAGATTCCAATAGAAAGTACAACTATAGAACAGCCAGTAGAATTTTTAGACTCAGTATTATTCTAGAATTTTACTAATAATCCAAAGTATTTAGATAATTTTGTATTCATTACTGGTCTGTCTAGATAGTAGGCAATATCCTAGTTATTTAGATTTGGGGCGGAATTATTACATGGTCAATTTGTATTGAAGAAGATAAATGATGCATTATCTCAACCTAGGAGAGTTGATGAAGAGAAATTGACTAAATTAGAAAGAATTTAGCAAATTGCAAAGAAATACTATCCAGTTGATTATTATGGAGAGCCTAAGGTGAGTCAAGCCTATTCTACTATTGATATTGTTCCTAGCAAATAGTTAACTACTCTGGAACAGCTTGCTGAGGCTAGAGCAGTAACAGACGGTGCTACTTCAGCTACTTCAGTGAAGGATTCTACCGGAAGAACACTAGCAACTAATTCCCCTAGTAGACTTTTATCTACCTATGAAATGTAGATGGAAAGTATTAGAGATAATCCTAGTTGTCCGGCGTACAATTTCTCTATTGTACAGGACCCATATACTTTCGTCAATATCTATACTGTTAGAGAACTAAAAACATAGGATGGAGAATATAAATTATTCAACTAGCTAAGTTCTAGAGAATTTTTGGAATCAGCTATCACATATGATCTAATTTAGCCATTAATAGGACTAGAAACAGGGAAAAATAATCTTTCTAGTAAAGGAATCCTACCTATAATTCCTTCAGTAAACTCTGATAAATCTACAGTAAGCAAACTACTAGTTAACTTAGACCATGAGGTTAAAAAGATGGGATATCCAAGTATAGAAGAATTTATCTCATCTACTAACAATGAACCTTTACTATAGTATATAAATAAGGAACTTGGAGGCTACTATAATAAATTAATAACTAAGTTAAACAATGACTTTAAATTGTTTGCAGACAGTCCTACCTACAAAAGAGTGTTTGGAGATTTCATATTAGAATATACTCCTGAATCTCTAAAGCAATTTAAAGATATAGCTAGAACTAATGAAATATTTACAAGTTATAGAAAATTAATTGATACTATAAGTAGAGAATCAGGGGTTAAAATAAATGAGGAACTACACTTTGTATTTGCTAAAGGGGGAGAGTTATTTTTTAATAACTCTATTATTGCTCTTGCTAGACGTTACAAAAACCCAAATAGACTTGAATTCTTTCTCTAGCATAAAAATACAGAACTACTAACTTCCCTAATAAATAGTAAAGTAATCATAGACTTAGATACTAAAACTTAGAACTGGTTTAAGAAAAACAAATTAGACCAATGGATTGGTGATTCTGGAACTCTAATATTTGCTAAGTATGAAGATGAATAGGGAAATTTTCATGATATTACTAGCGAGGCAGATTTTATTTAGTTGGGAATTAATAAGTTTGATCCCCACTCTTTAGTTAACACTACAGTATTAAATCCTCTACTAGCTAAATATAACGCACTTAATTATTTATATAGCCAGGAATTTCTGTTATCTACTGTAGGAAGTCATGTTAATCATCCTAACAAGAAAGCTAATCAAATAGACTTCAATAACTTTGAAGCTATTATGAACGACGAAGCCAATAGATATTAGGCATAGCATAAACGTAACGTATCCATGACTGCAGCTATGCATGAATATTTACTAGGGCAGCTCACTGGTGTCCCTACCAATGCTAGAATAGCAGTTACATAGGATATTAACGATTATGTTTGTAATATTCAAGGTGATAATACGGCAGTAAAACCTTTTGATGGTTCTACCTTTGTGAATCCATTTATGGTAGTATTGGAGAATAACTCTTTAAATGGGGAGCGTTCTGGAATACACAAAAAGCCTTTTATACATTTTTATGATGAAACTACTGGAACTGGTGGAATTATCAAAACAGCAGGCTTCGGATTAACTAATAGTTGGCTTAAGAACTCTCCATTTAATGAAAGGATGATGAAGAAAATGACAGATATTGTTTGGTCTGATTAGAATGGAGAACCTATTTACATAGACATAACAAGGAGATATTAGGGCTAGTAGGGAGAACCTGATATTGACTATGGAAATATTTATTATACTTCACCTATCAAGAATCCAAATACTGGAAAATGGGAACATTAGTATAATTGTATAACTAAAATAGAATACTTAGGCAATGGTTCATATAATTTATACGAAACAATTGCTGCAAAGAACGGAAAACTGTTAGGAGTTCCTTAGCCAAGAAGAGTAGATGGCATAGATACTAATTACAAAGTATGGAAGTATATTTTCCAAGGAATAAATAGCGTAAGTCTGAATGAAAATGGATAGCTTGCTGGATACAAAAACTTCGGAGAATAGTCTATATATAATACTGTTAAAGCTATTAATAGTTGCGGATTTTTGTTAAAAGGGAATAAGCCCCTAGATTAGAATAATTTTTATTAGCCCATGAAGCACTCTGATATTCACTATCTGGTGACTGAAGGAGCTATCAAATAGGGAGCTGCCAACTATAATACTAAAAGTATGTACTATGATAGTATTCCATTTAATAGTTATTCTATATAGTTAGCATAGGCTGGAATCCAGTTGGACAAAGAGCATCATGCTGATGATTCTGAAATATCAATGATGACATAGGTAGTAAGTGCCTGTGCGGCATTAGGATATACTTGGGATGAATCAAATAAAATGTATCAAGCTCTGTATTCTCTAACGAAATAGGGGATAGAACCCCTAGTAGATTCCCTTAGAGAAGAATTAAACTCTTCTGAAAGTAACTCCAAATTTTCAAAGACTTTAGCTAATCTTTTAGTTAAATAGCTTGCCAATGGTAATAAAGCGAAGGATGGAATTATTATGGATGTGGTAGCAAACCTTATAGATAAGTATAAAAGAGGAGAAGAAATAACTGATGATGATATTAGGAAAAACCCTATCCCAGTAAGTGATCCGGTATTGTATAATAAAATAGGATCTATGCTCTCTTCAATACTTACTAAATCTGCTATTAAATTAAAGTTTAAAGGAATTTTGTCTGTGCTAGTACCGTCTCATGAGACTATAAAACTATACGGAGGAAAGCTAAAATCAGAATTTGTAAATTTTGAGGAAGAAATAAAGGAGTTACAGGCTTAGTAGCCAGTTATTGGAATTTAGGATGTTTAGATGAATAGAACCTATTTTGTAGTTGATGCTGAAGGAAATACTATAGACAAGGTTCATGTACAAGGCCCTGTTACTGGTAAGGATGTATATGGAGATCCTTCTTTAAAATATATTGGATACTATGATTTAAAGAAACTGTATCCTAATTATTCATTTGTAGAAGATATAACTAATGGTCGGAATTTAGGCTCATACTTTTTTACTTTTATTGGAGACGATGGAATAAAGTATAATATGTATGACTTAGCAGATTCTTATAATATATATACATAGCAGGAAGGGGCCTCTAGAAAAGCTCTTCAAGAGACTCTAAAAAATGTCAAAGAGGGGGAGGTTGTAAAAGTATTCACTGGAAATGAGTATAAAGATGTAGTCATTAACAATTTACAAGTATAGCCTTATGAAGTTATAATGCCTAAAACAATGGCTTCACAGTTAGGACTTACTCAAGAAGATTCTGTAGATTCTCTACTAAGAGACTAGAACATATTCAAAAAGAAATTGATTAAAAATCTAGCTATTGGAATTACAGATGAGAGAGCCTATACTGTGGCTTTAAAGAGATTAAACGGACAGCACTTTTATATATTAAGTAAATAGTAGTTTAACAAACTACATCCGGAATTAAAGAAAATTTAGACTTACCCACCAGAAGTAGATGCTATTTCTGGAAAGATATATTAGACTGATATTAATGGAGAAAGACAATATGAACTATCTTCATTAGAAGATGATACATATATCATTGATGGACAGTACGTTATTGTAACCGATAATGTGGGCTTTTATTTAGACACTTTTAACTATAACATCCCTTAGGTATCTAGTAAAGTTGATTCAGTATAGTTAGGTAGGATACTTCGTCACAAATCTAAAAATAAATCTTTTAGAAGTTGGATTAACACTGTTGGTAAGGATATTACTATAGCTAGGCATAGAAATTAGTAGTTGAGTAATATAGAGATAAATTAGGAAGGAAACTTTGAAAGTAATGGACAATTAGTAGAAGCTTAGACTTTAGATATTATAAACTACTTAGGAAATGAATTATATACTTCTTTCAAAAAGTCTTTAGATATAATAGCTGCCCGTATTCCAGCTCAATCAATGTAGTCATTTATGCCTATGAAAGTTGTAGGATATGAAGATTTTGACATAAATACAGCATATGTATCTACGCATCAAATATGGTTGCAGGGTTCTGACTATGACATTGATACAGTATCATTGTTGACTTTTGAGTTATTAAGAAATGGAAAATTTGCAGGATGGTCGCCCTATTTTGACCTATCTTCGGAAGAGTCTTTAAGAATATCAACTAGATTAAACTATCCTACTGGTGAAAAGATCAAAAGAATAGGTATTAGGGAGGCAGTTAAAAATGAGGAAGGGGTAGGAGACGGAGATAAATTTGCATCTTATATTGTTAACTTATTTTCTTCATATGATTTTAAGATGGTTAATAATATGCCAACTCTATTTGAAAGAAAAGACACCTTATAGAATAGGGTGGAATTAATTAATCGACTATCTAAAGAGGGATTATTAAAGTTTTCAGACTTGTCAGATTTAGGTAAATAGAAGGCTGCAGATATATTCAATTAGGAATTTAGTTAGAAATTTACTTCAGAGTAGCTAGAGTTTTTATTTGAAGAGCTTGCTGTTATGGTCAATGATCATAATTTATATTCTAACAATTAGGAAGAGTATACTAAGAACTATGTGGTGTAGCAAATGATTGATATTATTACTAATCCAGTAAATTAGATGTAGGCTACCATGTCTGTAGACTAGACTACCGATAGGCCAAAAAAGATGGCAGAGAAATCGGAAGCTGGTAAAGCTTTGAAGTATGCAACTCCAGGAAATGTTGCTAATATAATGTAGGCAATAGAAGATAACTATACTGGTAAGGAGGTTATTGGTATTTCTGCAGTTGGATTAAAATCCTTCTTTGCTATTACGTAGTATACTAATACTCTCTTAAGACAAGGGAACCTTAAACCTCTATTCAATAAATCTATTATATTTAATGGAAAGGAATATTACACTATAGCTAATGCTAATCCTGATCTAGCTCCGTAGACTTTAGAGAATTTAGAGTTATTGTAGAGAATAGCAAATGCAGATGATGCAGCCCTTGAGATATCTGCATTGTTATCATTAGCCACAGATAATGCCAAAGAATTATGTTTAGCTAAATTAAATGCTAACTCTAAGATGGCAGACATGTATATTTATGGCCTATCTATGGGTATCCCCTATGAAGAATTAGGTAAAGTGCTTATGTCTCCAGTGGGAGATGCTGTAGCATCTATGTTAAAGGGAAGTATTATTAGTGATAAGCTTTAGTTAAACTCTATTGATGATGTTATCAAATTCATGAGTAATCCTATTAGCTCAATACTTGGCTCTTTCAGTACCGAATATCTAGTAGATACCGCCGGAAAAAAGACTGGAGTAAATATTTCTACAGCTATTAGAAAAAGTACTAAGGGAGTAGAAAAATGGTTGAATGACCTGATGAAGTCCTTATATGGAGAATTAGATGATTTTGGCAATTATATCTAGAAGAAAACTATTAATGAGGTTATTAATGAGTTAAATAATTTCAGAAATAGAGCTATAACTAATTATAGTAATACCGTAAGAACTGACCTTGTCCAAAACAAACAGTTGGCAAATAAAGTTATAGACTAGATTATTGACGGTCTTATAGTTTATGACAAGGTATGGAAGAACGGTCCTCAATTATTTGAAAACCTTGTTACCTTACATAAGGGGGCAGCGGAGTTTAACAAAATAGGTTAGTTACTAGGAGTTAATTAGGGAGTAAAAAATAAGGAAGAAGATTACCTAAATTATGTAAAGAATATAGAAAATATTGTTCCTAGTAAATTAGACTTTATTCAGTTCATGACTAACCCTGAATACAGATAGGCTAAAATTGATGAATATGAAAAGATTAAAGTTAGCTTTAATCCATTAGCTATTATAACCACAGTTCCACATTACTGGGGATATTCTTTAGCAGCATTTGAAAAGCATGAAGCATATATGAAGAGTTCTATTAAGTATAGGACTATTCATGATTATATAAACGTTGGGTATTAGTATGGTACTGATACTAAGGGTACTATCCAAGGAATTTCCAATCTATGTAATAATAGATTAGTTAATAATTACTTAAGTTCTTTAGAGTTTGTATTGCCAGCTGGATCTACTTTAATATACTTGCAAGATAAAGATACTCTAATAAAAACTTAGACTTCTAAGGATTTGCCTATTAGATTAGGAACTATTGGAGGTAATGCTACCTTTAAAAATTGGGTAGAAAAATAGGTAATACCAGACTTAAAAGCTGGATATAATTCTAGCAATAGAGATCGTATTAATATAGCTCTTAAAAATAATGAATTTATAAACTCATTAAGGCCAAATATATATTCTAAAAATGCTAGTAGAAATAATTCAATATCATATACTACTACTATTAATATGTCTCCAATTTCTGAAGAAGATAGATTAACGCTAGGAAGATTCAGATAGAGCTTTGATTCTATTAATTCTAGCTATAACGGAATACCTATCAAAGATATTCTATACTGGTACAATCTTATTTCTTATGGAGGAAAGTCTGGACAAAGTACCCTAACTAGTATTTTTGATAATTATGTAAATTCTGCTGAACCTTCTAAGTTTAGAGAAGAGACCTCTAAGCTGGATACTAGTGGAGATAGTTTCTAGCTATCTAATGAAGAATTAGCTACCTGGCTAACTCCTATAACTAGTAGTAGGAGAGGAAGATTTAGAAGAAGAAGAAATAAGGAGGAATTAAGAACTGACTTGATTTAGATTCTGCGAGATGAAGACGGAATATTTACTGGAGAATAGATATATAATAATTAGGATAATATTGACTATAACGTTATATTAAGTATTCCAACTCGAGGAGACCTAATAGAATTACCATTTAATGAGGGATCTATAACGGTTAATACTGTTACTAGAACCATTATGGATATAAAAACAGATAAGTTATAGGGAGAGCAGCTAACGAAGGTAAAGAAGTTCTTGGCATCTCACTCTAATTTATATATAGACTACGATCCTAATATTAGAAACTATAAAATAAATACAGATATATTAAACAAATATATAGACAATCAAATAAACTGTAAATGAGTATATGTATAAACAAAAATTCTGTAGAGTTCAGGGCGCTAGAGTAGCGTTCTGAACTTCCAGAATCTTATTTAGCGGCCGTATGTGCAGACTTTCAAGAAAGACTCAATAGATTTCCCCACCTTGATGAAATTAAGGGAGCAGACTCTTCAAATTATTTAATAAAGGAATTAAATATCAAGCGTGGAATTGCGAAAGAATAGTAGATTTACAGGCTTACTGGGAAAAATAATTTACAATCTTCGTAGGCATGGGTAAATGATAATTTTAGAGATCTAGAAGTAGAATTTTCTCCATTTTTTGATGATATTAAGGTGTATATTACTCATAGACCTATTACTCAAGAAATCTCTACTCCTGTAAATCATTCTAAAGTAAATGATACTCTAGTTGTAGAGGAAATCATAAGTAAATTGCAAGATGTATACGGACTACCAGTAGAATCTGTTATAACGGAGGATTTGAATGAATATAGAGAATCTCCGATTTTTTCGGAAGGTGGAATAACTTATGTAAATGCAGACGCTATTACCTTAGACACTCCAGTAATAGAACTGATTCCTCTATTAATTACTTCACTCCATGGCACAGAACTTTATGATAAGCTAATTAAAAATAATGAGAAAGAATTTTCTAAAGAATTAAGAAATAGAATAATAGATAAAAGCGAAAAATTATAGTTTCTTCCAACCAATGTATAGTATGAGTTAATGTATAATATGAAGCGCACATTAGATTCTATTCTAATGGGAGAATCTAGTATTAGAGATATTAATAATGATATATTATTTAATAGTACTTTAAGGTCACTTGCCAGAATGGTTAACTCTAAAATTGATGTCTCTAATTCTAATATACCAAGTCTGGATTTGGAAGAAAAACACAAATAGTTAGTAGAAGAAGGAAAGGTAACTGAATATTGTCATGTCTGAATGTATATATAAATTTAAAGACCACGAATTTAGTAGTAAGAAGGAATATGAGAACTTTCTACTACAAAAAGGAGACGAACTGTACGAAATCTATGGAGATTTAGTATTTAATGCTTTAGATAGCGTAATAACTTAGGAAGCTCTAAAGAAAGTTAAAGCAGAAGCTCAAAAGCATGTTAAGGCTTATGCTGAGGCTAAAAAAGTGTACTAGGATGGAGAAGATAATCTAGAATTTAAGCGCCCTTATATCGGCGTAACAGAATTTCTTGCAGACCTTACTAATTCTAAAGACTAGCTTTTAATGCCTTCTTTTAGAGAATTTGAATATTGGAGAAGACGTATTAAGGACTGGAAAGATCCTACTAAAGGATTTAATAATGACGAAATAGAACTGTTTGGGAAGAATGTAACTATTACAGATAATATTAGTGAAGACTAGCTAAAGGAGTATTTAGATAATTTTGATAATAATTCAGAAACTACTAGTTAGACTTTAGGATTAATCAAACAAATGAAGGATAAGTGGAAGGCGTAGGGTGAATTAGGTACAGAGATCCATAGTATCTTAGAAATGCTTTTCAGAACTACAAAGGCTGGATTACTTATCACTTAGAATAATAAAGCTATTAAAAGCTACATAAACTTATAGTATAAAGATAAAAAATTAAAATAGGATACTATTAATAGTATAATTAAATATGGAAAAAAGTTACATGAAGATTTAATTAATACATATGGTCATAATCTAACTTTTTTTCCTGAGTTTAAAGTAGTTACTAAGCTAGGATATGAGATCGAAGGAAAGGGGGATACCATCTTAGGAAAGATAGACTTATTAGTTGTTGACGGGGATGGATATGCTCATATTATTGATTATAAAACATCTCCCAAAGATTCCTTTGATTCTGCTAAATAGAGAGCTTTTTGGTATCAGATGGGATTATATCATAGAATGATTGAGAATGCTGGAATTAGAGTTAATAGTCCATCGCCTAAAGTTATTGTTGCTCCCATAAAAATGCATAATTTTAGGCAGGAGGGAGACACTTGGGTATTTGACACTATTTCAGCTAGGTTAGGAGAATCTACTTTGGAAGACATAACTACCAGAGCAACATTAAATGAGGTTGCTGCTAATATTGATGAATTCATTCCTCCTACCCCAGTTATTGATTTAACTCCTAAGGAAATTGTAGCTAATGTTTAGTAGATAATGGAGTCTTCGTTTCCTAGTATAAATATGAGCAAGACTTGGGGAGACGAAGAAATAAAATCTATGATGGAAGGGAATATTGAGTAGGACCCAGAATCTAAGAAATGGATATTTAAAACTGAAAACTCTAAGATTCCATATACTGCTAACACTTAGGAAGAACTTTTTGAAAAAGTTAAAAAGTTCTATTAGGAAACTCTCCCAAAAAAACGCAGAGACATGGTAGCCTCTGTGGAAATGGCCTTGAAGAAAGGCATAAAAGAAAATACTAGTCTAGTTCCTTTACCAAAATAGGGAAATATTAATGTTAAACAAGGAGCTTCCGCAGAATGGTTCTAGAATCTAATGGGTAAGTACTGTAGGAACTATTATGAAATTATAGAAAATGAAGCAATAAAGGCTTATGGGGTTATTCTACTAAGAAACAAGCTCAACGGGTAGATTGATATATTGAAAATTACTACCGACAATCTAGATTATTCTCATAAGTTTAATAAATCTAGTAGAAGATAGTTATTAACTGGGGCATTTGAAGTAGATAGTGTATAGGCTAGGAAACCTGGTTCATTGGCTATGAAAGCTACTAATGGAAACATACACTTGATGGAGACAATGGCAATCCTAAACTGTTTGCCTGAGATAACCTCTAAAGAAGGAATTATTGGAAATATACTTGTAGCCAATCCTCATTCTCTACAAGGTACAACAGCATCAAATGAAGAATTAGTCTACAATTTTGGAGAGTTAGTATCTCACATTGATGGGTTTTAGAATAATATCAAGAATATTAAGTTTGCAAATAAAGTAGAATTAGCTAAAAATAAGCTTAGAGAGGCATTAGAGCTTGGTGCTATCACACACTGGGAAGAAGACAAGTATAAGTTTGTAGGAAAGTATAAAGATTTATATACATAGTTGGATGAAGCAGTCTCTACTAATGACAGAAGAGATATTCTTAGAAAATTGGAGGCAATTAGAAAAAAGTTAGAAGAGCCTAATGGAGGTTTAAGAACTGAATAGATAACATCGTTAGATACTTATAGTGAGGAAGGAAATGAATAGAGAACTCTATATAACCATATAATGTTAGCTATTGCTGAAATATAGGGAGTGCAATTTAGACAATAGACTAAAGATAATGAAAAGTATCTTGAGAGTATGAATATATTCAACAATGGTGTTAAATCTCTAATGCTAGATAATCCAGGAAATCTAGATAATGCTACTCTAAATAAATTAACTTCTCTTATTACTGAAGCTTATTAGAATACCCGTGAGGATATGATGAGAGAAACCCCAATTATTAGAGAGCTAGTAGAAGAACTAAAGAAGAGTAAAGGGTTTGGAAAACTATCAGAAATGACTATTGGCAATTAGGCAAACTTGTACAGAAATATGATAGAATATAAAGACGGCGATATTTTATTTAAGAACCCTTGGAGTAACAAATTCTCAGGCACTGAATAGGAAAAGAAATTTCTTAAATATGCCCTCACTAAGATAAATTAGGACCGATTTGGAACCGATGAACTAGATGAAATGATAACTACAGAAGATGTTAGATTCTTTAGAGTTCCTTTAGCTGTAGGAAGTTTATCCTCATAGGCTTCTTAGTTAGGAAGTATTACCGAAGCATTTAAAAAGAGATTAGTTAGTAGATTAAGCCCAAAAAGATGGTGGGAAGAAACGCAGAAATAGTTTCTAGGAGTATTCTCAGATGTCTAGAATCCTTCTTCTGAAGGAGAACTATTTCAGATGAATAATATGTTTGATGCTGGGAAGAATACAGAGTAGAGATTAGAGAAGATTGCAGAGAAGGGATATGATTATTTTGAAAACAACCTAGAAACTTTATTACTAAAGCATATATTTGCTTATTCTACTAAGAAAAACGTTGACTTAATTATGCCAATGGCTAAAGCATCAATGATTCACGTAATTACTTAGGGATAGTTAACTAATAAAAAGTTTACTAATACTGCCAATTATATTACAGATTATATAAAGTCTCATATTAAAAATGAATCTTTAATTCCTGAAAATCAGTAGAACCTTAATGCTATTATTAGCAGAATTAAAAATGCTGCATCATTCTTGGTACTAGGATTTTCTCCTATTTAGTATGGTTATTAGATGATATAGGCTCTCTGGACTGATATAAGATTAATGTATTAGGGAAGAGGAGATGAAGATACTCCTTTCACTTTTGAAAATTTTGCATTTGCTTTTAAAGAAGTTTATAGAGAACTATTTACTCTTGGAGGAAAGCCTACTAAATGTAGTTTACTAAATGATATGTTTGCCATTAATGATAGAGATATGAATACCTATGCAAAATAGATTAAATCAGATAGGTACGGAATATTCAATATGTCTAATATCGCCTTTTATTGTACTAGTAGACCAGATTATTATAGTAGAATGTCTATATTTGTCACTTAGTTAAAATAGGATGGTAGTTACGATGCCTATGAAAAAGTTGGAAACAAACTAGTATATGATTGGAAAAAGGATAAACGCTTTGAAGCATATGCTAATGGAAGAACTGACGATCCTAAATATAATGAGCAAAAAGGGTTATATTACGCTATAGCTGAGCAGTTAGAGATAGAGCATGCTAAAAATGCTGATGGTAGTTTATTTTAGGTTGGGCAACCCTTACCTAAATCTCATACAAACCAGTAGATCGAGAATTTCAAGTCATTAGCTGACGATATTTATGGTTACTATGCTCATGAAAAGAAGGCAATGGTTCATTCCTATACCCTTGGAGCTTTGTGGATGCAAATGAGGACTTTCTGGTCTGGTAAGAAAAACTAGTATTTAGGAGGATAGGGTATTAAATTAAAAGGACACTATGCTCAATAGAAAGACTCTAATGGCAATTTGTTATATCTTACTGAAGAAAATGGTAGAATGGTGCCAACTACAGAAAATACTGGAGTCCCAGTAGTAAAGTGGGAGGGAGAATGGTAGGAAGGAATTATGCTAACCTTATCATAGTTAATATCTGGAACCTTCCAAGGAGATGGGTTAAAGCATACTTTCGAAGATATGTGGTATAATGAGGATGAGAAGCTTAGAAATCTCTATAGAGCCAATTTACGACAAATCTAGTATGATATACTAATGTTCTTTATTGTTGGCACTCTTGTTACTGGAGCTTTAGCTGGCTGGGATGATGAAAATATGAAGAAAGCTAAGAATTCTAGAAATATAGACGATGCAGCTATAGCAGCTGCTGCTCATATGGCGTGCAAGATGGTAAGTTCGTCTTTTTTAGACCTTAACTTTATTGAATCTATTGGAGGACCACTAGTTTCTTGGCAACCAATGTCATTTAGTTATTTTTCTAGAAGAGCTAAAGATATATATAATACAGCATTTGGGGATACTTCTTTTACTGATGCTCTTATTAAAATGTCTTCATTAATAAATAATACTAAGATATTTTGGAATATTTTACTTCCTGAAAAGGAGTAGGAATAAAAAAAAAATAGGGAGAAACATAGACTTTATTGTCTACGCTTCTCCCTTTATTATTTACCAAGTATTGTAATCAGTTATGTTCTTACTCTCTTTACACACATTACATTTAACAGATTTACCTACACCTATTCCACTATGTGTAAATGTTACTGAACATCCACACGCCTTTATTCCCTTATGTAGTTCATAATGTTGTTTTTGAAATTCGGCATATGCATTCGCCTCCTTCTCATTCAAACTATAAGAGATAGCACTAGGTTTAAATATATTAGATATACAAGCAGTACCATCAGTACTAATAACAAATCCAGAAAAAGTTCCTTCTTCCTTTTTGTCCTCGTTAATCTGCCGAATCCTTTCTTTGCAAATATGGATAATCTTCTCGTAATCCATTATTCTGGCATCCTCTTTAGACTTACCAGGTTCTTCTTTAGTCCTTAATATCCTCTTTACAATATCTGCATCCCATGGATTCAGATTATATTCTTTCCATATATGCCAAGGTTGGATTAAATGAGTACTATAATCAGACTTTCCTATATGGTAACTTTGACAACTGTTCTCCGTGGCCTTCAAAATACCCAAGTTCTCTAAGTGCTCTATCTCTCTCTTGTTTTGCTTCATCAATTGTATTAAATCGTCCTCTGTTTTCATACCTATTTCCATTTTTAATTCTAACAACCCATCTACCTGTTTGTTTGTCATAAGATACCCCGGTAATCCCAGAAATGTTATCTCTCCTTTTGGGTTTATTTTTGCTATTTTCTAGAGCTGTTGCGAGTCTTAAATTATTTATTCTATTATTATAAGTATCTTGGTCAATATGATCTATTTGTTGATTAGGATATTCATGGTAGATATAATACCATGCTAGCTTATGTAAAAAATACTTAGTTTGATTATAAGTGAGACATTTATACCTACTTTTGCAGTTAGCTCCTATAGGTTTGTTTAAATCTCTATGAATTTTATTTACTATCCAATAAAATTCTCCTGTATTACTATCATATCTTACTTCCTTTAGCAAGCTTCTCAAATCATCAGAGTCTTCCTCTTGATTATATTTCATCTTTAACTATTTCGATTTCATATTCAAGTTCCATAGAATCTCTTAAAGTGTCTAAATCATCTACGAACATAATTACGTCTCCAGAATCCACAAAGTCTCTTAAGACCTCTATAAAATCAAACTCATCAAGTTCGTCATCACATTCCTTAGCATAGGCTACTCCTGTTCTGCTCAATAATACTCTATACATATTAATTACCGTTTATAATTGACATAATAGTGCCTAAAGAAATAGCACCTACTGTTCTCTTGACTTCCTCATCTCGCTCGTTATAGTATATCAAAACTGGAACATTTCGTATACCTCTCGTATTCGCAAGTTCTTCCTCTTCGTCTACATCATGTTTGATGATTTCTATTCCAGTAAGTTGTTCCAACGTCCTGTCTAATACTTTGCATGGTCCACACCATGATGCTCCAAACTTTTCAATTCTTGTAATCATTTTTAGTTAATTTTTCATTATCCTCACTTAAAATAACTAATCTGTGTTTCAATATGTCTACGTACAAAAGTATCCATATCGAAGTTATCAAAGGTTTTCTTTAACATAAGCTCAGCTTGAGACTATACTGCCTCTTTAAGCCAAGCTCTTATATCATCCTTGGTGATGCCCAATTCATTATGAAGGTAATTCTTGAACATCGTCCATTTATCATTCTTTTCTGACATTAAATATGAAAGTCTATTACTGAAATTTCAACATCATCTCCTACACTGCCGAGATACCTTTTAAACTCCTTATTCCAAGCATCTTCTTCTTTGTCATCAGAAGTCATACCCCACCAGCCCATAGAAGCTGACTCGTGCCATTCACCATCTTCGGTGACAAAACAAAATGGGACTCTATTAGGAAACATACTATCCCAGTCTACTTCAGATTTGGTAGCAGAGATTGCTGTCAGAGGTACTCCATTTTCATCCTTCTCTTTTAGAATCAACCAAGCTCCCCATCTACCTCCTTCTGAATACCAATCCCATTTAGATTCTGGATTATATGTAGAAAGTAGATTTTCATCATCATCCATGTCATATCCCCACTTCTTTGCCTCTTCCCAGGCGTCCTCATAGGATATTCCAATACCACCTTCTATAATTTTATTTGCCTGCTCCTTTTCCCAATCAGACTTAGGGTCTTGATATTTATCTAGTACTTTAAGAGCATATTCGTAATTATCTGCGTGTCTTCTTTTAACTTCATCTACAGCTTCGTCTTTAGTGTATCTTACATATGCATCTACTTCTATATTTTCGTCATATGGTTTAAGCAATTCACTAATATTACTACCGAATACAAACCCTACAAAATGGCTCATCCTAAATAAGTTTTTACTATTTCCGCTAATTCTTTTCCATCTACATTTCTTAGATAATCCTTGATCTCCTTAATAGCTATTCCCATAGATTTTTTCGGAATAATAAAATTGTCCTCGTCATTAATCCATCCTTTTCCAGCACAGAGGTTACATATAGCATTATGTATATCTTCTACTGTAGCTTTTCTAGGCAGAAAAGTATTAATGAAACTGATTTCATATATCTCATTAGATTCCAAGTCTAATCTTCCTGCTTGTTTATATTGCTCAGCACTATCCTTTCTTTGCTTCATCATTTTATTCAAAATGGCAATTTCAGTAGCGTCGTCTAGAGGCTTAGCATTTTTTGCTGTTTGGTATACAAGGAATTCATTCTTAATAGCTCTCAAAACTTCTGTTCTAGGTTGGTCTTTATCAAGTATAGCTTGCTTGATTAAGTTATCAATTTTCTCTCTAATCATTTTCTTACTTATTTACTCTTAAACTGTCCATCTTCTGTATAATTACACCAGTTATACTATCTCGTTCTTGCTTACATTTCTTGCAAGTTCCAGAATGAGCCATCCCGTAACCTTCCTTAATATAGTCATGTTCGTCTATAGTATACTCAAATATATAGTTGGTACTGGAAGTGCCTATATAACGACCTTCTGATACATTAGATGTTCTTTCACAACTCATTAGAAAGAACATAACTAGCAGTAATAAATAATATAATTTCATATTGATTCTTATTTGTTATAATCCAAACTTTTATACAGATAATTTATAGCTTCTAACTGTCCATGAGTTAGAGAGAATAATCTTTCATTTATTGAAATATCTATTCCTTCTCCATTATGCCATTCCGTAACTTCGATAAAGTCAGAATCTTTAGCTAAATAGTCATATTTCTTCAAATCGTCAGATACTGATTTCTTGTTATAATGTTCCATATTCATAATACTTTAGTTTTAAACTATTACCTAAAATTTTTATATCTAACATTTTTGTAATTATGAAGGATTTAACCAATGATACACATTAGTATTATTGTCTTTCTGGTATTTAATCTTTTCTTTCACTTGATTATAGCTTATTGGAGTAAAATTATTTAAATCTACTCCTACATCATATTGACAAGGAAAACAAATTTTAGTTCTCTCGTTATCTAGTCCAATACTATCAGGACTTAGATGTAAGTGGCCAAACAACTGCCACACTCCTATATACGAACCTCCATAACAAAGAAATGGATAATGATTCAAATAGATGGAGATATCTTCTATTTCTATTTGTAGTTGCGGAACTACCATGTCAAAAAATGACATATATCCTTTCCTAAGATTCTTCCTGTCATGATTTCCTATAATAAGGTTTATATAACCTTTTAGACGAGGGATAATCTCTTTCCATACATTACTTCCACCAAGGGCGAAATCTCCTAAGTGAAAGACTGTATCATCGTCAGAGACCACTTTATTCCAATTTTCTATCAAGACTTCGTTCATTTCCTTGACATTTTCAAATGGACGTTTACAAAGCCTTATAATATTTGCATGACCAAAATGTGTATCAGATGTGAAAAATGTATGGTCTGGGCTATACCTAAACTTCTTTTCACTCATAATCCTTACCAATTTTGTATTTTAATATTAAGAAATCAATTCTTTAAGCTTAGCTATATACTTACTATTGTCTTCTGCAACTTGAGAATTAAAGTCTATTTGAGTCTGAATTGATGCTATTTCGTTTTGTTTAACCTTAATGTCCTCAGCAATGGCTGTATTTAAAGCTATTGCCTGGTCGTAAGACGTCTTAAAAATGTTCTTTACTTCTGCAAGTTGTTCTGCAAATGATTTTACCGCCTTTTTACCAAAAATGTTTGAAGTACTACTCATGTTATTTAACAATTACTTTCCATTAGAAAAAAAATCTGATTCAATAATATCCATATCACCTGATTTGTAAGTGATGTCAAGGTTCTCAATCTTCTTTAACTTGTCTACAAGTTCTTTAGCAAGTACTGTATTCAGTCTCTTTATAAAAGTCAATCTTATAACCGTATAATCTATATAGTTCCTGGTTAAGCTCAGTAAATACGCTATATGGCATTTTTTTGTTCTGTCTAGCAAAGTAAGCTGGATGATAGACCTCAATAATTTTTGGACTATTCACAATATACTTCTTAAACGAAGATGCTTGGTTGCCAAACAATACGTATATTATGCCCCCATCTCTAGTGCTAAGGTTATGAATTAACTTAGCTGTAAATGGTCTCCATATATCATAATGCGAACCTACTCTTCCAACTTCACAAGTAAAAGCAGTATTAATCATTAATATACCTTGTTTGGCCCAAGATTCTAAAGTGTTATCGAACTCTATAAGATTATGCGGGATTTCATAATTGATTGCAGCTTCTTTGACTATCTGAAGTGAAGGCGATAGTTTCTCTTCTGGAGTATCCTCTGAATTTCCGAATAATATTCCAGTAGCTACTCCCTGCTGCGGATAAGGGTCTTGACCTAAGAAGACAACCTTACAATCTTTAAGAGAACAAGCTTGAAATGCTTTAAATACATTTTGCGATGAAGGACATAAGATGGATTTATCTAGCTTACTCATCCACGTTACTACTCTGCGTAGCTCAGGACCATCTATTACTCCCATCCAATCTCCGAAATATTCACCTGCCGTCATTTTCTTCTTTAAATTCAGAAATTTTATCCAACATTATCTGTCCTAGATTCTCAGCTTTGGACCTAAGGATTTTATTAGTCCCATACTCTCCATCGAAATAAGGATTATCAATATAGGGAACGCTGAGAGTATAGCTATATTTTGGTTTGAGTGCCCATCCTAAAAAACTTCTGGGAGTCTTGTAAATTCTCCCAGAAATTGTTAAAGAAATGTACCTTATCCCAACAAATAAGTTATCTATAGTTATGTCCTTAGAATATATTAATTGTCTAACCATCCTCTTTTAATAAATTCAGCATGGAGAGGTTCTGCTAATTCTCTAGCTTGTGGGTGAGCGCCTGGAGCATCTCTCAATGCAAAGAATCCATTCCATTGTTCTACAGTGCCAGTCATAACCAACTCGGTCTTCAAACTATTAGGAAGAACTGTTCTAGCTTGTTGAGGCTTCCACCCACAGTATTGGACTAAGAAATTGTAAGTCCTTTCAGCCTCTAATAGTAAGTCTATAAAATGCTCATGCTCAGATAGGTCAGTTCTAATACTGCAAGAAGGATCATTCTTATCGGTGAATTGCTGTTCCTCGTAGTCTAGCCAACTAGGGATAATGAATGTACACTCGTTATCAAACTTATCCTTACTGTAATTACAATAACGGGTTGATTCTTGTGCAAAACTAAATACTCTATGTCTTACAAATTCATGTGATACTCCTCTATCACAGATAAACTTAACAGTAATTCTTTTTTCATGTTCTTTTCCAGGCTCGCAGATATACTGCAAATCATCTAGCCAGTTATTTTCTACAAGAACTCTATAATTGGTAGTAACAAAGCCCAACCAAGTTCCTTTCTCGGCCTTTCCAGTGCTATTGGCTCCAGTGCTATTAGCTACAGAATATGGATTATTACAATATTTAAAATACTGTTGTCTGGAATCCGTATTTAGTAATAAGTAAACAGTACCGTGTTCAAGCACAGCTCCATGACCCGACTTTACCATTCTTTCTACAAATTCTTTAGCAGATGTGTCTGTAATTTTATCTTCAGATTTATAACAGGTTCTTCCAGCTATTTCTATTTGTCTATACACGGAACTTAGAAGTTCTTCTCTTACCATGCGTGAGCCTATTTCCATATCGGCAGGAATAGCGATAGCCCTTGGCTTTTGTTCTAAAATTTCAAATGAAGGTTTGATTAAACGCATAAGTCTTTATATTTATCGGTTAGTATATCATTATCTAAGTCAGCTTCATTATACTCAGTTAGAGCTTCATCATACCATGTCCAATTATCAACTCCTCCAGCTTCTAGATAACTGAGTTTAATACTATCTCGTATTAAGTCGGCTAGCTCCTCCTTACTAATCAGTTTCATTGCATTTTAGATTTTACTATATGAATTGCTTCATCTACTCCCATTCTATATCCTCCCCAATACTGATATGCAGTGTCTGTTCCAGCATTACTCCTTAATCTTTCTGCCCTATCCTTAAGACTTCTTAGTTCCTCTAGAACTATTAGCACCTCTAGTCTCTTAGATTGACTTCCTGGAAATGATTGGTTATTTAACATATCATTATCTGTTACTGCCATAATCCTATTTCCTTACCTACTAATTCATCAATAAAGCAGAATCTGGTTCCGTCTTTTAAAGAATGTATATATTCCTTACAATGTAAAACTAAGGGAGCATCATCTTTTATTCCGACAATTTGTCCAGTCCTATAAGGTTCTTTATCAGAAGATTTCTTTGGATTAATTCCAATAAAGAATACTGCTGTGTCTTTATATTTAGAACACTTCTTACAGGCATGGTCAGAAAATCCTATAGCTTTCCCATGTAATTTCTCTACTTCAGAAGCAGCTTTCTCTGAAAGAAGGGAATTCATTATGATCCCCTCCTCTGCTACTTCTCCGCAAATAGGACATATATACTTAACTATAGAAACCTTGAAATTATCCATGTTTACACCTCTTACAAGGTTTGTAACCTTTCTTCCTTGCTTCAGAAAGTGATATTTCTTCTACCTTCGGATTTCGTGTTTTCAAAGATGCACAGCCTCTATCCGTATGATAAACACTACCAGTTTTTGTTACATAGACGTATTCTTCATCATCTATACATCCGCCGGTAGGATTTCCGGCTTCGTCACAATAAGCGCCGCTATTAGCTAATATAAGTCTACCGTTATCGGCTTCTATTACTTCATCACCATTTTCTAAATACATATCCACTACCTTTATTAAAGTTAAACTTTTGATCGAATGATAATCATGTCTGATATCCCGCTCTGCTTCATGCTGATTTTCTGCAAGAGTCCAGACATTCTGGTCCATACCATTAGTATGTTCTATGTGGTATATAAACTTCTCCATTTTAACCCTCCTTAATAAGCTCCACTAAAGTCAGATTTCGAAAGGTCTCTCTGAGGGATTTTCTGGCCTCTTCTTCACTTGGAGCTTCTATTGTAATTGTCTCAGCACATCTAGTTTTAAATTCTATATAGTATGTATAGGTTTTCATCTTAATATTTATTTTTGGTTATAGTATAAAAGTGTAGGATTATCGCCATGTATATCTATTGGGTCTAACTGATATAAGGCTAGCTTCTGAGAAAATTGCCGCCTGTCAAATCCATGCGAAATAAGGTGATATCCGTTTACAGTAGGAATAATATGTTTAATTCTTTCTTCCTCAGAACCTCTACACTCTTTAATTAAAGAAATTATTTTCTGCCGATATTGATCATCTTTAGAATCTACGTCAACTATCCATAATTTCTTATAGTTGATACTTCTGCTAGCACCAGTAGCCCTGTCATATACTGCAATACCTTGTCTAGTGTTTTTACTCTTTATTAAGTCAGTAAATTGCTTAATAGATTCACAAGCTATATCGAAAGTATTTCTTGGGTTTATCCAGAAATAAGCACGAGCGTTATTACTATTACATAAGTCTTTTATGTAAAGTTCTTGCCTTAAAAATTCTTCCTTAGTGAAGAAATAGAAACTTCTAATAGTTCTAGCACCTGAGGTGTATGATGGGAGTTCTACTCCATCCTTCTTTCGCTGAATTATTTGTACAAAGTAAAAATCATCTTTATCTATTAATTCGTCAAACAGTTTAGATAGATATTCAAAGTTATCTACTATCATGTAAACAGTCCTCCAAATATTCCATTAAATAATTTATCATCAAGGTATTCTGGTTTACATTTAGTTATAATGAGTTGTCTAAATGCATTTCCATGTTTTCTTCTTAAATAATCCTCAAGAGAACATTTTGCCATCAATTCATTATCTTTGTTCTTAACCTTTATTTCTTTATCATAAAGGATTTCGTTAAATAAAACTACATTGTAGTTAATCCTATAATTCATTTCTAAGCTCTTCTCTTATTTGTTTTTTGCTAAGCTGCCTAGCTTTTCTCTTATCTACACAATCTATCATAATTTCCCCAAATCTTTTGAAGTATGTTTCTCCTCCCCCCCCCATCCTTGAGAGCCATAAGCACGTCTTTTTCTTCTCCTCTCTTTTTTACCTTCGTTGTCTAAGTATGGAGAAGGAAACCTATTTTTTGGATTATGTGCTACTGGATGATGTTCCTCAGGTGTTCTACTCATATAAGCTTCTCTATATAGTCTCTTCCTTCTCTTGGAAAAGTAGTTCTTGAATCTGATTAGTATTTAATCCTTGTAATACCTATTCCATGTACGAGATAGTACATCCTCATAGAGATTAAAACTTTTCATAGCTTATCAATTAAGATTTCTTTGTCTAAATCTTTTCCACTATAGTCTACAATTTTGAGTATCCAATTCCCTTTAAATCTGGCTTTGCATACTTCCTTAGCTAGAGCTATTACATCTTCTGGAGAATGGAAAGCATTAGTATTGTTACCAATTTTATATCCCCACCACCGTGAATTATCCTCTTCAATTTCTTCGCGAGTAACAGGTCGCACTAGTTCAATATGATACATTCCTCCAGCTAGAGGATTTTTTTCTTCAGCATCGTAGGTTTCTGAACATATAGTCCTTGTGTTTGGACTATCTTCCTGACTAAAGCTTATACCTTCTATGTCTAAATTGCCATAGTAATGAACTGCGACACAACTAGTTCCTATATAGGTAGTTACGTTTAAGACGATTTCTCTAGGGCGATTTTGTTCTTTCCACTGACCTCTGGTGATAAATCTAGGAATAGATATATCTAATCCAGCATCATCAGAGATTATCTCTGGATAGTCCCTTCTGTCCCAGCAATGTTCTACTGCTTTATTCAAATCCATTTAATCCCATTTAAAATTTTCCATCATTAGGTTGTAAGCAAATTAAACCTTCATCTCGCCACATGCTAACACATTTAGCATTATCCTCAAGGACAAAAGGTATATAGAATTTACCTTTAATATTGTCCTCATATAGCTTCTTCTTGCATATAGGTCCCGCTACAAAATCATTAGCTGGCCGCATTAGGAGCATATCAGGATATAAATTGTTGTTTTCTAACCATTCCTCAGTAGCCTTACGAATTTCTAGAGTATCCTCTCTACCAGTTAGTATTATTAACTCGGCTGGATAACTATTACAGAAGTTTCTAATAAGTTCTATTATAGGAATTACTGGCTCATCAGTAAGCATACCTTCAGCTGCTCCTTTTCCGTAAAACGGACGACCATTAGTATTCAAACATACAGTAGCATCCATATCTACTATAATAGCTGCTGGTAAATTGGTATCTTGAACTAACATTTTGGCCTTAGCTGCCATAATCTCTTCATGAATTATAAAATCCTTATAGCGATTCCAGGTTTGTTTAATTACTTTCTCACCAATAGGATTAGGTCTCATGGCGTCACGTCTAATACATTCATCCACTGGGGTCCAGAAGTCCTTATACTCAATATTAACATGAACGCCTGTATCCTTCTCTATATTAGTACACAGAGTTCTAATCCACTGGTCTTCTTTGGGATTAAGATTCATATTATCAACTACTACATCATATCCATTAATAAGGGCAAACGTTATCATGTTTGCCTTAACTTCAGTAACAAGTTTTTCTCTACTAGGAATCCAATAGTCTCCCAACATGTTACGAATGTCGTCATTATTGAATCTTACTCTATGTTCTGAATCTTCATGACACCACTGTTTAGCCCAAGTTGACTTCCCCGAACCAGGAATCCCACGACAAATAATTAATTTTCTTATTTCTTTCATAATACAATCTCCTCTCCATAGATTTCTCCACCATAACTCTCCCACTCTTCTTCATCACCTATAAACTCTTCTATGCAGAAGCTATAGTAATTACATTCATCGATCTTTTTCCATAATTCATCCCAATCCCCCTCTTCCATTTTATCTGGGTCATAACCTTCTTCCTCAGCTATGTCCTCGTCATGACCATAAGAATAGAAGTTGTCATAAGCTAATTGCTCCGCTAAATCCCATAGTTCTGACTCAGATTCAGTAACTGCTCTAAACGTATCCTCTTCCCCACACCAATGGGTAGAAACATGAATTAAAAACTTCTTCATATTTTTAGTTTTTGTTAATTAGAATCAATTTTATCTTCATACTTTCTCAATTTATTTGCCAGCTCACAAATTCTATTAATCAATTCTTTGTTTGTTTTAGCTAATTTAGCATTCTTCTTATTAAGAGCTTTATTTTGCTTCCTAAGTTCATAATTATCTCTTTCTATAGAATATCTAATCCAAGTATTGTTGTCTGTTGGAATTTCAAAATTATTATGAATTATAACAGAATTAAGCTTATTTACCTCTTTTTGCAAGTTCTTAATTCTTCCATTTAACTCTTTTAATTTTTTAGCCCTCTTGTCAGTATCTTCTAGTTCCTCAACATAAGAACGAAGCTCTCCCAATTCTTGGAGAGCTTTTGAATAATAATTCTTACGTTCTATATCATATTTTTGAAATTCACTAATAACTTTTCTTAGATTTGCTATTTCTGCATCTTTCGAATCAAATAGGTCTTTATTTAACATGAGAAGTATTTTTCATATTCTTGTAATTTCTTTTCTTCAAACGCAGCAAGAGATTGATCAAGCACATTTAGCACATTAGCATATTCTAACCTATTCTCAAAATCAGGAACTTTATATGTTCTATAAGGAGTTACAATAGTAAATAATAAATGATCCTCAATATCTACATTTAAATCCCAAAAAAAGGTACTATCATCACATGATTTTAATTTTAATGGCTTGTTATCCCTAACTGTCTCTTTACCTTTACATTCATTAAAATAAGAAATACTAATTTCATTATCAAATGTAATAGTATTAGCATTAACGCATTCGATTTTCTCAGGAGAGTTAATCATCATCAAAAATAAATTCTTAATTCTTTCATTCATAATTCTTCTATAATTTTAGTTAATAGTTTTTTAATTCTTTTCAGACTAATTTAAAATTAGTGAATCCAATGATCTGATACAGTAACATCTGCACCTAAAAATACATTAGGACAGAACGGTTTCCCTCCATCTATCATACACTTAACTAATACCTTAGATACTTCATCGGCAATAGACTCTGGGCATTCTAGATTAAACTCGTCATGGACTGGAACACACATCTTAACAATGTTAAGGAGCTTATGCTCCTTAATCCAATTAAATAGTTTAATAGAGGAAAGTTTAAAACACATTGCTCCCCTGTTCTGAATACGATAATTGATAGACTGCTTTTCAGATGCTGCTTTTCTCTGAAAATATCTCTTAACGTCTTGGACGGTATCACAGTCAGGAGAATCTCTCTTCATTTCTCTGTAATAATTCCAGAACTCTGGGTCATTGAACTTCTTAGAAATCCGCCAGAGGTCATCAATATCATATATATGTGCTCTATGCTTAGTTATGGGATTTAACAAAATATAACCATCCCTCATTACCGCCATTCTACAATAATCTTGATACTGTTTTACTCCAGGGAAACCCTTCATAAAGTTATCATAGATTTCTTGAGCTTCTGACAACGGTAGACCCTTGTTATTGGCTATAGTATTTGCATCGCCTCCATAATTGATGGAAAATTCAATACCTTTAGCATCCTGTCTTTGGGCATGATATAATTTAGCTATATCCTCTATAGGGCAGTCTCTAGGGATAATATTCGGATAAGACATTTTAGCTACTAGACTATGAACATCCCCACAGCCGTGTTCAAATAGTTCAATCATAGCCTCGTCCTTAGATACAGAAGCAATGATTCTACTTTCTTGAGACTGATAATCCGCAGAAATCCACTTATTACCTTTCTCTGCAGTAAAACATGCTCTAGTTTCCTTGTCATGAGGTAAATTCTGTAGATTAAGTTTATATACTCCTCCTCCAGAACTTACTCTAGCTGTATCAGCTCCTAGTGAGTGAAAATCTACATGGATTCTTCCAGTCTTAGGGTTAATTGCCTTCAACCAGTTTTCCCCATAAGTAGAAACCACTTTTGCAGCTTCCTGATATTTTAGATAGATAGGAATAATCGGGAAATCTTTAGCCTGTGGAGCTAGAAGCTTAGCTTCAACAGATTTCTTTTCCTTCTTAGTTTGCTTATCGAATGTCTTGACCTTAATTCCTAGTAATTCAAATAACTTAATAACTTGTTGAGCGCTATTCCAGTTAATTGTACACTTAGGCTTAGTATCAAAGCCATTAAATAAATCACCTTGATTATCTACCTTAGTAAATTGACTTATTACTCTTTTTCTATAAGCTTTAACCTTTCCGTCTGGTGTTTCAAGGTCTTCTTGAGGGCATCGGACATATTTCTCTTTTAGTAGTCTAGCTACTTCATTCTCTATTTCCATAAGGTTATAAAATTCCAGTTCTGGATATTTAATATCCCATCCGTCATGCTCATGTCTCTTTTCAGAATCCCATTGAACTACCCAATCGTTTAGTTCTTGCTCAGCATCCTTCAGCTTAACAAGGTCTTTAGCCATCTTATTTCTCCATTTTACGACATCTAGATGAACGCCGCAATGCTTGAAATAAGCAAGACTCTTGATAAACTCACACTCAAGTTTCATAGCAAGATTTAATTCTTGCTTAGCAAGCTCTATTTCTTGTTTTTCTTTAATGTCTTCTAGCCACATTACGTCTCCTGCAGCATAGACTACTACATCTTCAGTAAGACCATCATTTATAATCTTACCTCGAACAGATTTATCTAAGTCATAGTTTAGATAATTCCATGCAGCTGCTTTCAAACTCATTTCTCTTATATTAGCTGGATAGCCTAACCAAAGTAATTTCTCGGCAATCATACCATCCCAGATATAATTTGGCCAAATATCCTGCACATATAAAAACCCTAAGTCAAACATTAAATTCCATCCAAGAAATACTCTATCAGACTCAAAATAATTCTTTATCTCAACTTTCTCTTCTGCTGACATAGTTGTCCAGTCAAAGACAACTTGATTTTCTTTGCAACCTAGTTGCACAGTTAGTAACTCCTTAGTATGCGCATCTAATCCCTTAGTTTCAGTATCAAATTGAACTAAAGAAAGAGGCAACAATATTTTCATTGCCTCCTCGAAACTTACTTCTTTGTATTTCGTAGACCCAAATAAAGTTTTATTCCGACTTACTAAATAAATCATGTTGATAGATTTCGATGTTATTTATTTCAACATCTTTGGATTTGAACCTATTATAAATAGCTTCTTCAACTGCACCTTTAATATCATCTTCATCTATTACTTCTACATCTACGAATAACCCTAATTCAACTCCTACTTCTACCTTAACCTTAGTAGGTAGTGGTTCATTGTAAGGTGCTCTAGGGTCATTAGCTGCACCCATTGGATAGTTATCTAAAGTCGTCATATGGGTCATAAGTTAAAGGATCAACTACTTCCCAATCATCTGCGTTTATATCTTCACCATTAAAAGGATAGTAAGTACAAGTCCTATCAGAAAAGTCATACATGATAAACTGGTCATGGTATATAATACCTACACCGTAACTACACATAAGAGCTTTCATATCATCAGGGATAGAACGCATGGCAGGTATTCCATCTCCAGAAATCATTGCAGGTATCTGCATAAATATCACCAGATTGCTCTGAAATACTCTCCTTCTTACTACTTTTCCCTCTTGTAACTTAGACAATATTTCTCCGAATTTCATTACATTAAATTTTTAAGTTGATTAGAAAATCTACGTCTTAATTTAGCTAAAGCTCCCTCTTTCATCTGTCTTATTCTTTCTCCTCCAACACCGTACATATCAGCTATAATTTTAGGATTGACCGGAGCCATTCCTATACCAAATAACATACAGATTAAATCATGCTCTCTAATTGTTAATTTTGAAAGTAGATTCTCTAGCTCTTTAGTTACGTAGCTTTTATTTACTTGTTCATCAAGGGGGTCTTCACCATCTGGAATAATATCACAGACTTGACTGTTTTCTTCATCTCCTCCTATGAAATCGTCCACAGAAACTAACTTATTAGAAAACTGTGCTAGATAGTCAATTTGCTCCCTAGGAATATCAGTCATTTCCGATATTTCTTCGGAACTTGGATTTCTATCGTGCGATTGCAAGAATTTGTTAGTTGCATCGAGTATACTTATTACCAATAATTGCTGAGACATCGGAAGACGAATTTCTCGTGCTTGCCAATATATAGAATTATAGATACTTTGTCTAATCCACCATACAGCATATGACAAGAATGTAACTCCTCTTTCTAGGTCAAACTTATCAATAGCTTTCATTAGCCCCTCATTTCCACTAGAGATTAAATCCATTAAGGGAATACCTCTATTCTGAAATTGCTTAGCGATGGTCACAACAAATCTAAGATTTGATTTTATGACCTGTTCTCTAGCAACATCATCTCCTTTTTGAGCCTCACAAATGAGACGAGTTATCTCAGTACTATCTAAAATATTATATTTAGATATATCCCTGAGATAACTCGTCAACAGTGAGTCAGAACGGTCTGTGAAAATGATTTTTTTACTCACCTTCTTTTACAGCCTGAGCTTCTGAAATTTCATCTTTAGGAGCGTTAAGACCAATACGAATAGATAGTACTGATATATATGCTTCCATTGCTTTTAGTTGGGCGACTAGTAAGTCTTTATTAAGGTTGTCAACCTCCTTGAATTTATCCCCTAGGATAAAATCTCTAAGTTTGGTGGCACGTTCATTAACTTCGTTAAATTCTCCCAACATTCTTTGAAATACAGCTTGTTCCATTTGATTAATTTTTAATATTTACAAATGAATCTAGACCCGTAGGTTTCAAGGAAGTCCTTTTCTTCCTGTATTATCTCATAAATTCCAACTGTTACTAATGACAATACTAATCCTCCAAATATATAGACCAGAATAGTATTAAATATCCAAATATAAAGGTTCATAATTAATATCGTAAGAGTCATCGAGAATAGATACATTGGCGGTCTTTGTCTCGCCTGCATCTAGTAGCCAATGATTTCCTTCGTGGATATGTCCACAAAAAGCATACTTCGGTTTCTTATCTATAATAGCCTTAGCTAAGACCTCATTTCCCGCATTTATGGGAGTAGAACTCCACCTACCAGGCGGAATCGTACCACAATCATTTAATGCGGGAGCATCATGACTAATCAATATATCGCAATTTCCTGGGATATGTGAATAGATTTCTTCCAGTTTCTCATCAGAATACATGAAAGCCCAATTACCAAATTCATGGCAGGCTGGAGTTCCATAAATTCTATATACCTTTCCTTCATCACTTAGATAGTCTAGATAAGAATTATCAAGAAATTCAGCTTTTCCTTCTGTAGGAAATTTAATCACAGAGTTATTCCAAAGAACATCTCTATTTTCAAAAACAAAATCATGGTTTCCGGCTGTAAATATTACTTTCTTACACGGCAACGATTTAATCCAATCTGCAAATACAGTCTTCAACCACTTCTCACACTGTGGCTTGTTTCTCTGCATATAAAGAGGGACAATATCTCCACATATTAAAACAAGTTCACATGGCTCTATATAATCAATTAGAAATCCATGTAAATCACTTAATGTACATATCTTCATATCTTATGAGCTAATCCGTAAACATTTTTAGTCCATCCATTCATATGCCCTTTGTTATTTCCAATAAGGCATCCTTTGTTTGAGTCTATCGCGTATACTTTATGAGTAACGCAAGCGCCTCTAACTTTACAAAATACTACATCTCCCACTTTACATTCTTGCCACCTTATAGGAGTGACAAAATGCTTTTCATTACTCTTATACAGAGGGAGCATCGAATTTCCTGGCTCGCTTGTTATAAACGATTCACCAGCCTCCAATCTCTGTATCTTTCTCAGTGTGTTTGGATTCATCAGAATATTTATTTAGTCCTTCTCTAGTCATATTAGGTACTATACTAATGTAAACCTTTTCACCACCACGGTCACATGACCATATATGATTATCTACTACATAGCTTAAAGACTTATCATATCTAGTATAGTCTAGAATAGCTTCCCAAGTCGCGGAACTTCTAGTATAAGAGTCTTGATCTTTTTTATCAATCCAGTTAAATACCCATATTATATGATAATGTCTAAAAAAACAAATATTAATAAATGGATCCCATTCATGTCTTGGGAAATCGAATTTATCCTTCCAACCTAATGAAGAAAGCTGTATAGTTAATATTCTATTATAATAATTTCTATTAGCATAGAGTCCAAAGAACCATATATCCTTACCCATTATTAAGTGGGCTTTAGGTCGTTTGAAATATTTCCGAGCCTTCCACCAAGGATACAATGGATTACGATATTCGTTCCATCCTTTAGAGAAAGGCATCCTATGATTAAAAAAGTATGATAGTTGATATTTCAAACTACCATACTTATTACTACAAAAATATTCTTTAAATGTCATGTTTATTGAATTTTATAATATCATTAGATATAAAAACTCCTTCCATGTCACCAAATTTAGTACAGCTTTTGATTACTCCTTCTTTCCAAACTCTGATAAATTTAATAGCTTCGGCAGATTCTCCTATTAATCTATCATCAAAGACATCCTCTGTATATCCTCCATCTGGCAGTTTATACATAGTAACTAGCTCTGGTCCTTCCCAAGGTCTAAAATCATCAAACATATGTAACCCATCCTTACTAGAATTTGCTATATATACTAACGTATCCTGCATATTTGGAACATGCTTGAAGTTGTCAAAACAAATACAATTTCTGCCTTTATTTACAAATACATTCATTATGCTTCATCCTCTATATTAACTTCTCCCTTATCCAAAGAAGCTTGTTCTTTGTTCAAGAAAAGAAAACTCTTTAGCTTAAATGCCTCTGACTTCATATTCTCAATCTTAATAACCAGACCTTCATGAGGAACTTTGTTATTACAAGACGGAGAATCTTTCTCCATGTAGAACCTAGAATCATTAGCTAACTTTTCCATGAAGTTTTCATTCCAATGTTCGTCCTCAGCTAATTCTGGATACAAGTCTCTAGCATAGCCATAGTACCACTCGTTAACTGGAGTAAGACCCACTTTGGCACACCATTGTTGAACTTCCCTAGCACTAAATTCGTGAACTACTCCGTCTACGTTTGTAGTAGTTATACGATATACTCTTACCTTAAAATGTTTTTCTGAGATATATTCATTCAAAGGCAGAACACAACCATAATCATAGTTCTTTTGGATATAGCCACCATTAGGTAAGAAACCAACGATTTCATAATATGCAGTCATACCTTTAGACAAGCAAGGTTTAACTATTTTATCAGCTTCCGCCCAAACATCACACCCGTAGAATCCAGGAGTAACATTCTTATTATAGAACTGATTCTTTATTACTGTTCTAGAAGCATACAAATAGTCATACTTATTGAACTCTTCACCAGTAAGCCATTTAGCTATTTTCTGCTTCCAGTTCAGGTCTTGTTTACAAAGCACATAAGCTGATATACCAGAAGTTCCGTGAATTTTCTCAGTAATACTGATTAAATCATTCGGATGAATTACATTAGGACATTTCTTAATAAGAATTGTGTCGTAGTGGAATCTAAATTGTTCATCAATGACCTTGCTGATTCCTCTGACCTTCTTCGTTTGGTTGTTACGTGGTGTGCCACCTTGTCCTTGCTGTCTCTTAGGGATGTACTTCTTGTTAATCCAAAATTCTTTGCCTTCATGTTCTACAATATCAAATTCAGTTCCTACTTCAATTTCTATCTCTTTATTAGTTACAGACATTATATAGTTTTGGAACTGTATAATAGGCATAATAAAACCTTCTGACAGTTCATTTTTAAGTCTAATAGCCTTAACTCTACCATTGTCTTCAAACATACCGGTTTGTTCTGGGTCGTTGTTCAATTCCTTATGTCTATACAAGTTGCAATACCTTAGAAAATCAGGATTAATGCAACAAGCAGTTGGGAAATAAACATACAATCCTGGCTGGGAATCAATGCCAGTAATAATGTTAAATCCATCAATGGTGCAGCACTTAAGTCTAGTTACTTCTGGGTTACTATGTTGCCTAAAATTCTTAATTTCTACAATCTTTGCCAAATAATTGACATTAGCTTTCTTACTTTTTGATAACTTCATTTCTTATATTTTTAAAATGGTTCCTCAGTAGTTTCTATAAATTCACACATAAAGTTAGCAAATACCTGAGCTTGTGCTTCATCAAATTTGTTATTGTAAAAGAACTGAAAAACGTGAAATAACTCATGATAGAATGTATTCCTAAGCTGTTCATCACTTACAGAGACATCTCCCTCATATACAGACTTTACTGTTCTAGCTAATTTAATGGTATTAGTAGCATCACAAAAATAACCGTAATCGTTATTCGGAAGAGAATCTTCTATGATTACGGCTATTTTTTGATTGGCTATTTTAAACTCGTCTGGTAGCTTTCCTCCATTATTCAATTTTATCATAATACAGACTGTATAGATTATTTAAACACTTTACAAATTCTCGTTTGTTTTCAAAGAGATTATCTACATCAGGAAGTTCTACTTTACACTTTCTTCCAGAATATTTAGCTTTCTTTAGAATATCGAATTTTTCGTATTTCATCGTGTATCAAGTACAATAAAATTATCACACATTTTTATAACATTTACTTTAAGCCCTCCTTTCAAGGCGCGAGTATCGCACACTTCATATTTCTCTTCAAGAAGGACTGCATTCTCTTTGGTTATCTTTACCCAATAAACCCCGTTTTTCTGCTTAGAGCCATTCCAGATTAGATGATTAACTAGCCAAATATAGCGTTTTTCTACATCACTCATTCTCAAAGAAGTTTTTCAATGTCTCATATAACGGTCTAAGCTCTTCTGCATAACACTCCAACTCTAGACCTTCTATGTACGAGGCCGCACAATACACAAAATTTTCCATATCCTGTGATAGGTAATTCCACATATCTTCAATATCGGACTGCGTTAGTTCGACATTGTAATCGTCTAATCGAACACTTATATTCATAATTTAATAATTTATTATAGAATTGTAGATCTTATCTGCTTCCTCCTTAAACTTAACAACTATATCATTGGAATTAGAGAACTCCTCGAACCATATGCGCCAATACGGTAATTCACTAATAGCCATAGAAGCGACTTCTGTTCCATCTATCCGGTTCCTGAGACATACACTACCCATCTCTATACCTTTATTAGTAATACGTCTAAGCTTGGATATTTCAGATATTTCTTTAGATTCCTTATACAGTACCTGTAAGTCATCCATATCCTGTTCAGAAGCCTCACTGGGCTTTATTATTTTACTTAAGATAGCTGATATTTTGTTTTCTGTACCAGCCTCTTTGTAATATCTTATCATGTACGTGTTTTCAAATCTAGGACTCTCCTCGACATTCTGTATAGGTATTTCCGAGTTTTCTATAAAAACATCATCTAGATAAGATATATAAACGTTACCAATCAGCTTAAAATCCTCAATTTCTGAAGGACAAAGAAAGACATAAGCTTTAGTCCTACCCTCTTCAATCCTATGAGATATATTTATAAGGTCTATCTCATAGATATGACACTCGTCAGGAACTTCTAACTCTAGGTTAGAAAAGCCCCCGCAAATGTAATATTGCCTATACTTAATCTTTTTCATATAAACTAACTTTCATTCTTTAATCGTCTCCATTCCTCTAAGAACCCTTCTGGATAGTGCCAATCCGCTTCGTAATCATATACTCTAGAGAACTCGGTATACTTGCGAAGTATACCACTCAAACAGCTCATCTTCATCCTCGCAGTATAAATAATCACTGGGCTGTAGTTCAAATATTCCTTCACTAAGACCAGTTATGACAAGCAATGCCTCAAATCTATACTTACTCATAATCGCGAATACATTTTAGTACAGGTTGCAATGGAGTGCCTTCATCAGACAAATAGAAATACTTAACGGTGGCCATCTTTCCTATTAGCTCCTTAAGTCTCTCTCTATATTGCTGTTTAAGTTCTCTAGAACCCATTGGTTTGGCTTTAAATTCTATACCATCTTCTGTTACTAGCGTAAAACACATATCTTCTTCCCGAAGACCTTCTGATAAGCCTGTAATTTCAAATTCTGCATCTTTATAGAATTTAAATTTCAGCATATCATTAGTACGCTTACCAAAGCCATATTCTTTATCTGGATTTCTACATACTACTCCTTCCCAGCCCTCTGAAACATATTGATTGTGCAGTTTCATAATATTCTCATATCCAGAAACTTTTTCCTGTGGGACTATTTGCAATTGTAATTCACCTTCTTTCCAATCTTTATCTGGATTAAATCCGAGATTAAGTTCTTTCTGAAGTTGCTTAAGGATTTCAAGCCTATCAGAGAACTTAATACTAGGAATCATTATATCGTAAACATAATATTCAAGCCAGTCGCAGTCAACTGCGTTTTTTTCAAGACGAGCTGCTCCACTGATTTGTTGGAGGCTCTTACCATGTCTATACAACTCTCCATCAAGAACGTAAGTGGGATGATTCCTGAAGAACTCAAGCAGCCTCTCATTGTTTCGGATATGGTTTGTTGAATAGTCATAATTTCCCCCACCTCTGGAAGCAGATAGAATCTCACCATCCTTATAGTAGAAGGAACACCTAACTCCATCAATTTTTCTGCTAGCATACCAATACTTAACCTTATTGATTGAGGATTCCTTAACTTTATCTGCAGATTTTGCAAGCATGTGCTTTGCAAATCCATTCTGGTCGGTTTTAATGTCTCCATAAAATTCTTCCAATTGAGTTTCGCTATAAGTTTCAGGATCGTTCTCTAGCTCCTTATAACCTTTATCTAAATATTTCTTAAGCTCAGACTTAAACTGCAACTCAAGTTGTTCTCTATGCGTTCTACCAGCTTTTCCTTTAGTAATGACTATTTCTGGTTGCTCTGTCATCTTTCCATGTAGCTGTCCTGTAACTCTATTAATTACAAATCCAGCTTTTTCTTCATCCCACTGCTCTGTAGTAGATAAATATACAACTCTAAATTTGCCAGTTGAGGCTTTGCTTAACAAATATTTAATCATGAATAGTTACATTGAGGTTATCATAGATAATATCTTCAATATCACTAAGAGTTCCATAGTAGGCATTTTTTATTGCTTGTAATAATCTTTCATCAGAACAAGCTTCCTCCTCTTGCAGTTCGAGAAACTCCAGCAGATCATCTTCATGTAAATCTTCCCCTAATACAATATTTTTATGTACTGTAATAGTAACTACTTTCTTTTTAAGTTCTTCTAGCGTCATTTCTGATAGTCCTTAACTAAGTTCCACAAATCGTCTATAGTATCCGTAGGAATTACTTTTCCATTTTCGTCAAATGCCTGATTAGGTTCCCCATAGAATCCAGGCTTCTCAAATAACCACCAATTAACCCAGTCTACTCCTTCATCGGAGAACAACTCCGGAAGTACTGTATTTAAGAATCCCCAACCGAGTTCAGATATGGGAAGTTCAAACAAATCAATTCCAAAATCAGACCATCTATCCAATTCCTTAGAATAGTTCTGGGCGTTTTCAATAAGCTTTACAAATCCTTCTTTAGTCATGGTACTTTTAATACATTTTTAACAACAATTTCCTTTTTTATCTTATCAAATTGCTTCTCGATTTCTTCTGGAATATTTACTCGTATATCCATTAGAGAAGTTAGATATTTGACTTTGTCTCTCGTATCATCAATAAAGTGATAATTAGTTTTGATTTGATTACTAATGTCCTCAACTCTTCGCATGAGACAAAGTATTAGGGCTAAATTACATAACCCTAATACCATTAATACCCATATCATACTCCGGTATGTCCAAATCCTCCTTCTCCTCGTTCAGTAGAAGGTAATTCTTCAACAACTTCCCACTCTATAGTTTCATGCTTAGCAATGACTACTTGGGCAATTCTTTCTCCATCAGTAATTCTAACTGGAACATTGGAAGTGTTCACTAATACAACTCCAACCTCTCCTCTGTAGTCGGCGTCAATGGTTCCTGGTGAATTAAGGACGGTAAGTCCCAATTTTAGTGCAAGACCGCTTCGCGGTCGAACTTGCGCCTCATAACCCCTAGGTAAAGCTATGAACAATCCAGTCGGAATCAAACATCTACCTCCAGGCTTTATTTCAATAGTAGAAGCAACGGGAATACTGGAAACTCTTCTATCAGTAGGATTTCCTTCCTTGTCTACCACAAATAGACCATTTGGATCTTCAATTTTACTAATAGCTACAACATCAGCATCGAAAAAGAATTTCTCAGGCTTATTGTCTACTAACTTAATTCTACTAAAATCTCCTCTAATATCCATACCTGCTGATAAGGGAGTTTCATACTGAGGAAGTTGATGTCTTGATTTATTAATTATGAGTACTTTCATGTAATAAAATAAATTCAGTTAAATAAAATCTTGCATCTATAACACACTTAGGAACTAGTCCTTCTAGGCTTAAATTAGATCTTAGGGCATCTCTTACAACAGTAGCTGATATGCCTTCTTCTACCTGTTCTCTTGCCATGAGAGTCATTGATATATAACCCTTCAGCATAAACTTTGGGAACCATGTTGTAATAATTTCGTATCCATCGCTATAGTAGATATTAAAATGGGACTCTTTTATAATACTAACTATGTTAGCATATAAATAGAATCCCCAATCCTGAGAGTTATCAGACTCATCAGTCAAATCATTAAGAGGTTGAATGATACATTTACTAAGTAAACCTTCGTCCTCTAAGGCAGCTTCTAGTAATTTTATCCTAACCTTTATAGGAATAGGATTACGCTTGTTTACTTTATCAGCACTACCAACTAACAAAAGAACCTTATCGTTCTCTAAACAAGCTTTTTTAATTAAAGCTAGGTGCCCATTGTGAATGGGCTGAAACCTAGCTAAAATAACTCCATATTTCATTTCTGATCTTTTGGTTTTATCTCTGTTGTTTTAATTATTTCCCTAAAGTCAAGCAATTTCCAGTTCTGCCTCTTATACTTCTTATGGTCTTGTGAAAAATCCTTTAAATCAGATTTGTTACAGAACAAAGCAAAGGCATAATCAACAATAATCTCAGAAATCTTTTCATAATTCTGTTCCTTGTTTGTAGTCAGGTTGAGAATTACGTCATCAATTTCTAAGTCTGGACAATTATACTTAGCTGGAATATAATTTTTGTCGTTGTAATATACACAAACGATGTTAGTAAATTTTCTTATCATACACTTAATTCGTATAGTTTTATTGGAGTAAATTCAAATATAAACCACTCTCCATCTGCATCTTGGAACATACTAGAGTCCCAATCTATTATGGTAATTCTCTGTATTATCTTAGTCGGCTCACTATCAATAATTAGAGGAAGTCCAACCTTAAATGCTCCAGTTATTCCCTTATACTCCTTACCAGCGCCTGACCTATGACTAACTTTAATCATTCCATGCTTAGAGTGCAAGAGATTTTCTTCTTCCTCAGTAAAGTCCTTGAAGATATTCTCTTCAAGTCCTTTTATCAGAAGTCTCTTCTTTTCAATAATATTTTTAACCTTCAATTCTACCATACACTACAGGATTATTTAATGCTTTCATTATCTCCTCTATAGTACAAGTATTAGCCTCACTGTAGAACGCCATTACTGGAGCTGCATCATCAATCAATACAGCAAATGGAGTATGTCTGGCGCTAAACCCTCCCCTAAGCTTAAAGGCATTTTTGCGTTCTTTGAACAAACCTTCATGGTAAGTTTGTAATTCTACTAAAGGATATTTAGGAAGAACCTTCTTTAATTCGTCAACCAGATGTTGACTGTTATCATCATATGCAACCTTAAGAATCATTTCCAAAAACGTGAAGTAATATCAGTAACTATGGATCTTCCACAGCTATTATCTATTTTATACATTCTCTGATTAGTTGTCTTACTATTAAGAGGACCAAGTTCTTTTATATAAGGTCCAAGCTTAATATAATCGAAGTTTTTTAAGTCAATATATGAGCTTAATTCTTGCCTTCCGCTATACCAAGCTATCTTTACATCTACCCAACTTCCTTTATCAGAAGAATCTCCAAAATCCCGTATGAGTTCAGCAAGCCAATTTATATAATTGGGGTCTGAATCCCCTCCCATAAACGCAATACAAGTTATTCCTTTATTATCTAACATTAATTTTACTAATGCGTCTTCATCTAAATTTTCACCAATATCATTAGCTAGATAAGAGGAATGACAATTAACACAATGGCAAGGACAATTACTTATGTTAATACATAGGGTAATCTCATCGGGAATTTCGGAGAATGTTACAGCAGTGTCAACGTATTTTAGCATCGTAAATCAATAAATCCAGACTGCTCAATCGAGTGAGTTTCTTTACGTTCACACCAATATTCAAAGTAATCACAAAGGAGTCCAATAAATTCATCAGAATAGTCGCCTAAATAATATATATAAGCAACTTCAGGTGAATTGCGACAGATATATCTATTAGATAGATCTATATCCAAGTTATACTTCTCTATTATTTTAAAAACTTCAATCCAATCTCCCCAATTCTCTTCTAGTAGATCATATAATTGATCATTTGTCAGTTGATTCTTTAAAGTATTCATTATAAGTCTCCTCTGCTAACTTTAATTGAATATTAATATTGTAAAGATTTTGTTTAGCTTCTTGAAGCTGTAATGCCCATTCTTTAGCATTCCAATCCTTATCTCCAGGACGCAAAGAATCACTAGATTCTGGAGCCAAGTCAGTAAGACCAATAATCAAAAGTTCTATTTCACTCTTTTTTTGTCTTAATTGATTTACAATATTTTGTTGTGCAATTTCTGCAGCGGTTGCAATAGATCCAGCTCTACGAGTTAATGTGGACGATGTATTATTACTAATAAGTTCTGTAAATTTATTCATAATTTCTTAAATTTAAAAATGTTTTATACTTTTTGCAAATCTCATCTTCTGTGTTATTTTCTAAAGGTGTATTCTCAAATTTTGAGCTTATTCCGTGATATATCACATATTCAATATGTTCCTCTGGAGTTTCTCCTTGTGTACACCTTTCAACTAACTCTTTGGGAAGAACACATACTCCACTATTTAAAAAGAATGTATAAGTACCATTAGTATTATAAACTCCTCCTTGTATAGTAGCAGGAATTAAGTATACATTAGTCGTCATATTCTTCATAAATTGATTCGTCTATGATAATATCTATTCCTCTATATTTCTTCCAGTTGTCAATAACAGCTTGTTTATTACTGTTTGGGGATGCACCTAAGTAAACACTCATATTAAAGCATTGTAGATCATAATCCCATCTATAGAAGTTAAGAGCTTCATTCATGTACTCTAATACTTTATTAAGATTATCTTCTCCTATAATTTCTTTTAGTGGAATAAAATGTTCATATCCTCTATGTCCAGGTTCATCTTCTGTTTTTCCTTTTATCCATTTATCACGTATGGGATCATTAAAATAATTAGTAAGAGTATTTATATGATTCTTAATTTGGGAAGGTACTTTATAAGCGTGTTGATACATTTCTACTATCTCTTTAAATATCTTCTCTGGGAGATAGTAAAATTCATACGGTCTAGGCCCCTCTTTGTATTCTTTATTCTGTCGGATAAAGTCTTCCCATTCTACTTTAGGTTGTGCTTGCTCATATAGAGCTTTTATACACTTTTCAGTAGCATCTGCAAGTACATCACTTCTAGTTAAATATTCCATATTAAATGATTTTTATTCTATATTCCCCATAAATTGATAAGCTATTGAGAATTTCACGATAAACTTTATTAAGTTTTTCTTGCTTAGCTCTAATATCATCCTTGATATTTATTTTGAATTTCTTAGATTGTTCCAAACAATACCAAGGTCTTTCAAAAATTACTACAATTTCTTCATCCTGCATTAGTTATTTTTCCTGTTTTAGTGTCCAATAGAAAACATTCTCTGACATCTAAACATGCATAATTATCCTTAATAATAGGTTTTTCTAATTGTGTATGTCCAAATATCTGAAAATAAGTAGGTTCTAAGTCTCCTTCTCTTACGTCATGCCAAACTATACTACCAGAATGTGCCCAACCTCCTCTCAGCATTCCAACTTCCCATAAATAAGGAATTATTTCTTCTTCGGATTTTTCTAAGAATTGATCAATATTACAGTTGTTAAAACAACTATATAACCATTCATTAGTAATTCCCGCATGAGTAAATAAATATTTTTCTTCTTTATACCATAGTTGAAACTTATCATTATATGTTCTGAAAAGTGTCTTTATCTGTTCTTCATTATCGTAATCGTATCTTGAAGCACTTCCGAAATTATAATAGTAAGCACAGTCATGATTTCCAAGGAGCAGTATTACCTTATTGGGATTATCAACTTTGAATTGGATAATCTCTTTAAACTCTTCTATTGCATTCTCTTTAGTAATACCTTCATAACCATATGGGTCTAGGTAGTCTCCTAAAAAGACTACCTTATCCATAGTGTCTATTATTTCTCTTGCTTTGTGCCAGAAAGTTCTGCCGTGAACATCTGGAACTATATATATTTTACTCATTTTGTTTCTTTTTAAATAATCGTTCAATATTCCATTTGAATTCCCAAGAAAGGTTTATCAGTTCTAGTAATAGTGATATTAATATCACATAGAAGTAGTATAGCTAGTAATATTATAATACTTATCATATGTTTACATTTTTAGAATACACTCTTGTCTTTTGTTCTTGCTGTCTTTCGTTAGACCAACTATTTACACACGTTAAATATCCAATAATTCTAGTCCAGTATTTAATATGATTACTTTTACATATAGGACATTCTTTTACTGGCGCATTAACAACATGTCCACATTCATCACATTCACTCATAGGAATGTTGAAAGTAAAATAATTACTCCCTACAGTTCTTGCGAAATTAAGTAATTTCAGATATTGCTCTTTACTTAAATGACTATCAAGATTTAGATGTGCTGCTTGACCACCATCAGTATATGAGCTAATTTCTCTACCATGAAGGGCTAATTTATCTAATACGCTAGTATCTTTATCCCATGGATTGTAAAAATAACAATTATATAGATTTTGATCCTCTGGAACTATATAACCATCAGCTTTGTCCCACTGGTATAACCTTACAGCTAAATTTTCTCCAGGCACTGCTTCAGAATTGAACAAGAATGGACGCTTCTTGTCTTGGATAGAATGTTTTTTATTTTGTTCTTTGATAGTTCCTAGAATAAGTTGTAAGAATGAAGTATATTCTTTATTTTTGCTTACTTTTAGACCTAAGAATTTAGCAGCTTCACAATATCCTAAAATTCCAATAGTACTATACAACTTTTTAAGGTATATATAATTACCATTAGAGGCAGCAAACATTCCTTTATCTTCTAAATCATAAAGCATCGTCTTATAGGCTATATGATACTTATAAACTCTCTCAAGAATATCAATAATATATTGCTTTAAAGAATTTTCATACCCATAATGTAAAGGAAGACTTCGAGTGCCTCCTATAGATTTATACCAATCTTGGACAATCCTATTTAAATTAAGAGTAATAACATTACATGAACCAGTCATAACTCCAGTCATTCCTGTAGTAGAACTAAAAGTATTATCAGAGACTTCATTCAAGACCCTGCAGCAAGATGCCAATGATGCTGGGTTGTTATTATTATAGCAAAAGAAGCTACCACCTTTGGCCCATTCATCTGCACATAAATCTTTATATTCCTTATCGAGATAATCCTCAGAATTATAAACTAATGCCATAGTGGTTACAGGAAAAGTGAGAGGCTTCACTAATCTTAACTCTCTATGCAATTCCATAAATATCCTCTGAAGAGTATCAATAGCTCTCCATTCTGGTTTAGTTCCATCAGGATAGTAGAAGTCTTCAAACATAGCTTTAAAGTAAACAGAATCATAAAAAGATAAATTCGTAAACGGACTATTATAACTTCTGTTACCAGCAGGTTGATTAACCCCATAAATGAACTGTTTCATACCCTTACGAATGGCCTTCTTTATAGTTTCTTGATTTAAACAGTGTTCAGAGCTAATTATCACATCTAGCTTATCATACCACTTTTCCCCAAATTCTTTTATCACATAGTAATTAAGGGCTATAAAATAGTCTCCAAAAGCAACAGCTCCCTTACATTGTGATGATAATAAAAATGCTAGATTAGTTACTTGACCACTAAATGATTGGATATCGTTAGGTGCTGATGGAGTTACTCCATCTATTTTTCCTACCCCTTCTAACATCAGCGGATATAGAGTAACTGCCATGCAATAAGGTTTCAATACAGGACAGCTTGCCTCATCATGAACATATATAATATGATCATTTAAGTCTTGTTCATATTGAGAAGCTAATTCGGGAAACATTTTAGAAAGTTTCTTCTTCATCCTATATCTTTGAATTTCTCTATTATTCTCCTTATATACTTCCCCTTCAAGATTAGCTACATTTTTCATAGAAACATTAGAATTGGGATCAGTTTCAGAAGAAGATGCTGCATTATCTAGGGAATTAGCATAATTCTCCATATACCTAATTCTACTTTCTATAAATCTTAATTTAGATTGTTTGTCTTTGTAAGACCTATAAATAGCAGCCACATCATCGTAACCATAGTCTCTCAGGGTTTCTATTACTACGTCTTGAATCTCTTCTATAGTAATGCCGTCCCATAAATGCATATCAGCCACCATAGCTGTAATGACTTCTTTATTTTCTTCAGGACAGCAAGCATTAAATGCTTTAGATATTGCTTCTACTATCTTATTACCGTCAAATTCCTGTAAACTTCCGTCTCTCTTTACTACTTGCATATCAAAATAGATAATTGTATAATTGCCATTTAGAATCTTTCGCACTATTTTTTGCTAAATCAACATACTTAAATAGAAATTCAGATACCTGATCATAGTTGTTACTGTCTCCTGTAAATGATATTCCTAAAGTAGTTTCTACAAACTCTACCATTGTTAACATTGTATGTGTTATCATAATCCTATAATATCCTTAATTAACAATGTCTTCTCGAATTTATTTACTAAGTCTCTCTTATCCTGGGTAATCAAGTCAGTAAATGCGTTATACACGGTAAATCCATCTACAACATTGTCTGTTGTATAATACTTAGATTTTTCATCATAAAACAAATCTTTATAAACATCAATCGGAGCAGATTCAGCTAATTTTACAGAACCAAATCCCATGTTGATTTTAGAATTGATGCAGTTGTCAACCCAGTGACCTAGGTCAGCATATATATCATCTTTCTTATACTCCATCTCTGAAAGTTTCTTAAGCATTAAGTTGGTTTCATCTGTCATTGACATAGCATTTCTTAAGAAGCTATAGTTAATAGCAGATTCTGGCTCTAGCTCAGAAACATTTAACATTTCTGGATTAAATACGCACAAGTTTAAACAAGCCATATTTAAAGCTCCTACATAGAACTTAACTAATGGTTTACGAGTATCAAGGGCATAAATCATACTAATTACTCTTTTATGATTATCCCAAGCATATTCGTCTGGCAAAACACCTTGAATCCAAACTCTATTGTATATTACATCATCAAAATTAATCTCCCCATCTTTAGTAAGCGATATTTGGTCAGCAGGCTTAGCATTAATGATAAAATTATCAGTCATCTTAGATACTCTGTCTATAAACGGAGTCACATAAGCTTCTGTAGTAAAATACTCTTTATCCTTAATTCTAGTTGCTTTCCCTTGCATCAATTGTTCAATCGTCAATTCCATATTTAAACATTATTATAGTAAATCTCCTTTAATAGGAGGTCTAATCTAAAGTGTTCATCCAATGCTTTGACCCTATACCTTAGAGAATACATAGCTAATTCTGCAAAACCCTCTAATTCTGGTTCTTTGTATGCTTTGGAAGGTGAAACTCGAAAATATTTGCGCCATAAAGGTTCAAATTTTTCCATCAGAGTATCTATTTCCCTTCTCGGAATATAGCAAAAATACCTTGCCGAATCGAGAAATACTCCATTGAAATTATCTACTCCTAAATGAGTACTAGTATCATAATATACGTTTCCTAAATACATCATGGCCTGTAATAAAGACCTATGTACGAAAACAGAGTTAATACCTATATCTCTTTTAGTTTCTTGAAGAACCCAGAACTTGACATTCCGGTTTTCATCATAAAACCTAACTATTCCATCTGTAGGTTTTCCCGCGATGGATTCTTTTCTTCCGATTATTAGAGGATTAACTAAGCTAAAATAGTTATAGAAATGATTTTCTATTACATCTTCAAGCACACAACCTCTGTTTGTATAGAAATTAATTCTAATCTGAAGTCCTGTTATAGGAGTAAATTCCATTTAATTGTTAATTAGTTGTTACACTTTCATAATCAAATTACGTTTTATATCTATGAATTATTTCAAAATAAAAAAGGAAGACCGCCCTTAGGCAATCTTCCTTTTAAACGTATATCTTTCAAGAAATTAGGCTTCGATACCGAAAGCTAACCAAGTACCATTCTTGGTATTCTTAGAAGGAGTATATTGTGCAGTTGCTACTACTGCCTGTCCTTCAACAACATCCTTAGTTTTCACCAACTCAGCATTTCCTTTATAATTACCGCTCTTATACAATTCTTTGATTGCGTTCTTAGCGTCAGCTTTGTTAGTATCAACTTGGCAAACAACAGTCTTAGTCTCTTTGTCAACCCACTTATAGAAAGTCTTAAATTTACGCTTTCCATCACCCTTGACATCGTCAATCTTATATGGACGCTCGCGAGTGTCTGCAACAGACGATTCAATAGTAATCAGATAACCAGCACCGGGGCAATTCTTACCTTTCTTAGCGAGATATTCAAGCATGAACTCTTTTACATCACGTTCAGTAATACCCTTAGTCTGTTTAGCTTTCCAATTTTTGTAAGCCTGGGTTGCATCACCATTTATGTGGAATAATGTGCTTTCAACCTGTGCAATTGCTGCTTCTTTACTTTCTGCTACTACTTCTACTTTCTTAAAATTCAAAATTGTTGTACTCATAATAAATAAAATTTTTTAACATAAATCATTAACATATAATCTGAAATTGTTTTTCACATCTAATCATTGTTTTCTTTACTGATGTAATCAATAATACTACATCATTTACGAAAACCCTAATCTAATGTTATCTTTTTATGTTAAATTGTGTTAAATTTAATTTAACACTTTATCTATTAAAATGGGCAATAATTTTGCAATAGTGTATAAAGCTGTTTGGGCATATCCTTTGGGTTAATACCAAAGTCAAGAAAAGTGGTACACCCATACATTAAATCTTCACAGATAGCCCCTAAAGACTTCAGAAAGGTATTTTTTTCTCTCTCTCTAAAATCTTTTCCAACTTTCAATAAAACATCATAACACGTTACCTTTTGACCTTTTTTCTTCAACTCATTGGTTATATAACAAGTAAGAGCAATACAGGCTAGCTTATCACCCATATTGCTCCCTAGGTAGTTTAAGGTAAAGTATTTTGAGTAAATTGATGACAATTGTTCAAAGCTGATATTTTGAAGGTTGTTCATCAAGAGAATAGTTTCTATAACCTATCTGATAAGCTACGTACTTCAAAAGAGTCTTGAACTCATGAAATCCTTGTCGCAATTCCAAATAAGTAACTGGCCTAACCTTACTATAAAAGTTCGGAATGGTAGAAACTACTAGGTAATTAGCTTGCAATTTTGGATTCTCTAAGTTATAGAACTTTTCAGCGCACAACTTCAGAAGGTATAAATACATCGCAAACTCCCTACTATAGTGATACTTATTGATATTGGTGTCAATTTCACTAACGATTTTTCCAATCGTCTTAATATCATTCACTACAATAGTGTTAGTTTCTGTATCTATTGTATAATTATCTAGTTTGGACTTCAGGTGTAAGATAAACTTTTTTCCATTAGGACAGGTCGCCTCCACGTCCAATAAAATAGCTTGCTCATTTTCAGAAATAGGTGTTTTAGTTATCCCTTCGGGGTGTAAAAGTTTCTGCACTTGCTTATTGCTATTTAATGCTGATACACAAGACTTTACGATTTCTAGTGATTTGTTGTCAAGATATATAATTTCCTTATCTTGTGTTAAATCAAATTCCTTTAGCTGTCTATTCTTCCAATAGTTAGTAGAAGCTTCAATCACAGATTTAGCTAGTTCCTTGGTAAGCTTTCCCTTGTAATATTCGACTTTGTCTGATGCTTTCTTCACATCGTCAAATTTCACTTCTCCTTTCAGAAAAACAGGATAGAGTTCATTAGCCATTGCTCCTAACTTTGCAGTAGGTTTACCAATGTCTTCTGACAGTTCAAAACTATCTGGCTGTAGCACTAATTCGTGTACAGCACTACCGAGTTCTAGAGCGGAAGAGAAAGTATTCTTAAATCCAGTAAAGAATTTATCTGGATTACCATCCTGCCGAGGATTAATTAATCCTAAACGGGAATTACTAACGTATCCACTGTACTGTTCAGAAAAATATACCTTATCACTTATCTTCTCCAATCTTAGCGTGTCTAGCAGCGGCCTAAGCTTGATATCTTTTAATTCCATCCTAAAGTTGCTAATTCTAATTCATATGCAAATCTAATTTCGTCAATATCTAAACTATAAATGCGGAATAAAGGGTCTCCATTTTGGTTATGCGGTCTATCTATTAGCAACGCCGGAAGTCCAGAGTTTATTGCCATAGTCACATTACTAATACTGTCGTCGATTAATACATCGCATTTGCCTTTTACCAAGTCAGCCTTATTTCCGTGCTGATAATACATTTGATAAATAGGTCTTATGGGTAAATTGTATTTAGCTAGACAATTTCGAGTATAGGTTTTACTATTAATTCTTTTAGTAGCATAAATATGCGGCTCGAAATTCGGCTTTTCTAGCAAGGGTAAATTTTCCCAAAACTCCTCGTTGTAGCGAAGACTTACTACGTTTCGTGTAATTACATGCCCAACTAAATCTGATTCTCTAGGGAATAGTGTTTTATATGCTCCCCAGAAATCGAAGATTGTGTCATCCAAGTCTAACGCTATTCTTAATGGATTACATAAATTCATTTATCTCAGATACGTCTCCTAAATATATTCCATGTTTTTCAGCAAGTTCTATACAGAAATCATCATAATCCAGAAGATCATCTAAATCGTCGTATTTATTTATATACATACTCTTTATCTTCTCTTCGCAATCTTCATAGCTTCTTGCTACTACTTTGCTAATAGTACAGACTTCGTCTGTATGCCATGGAAATAAATATATGTTCATAACTCGATTACTTCAATAACGTTTAATTGCTTCTTTATTAATAGCTCTAGGTCTTCTCTATCTACATAGATAAAATGACTTTTCTTTAAATCAGATAACGTAGAATCAAACTCAAGAGAGAACGCCTCCATCGTTCTCCAATTCTTTTTAGCTGTCCTTAAATAAAGAGCGTATTCATCATCAAAGTCATTAACTATACAATTTTTAATCGTAGGAACCGGACCTTTAACTACTAACTTTTTCATTTTCTAAGCAATTCATAAAAATATTCAATTGGGATTACAGCAACCTCGCCTCGACATGATTCTCCATTCTTTCCTGCCTTTTTCCAGCATATACAGAACGGCTTTGACTTATCACTGCAAGCATCTCTAATATCAAAATAGTTAGGCATATTCTGAGTAAATTTAGCTTGAATATTAACTGGAAGTTCATTGTTCATGTCAACAATATCTATTTTGTCAGCATCAGCCAATTTGTTTTGACTTCTGCTAGACACACATCCTTCGTATCCTATATCTCTAAGTTTGTGAATTATTTCTAACTCATACTTAGATCCCTTTTGCTTGCTCTTCTTTGCCTGCTTACTTCTTCTAACTGCGGGGTCTGCCCATTCGAAGGTAATTCCGTCTTTTGATTTTGCTCCAGAGCCAGGCTTATTAGCTCTAGCTTTGATTGAGTTTATCTCTAAACCAGTTCCTTCTGAGGCTAATTCAACAGATTCAAAAGTTTTTCTACTACCGTCCTTAAAGATGGCTGTAACACTTGTATTAGTCTACTTTTTCATTCTTCTTAAGTTTCTTTATGTAATTAGTAATAAATTTTTGTGTACCTTTTCTTCCATACATATGGTAATAATCACTTATATCCTTAGCTCCTGTGCTTCTGGGAATCATTGATACAATTAGTTCTGGATGCTCTTTCCTAATCTTATTAGTAAAACGTACTCCAGTCAAATCATTATCATATAGCAACACAACGTATTTGAATCTCTGCTTTAATTCTTCTAAAATCTTATCAGAAACAAACTGAGTTTCAGAGTTGGGAGCTATAGCTGGTATTCCTAAAGAATATAAACACATTACATCTTTCATAGATTTAGTTATAACAACTAGTTTTCCACTCTTAGCTAATTGCTTATAGCCTTGAATAGTCTTGGTTGAAACATTTCCTATGAATCTAAACTCCTTTCGTTTTGGCATATAAATTCGCCATTGCTCGATGTTCTCTTTCTTTCCAAAATAATAGCCATATATAGGACTATGCTGGGCAGATTGTGCATATATATTTCCATTCAAAAATACAGTACTACAACTATATACTTTGAACTTATATAGGATGTCTTTAGTTATACCAAAACTTCCCCACCACTTCAACTCAGGTTCTGAAAAATCCTTAGCCTCTATCTGAATAAAAGTTTGTTTCTCCTCTTCAAACTTAGGCTGGATTTTCACTGCAACTTTCTTTACGGAAGAATCTTTCGTATATCCAAAGTCTTTAGCTATAATCCTTAAGGCAGTGTGGTAATTACAATTATACTTTTCCATAACTACTCCTTCGAATGTAAGACATTTTCCAGAAGCAAAGTCTTTAAAATACAAGTTTCCAGATTTTCCTCTAAAAAAGCTGCAAGTGACATGACTGTCACTACGCAAAGGAGACTTAAACAATCCTTTCTTAACTGGGATGCCCAGATAATAAGTCATGTAAGTCTCCTCATTGTTTTTAGATAGAAGAAATTCCTTAGTAATTTTTGGTTCAAAAGTATAATCAAACATGGTCACTAAGGAATTTATGAATTACTCTACTAACAAATCATTAGAGTAAGTCATCAAGGTCAAAATCATCTGCTGGAGCTTGGTCTACTCCTGCTACATCTGCAATTGGATCTTCTGACTTCATTTCAGTAGGCTTAGCCTTCAGATATTTCTGACGTTCTCCTTCCTCATAGTCAGAGAAGAACAGCTTATCGCCAATATAGTTATCAGAAATGAATGACTCACCCTGTTTGTTAATACCAACAATACGCGGTATATCAGCAACTACCTTACCGTCACGGTTTCTACCAATCAACTTCAACTTAGTCTCTGTTCCCTTCACCTTCTCAGTGATTGTAATTAGAGCCTTAGCTACATCGTCGAAGCTCTTAAACTTAGAGCTAGCTGCTTGCATTTTTTCGAATCCTACAGGATTAAGAACCTGCGCAGTCTGCTTAACTACAGCCATCAAAGTTTCGAAGTTGGAAGGCACCACTACCTTTCCACCATTCTTACTATCAAATTCTCGTCTCTCATCATCACCAGCTTTCGGGAAGAATTGAGTTACTGAGAAGTAACCATCTTCGTTCTCAAAATTGATAGACAAAACTTTATAGTGGGCTGTTGGGTCCTTCTTCCCATCAAATTCCTTGATTTCGCAACCCATGAATTTTACATCATGGATATTCCAAGGGGTTAAAGGACGACGTGTGTTTCTTACTGCTGAGTCTGCTGATATACCAAAATTAAAGCTCATAATTAGTTCAAATTAAAATCAAATTTTTCTAAGTTTTTGTCATCTTCGTCTATGTTTAAATTATCTAATGCTTCTATATCGAGTTCTTTTTCGATATCAATTATCTCTTCCGGCACAGGATTTGACTCCTGTACCTTATCTCCTATCAGATAATAAATTCCTTTATCCTCTGTAGGTTCCAACTTAAAAACAGTACCATAAGCAGAAAGCTTCTCGTTAGCAGCTCCTCTATAACTTACAGTATTACTTTTAGTTAGCTTGTTTCCAGCCTTAGTACCGAAAGCAGCATCGGTTCCAATAATAGGAACTGCCTTCTTATCCTTTTTCTTATACTTGATGTCTACACGACAATCTGCACAGACTTGTAACAAGTCTACTGCCCCTTGGGTCAGAATCAACTTGTTAGAATCAAGCGTAATAATAGGTTCAGGATTTTCATCTACCTTAGCAGATGAAGATTTATTACTTACAGCTTTCTTAGTAGCTACGGTATCAACATGGATTTCTTCTTTACCAATATAGGTGATTTCACCCGTTTGCTCATTCACATCATAGTGAAACAGTATGTCTAATTTCATTATTCCCCTTCGTTATAAGCGTCAATGACTTTAATAATCTCATTCAAATCATTATCAATTTCTAGGTCTTCAAACATTCCCAAGGAAGTCTTTGCTACACAGCTACCGTCATTGTTAGTGATAAGCTTATACTCCATTCTACCAGAGTCTCCTTCATTTACTTTAGTAAAGAAGATATATGTAAACAAACCTTCCAAGGTTACTTTTTCAGACAGCAACTTACCAACAGTCTTGATAACGTACTTAGGATTAACATTGTCTCCAACATTTTCTGAGTGAGTTAAGAAGATCATTTTGCAATCCTCTCTCATCTTTTCTGAATATCTCAGAATTTCCATAGCGTGTTGAGCTAATTCACTAAACTTAGTATAACCAACTTCAGTTGCCCTATCAACGAACTCATAAGAGAGAACATATTGGAAGTCATCAATGATTACCTGCTTGATATGCGGCATCATCTTATCAATAATTTGAAGAATTTTCAGTATTTGGTCCCACTTTGAACTTACATAGTAGTTACCACTCACGTTCTTTCCTTCGATTTTGATGGGAATATACTTCTTCTTCCATGCACGGAAGGGAAGCGGCTTCGTTTGTATATTACGAATAGGGTTGTCATCCCTAGCATATACCTAGAGCTTTCACTCTAGACTAGACTATATCTTTAGAATAAAATATTTACCTCTGCATTGCCTGTGTTTACCATTATTTTTAAATTCTGATAAACTTAGATGAGAACGTAAAGTTCCAACATCAATAGATTCTTCTATAGCACATTCACGTATAGATGGATATTCTTTTATAATACTCCCACCCTCTGTAATTTGTAAAACAGGTTTTTTAGTTTTCTGATTTTTCCCCTTCATTGATTGGGTATCAAATTTATCAAAGGACTCTCCTTTGAATCGGAAAACTAGATTGCCTGTAGTTTTTCTAATGCCATTACATACTTGGGATACTTTAGCACTATTTACTCCAAGTTGTAATTCACATTCTTTTTGGGATTTATAAGTATTTAAATAATGCCCTTGCTTATCATAAACATCAATAGCTTTCTCGAATAAAGCTTTTTGTTTATCAGAAACAATTCTGCCTAATTGTCCATCTCCGCCTCTAGTAGCATTTGTCAATCTACAGCCTTTCTTAGCGTATAAAGAAATGTATTTAATTTCCATCTGCTTTATCTCCTTAGGGTTATTCGTTTCATCCACTAATTCGATTTTTGGCCTAGAATTGAGACTTAGTAACTTATTAATCCATCTATTTTTATGTGTGTGCTATTGTTTAGTATCATGTTTAGCTTCTGTGACATGATTACTTAGTCTATCTGACAATGTTTTATTAGTCCATCCTATATAGCGAACATAATTTCGCTCATCCTCAGGACTAATAGTTGGGTCCACTAATCGGTAAATTTTGTACTTTAGCATAATATTAACTGATTATTAAATTTATACTAAAATTACATATTCTATTTGGCATTTCCAAATAGAGGTGACGAATTCTCCGTTTGTACTCCGCAACAACGCGGATAGTCGTTGAACCTTATTCTAGTTACCCAATAACTAGAATCTTGGATGCTGATTGCCTATTACATTAAATACTTAGACGTCTTCTCAGATTGTCATATATCATCCTTTAAATTTTTTCTGAATTTCTTCGACATTCACACCTACTCTTACGAGTTATGTTGTAGTTTTAAAGGCTTTAAGGTATTCCAGCAGTTAACCAAATAAGGGCAAGTTATTTACCCGTAGTACTTATAATAAAAGTAGTTTCGGGATTAAGATTTCTTAAACTTGTACTTTTTCCAGTACCTGATTCACCTACGATAGCAATTGTTTCAGCAGCCATTATTCTAATGCAAAATTAAAATTCGAATTTGAATTATCTAATTCTGTAATATCATCTAGCTCCTGTTCTACAATAGAACTATTATCTTCTAATATATAGTTTGGACTTGTATATCTCTCATAATCATAAATTTCATCGGGCTTTGGTAGCTCGTGGAACATATTAATCCATCCAAAGAAGTTTACTCCAACCTCAACATCGCAATCCCCATATCGGTTCTTAAGTACCATAATACTCCTATAATAAGAGCCTAGGTACTCAATATTGTAATGTTTATAAGTTTTCAATCCATCTCTGTGAGGATTATACAATGCAATCATGATATTACAATCTTGCACAGTATTACCTGAATCCTTAGCATCGTGAATAGTAAACGCACTTTTGCCTTGCTTAAACCTCTCAATATTTCCTTGTTCTCTATTAGCTTGCTGTATTACTACAGGACTAATAAAACACTTATCTCTAAGAAAGAGAAGATAGCTGGACAATAAATCAATATCGGGCTTTGTACCAACAAGACCAATATGGTCTACAACTACATTATAAATAAGATTAGGATTATTCGGAGTATAGACGAGGCGGGTTTCACTTTCAGAAAAGGTTCCCATTTCCTCCAACCTAGTTTTCAAGATGGCATATACCTTCTTCGGAGTTACCTTCTTGTCATAGATTTCTAACTTCTTACTAATCTTATCTATCCAAGGCATACATTGCTTAACTAAGTCATAATGCTCGTCAGATAAAACATATTCCTTCTCTCTTGATAGTATCTTCTTAAAAGATAGTTGGATTCCATAGGTCTCAAATATATATATGGATAATAGCTTAATATACAAAGCTACTTCTCCCATTTCAAGACTGAAATACAATACCTTAAAATCATCATCATCAAGATGTTTCATTAATGGTCGATATACATAAGCATATAAGGCAAACGAAGTCTTACCTGCACCAGAGTTTGATAAAATCAAAGTATAGGTTTCCCTAGTAACTCCGTCAATAATACTCTCCAGCTTAGGAAGTTTCATAGAAATACCATGATTTAGTCCCTGTCTACCCCTATCAATTTCATTGAGAAGTTTATCAGAAATCATAGTAATCTCATAGAATCATAATTAACTCCACCTTCATTCTTTAATGCTTCTAGTTCTTCCCACTTATGGTCTATTACAAAATTAGCTATTGTGGTACACAATATATTGTGTTCGCTAGCCCACTTAACTAACTCCATAATATGGTTATGAGTTTCTGGCTTCCATCTGATAGTTCTACCATAAAACCTATAGAAGTCTTCAATTGTATCAAATTTCTTAGATACACTTTTCAGACCTACTTGTGTATTATTAACTATTCCAAATAATGGATAAGTATCCCACAATTCCTTACCTAAGTCAAATGAACACTTATAAAAGTCTTTCACAATTAACTTATTTAGAGGAACATCTAGTGGATTAAATACAGATCCTTTCTCAGGAATTTTATAGGATTTATGTATAACTCCAGCATCGCGAAGTCCAGTTAATAGTTCTACTGTAAAACCACGAGCGCATGCTCTAGAAGAGAAATACTCGTGGACAATTTCGGGTTCATCACCCTCTTGGGCGATAAGAAGAATTTCTAACAACAACAGCTCACTTGGGTTTATGCTATATTTTTCACAAAACGAAAGTTGCTGTTTTAGTTCAAGATTTTTCACGTGTACAAATTAATAGATTTTCTACTAATCTATACACCAAGTCTAGTTTACTTGTTAAAGCGTTAAAACTTGGTTACGTGATAAACTTTAGTCCTCAACTCTTTCGCTGGCAGTTTCAAGAAGTACTGTATAGTCCTTCTTTAATTCCCTCAATTCAGCGGTAAGCTTACTAACCTTAGTTTCTAATGCTTTGCACTTCTTAGTCAAAGCGGACTTCATCTCATTAAACTCTTTTTTGGTGTAATAAGTTTCCATAATTAAAAACGATAGGTAAAATTTTGTAATTTTTTCTTGTAAGGTTCCCAAGGCTCTCCATTAAGTAACTTTCGTAAGTTATCTACATCAATAGTAACATACTCGCTCTTTTGATGAGACTTCTTAAACCATTCTTGTTCAACGGTATCTTCCAGCACTAATGTGAATATTTCAGAGTATTTAGAACCTTCTTTTCTAATGACCCTACCAGCGGCTTGAGTGCTTTTTGTGCTACTAGAGTCAACTCCAAGCATTATCCCAACCGATAGACCAGGACAATCAAAACCTTCAATAGCCAATTTACAGCTATTAATCACGCCCTTGTCTAGTAGGGCGAACTCCTCAAGTGTAATTCTGTTTTGTTTTTTACTTTCTTTGCCAGTGTAAACATATCCTACTCCTATCTTCTCTGCCATTGCAGTATTAGCAGAGAATGTAATAATTTTCTTGTCTGCTCTATGAGCAATAATCTCCCTAGCTACTTCCAATTTAGCCGGATGATTATGGATAAACTTTTTTCTAGCTTGTAACGCTCTCATAAAAGCCGTAGAATGAAAGGTAATCTGCTTCAAAGCATTTGACAGCTCAGCTTTATCCGAACTACTACAAATCTGGTTTCTGTAATTAAGCCTATTTCTGAGGCCGTCTTTACCAACCATACTCATTGCGAGTCCAAAATCAAAGTTAAAGAATTCAAAATGTCTTATAAATTCCCTATTTTGCTCTCGATAGCTTTCGATGTCTTCTGCTGTGATAATTACTTGATATTCAGTAAAATCAGATACCCAACCATTGGCTTTGGCTACTTCAATAGTTACACTATCAACTACAGGGCAATATTTCTCAACTATAGTATGTCTACCATCAAGTCTTTCCAGAGTAGCAGTTAGTCCAAGAATTAACTTGTATTTAACCTTACTAAATACAAATTGTAAAGTCTCAGCAGCAGTCCTATGGATTTCATCAATGATTAAAAAGTCACATTCGTATCCATTCTTTGCTGTAGTATTTACAACTTGTACCTCTGTATTTAACCCTAGACCTTCCTTATCTAATATATCTATCCACTGATTCTTCAAAAGTTCTGTGGGGACTACTATCAATGCTCTAATAGTAGGATATTTAGATAGAACAGCCTTTAAACAATTAATAGCACACCGTGTTTTACCAAAGCCTGTACAGGCTTCTATAGTGCCTTTTCCCTTATGTAATAACCAGGCTCTCTTACACTGCTCCTGCCGCTCGTCACGAGTAACAGGAGTAAAGAGGTCTTTCATCAATCTATATTCCTAGTGATGTCCCATCCTTTAAGTTCTGCAACTTTCTTGATTTCTTCCATCTTATCCTTCCATTGTTTAGCCTGGTTCTCGCATTGATTTTGGAAGCGATAAAGAACTTTGTTTGATAGCAGTCTGAGCTGATCACTAGTTAAGTTAGCATATTTATCTCGTTTCAATCTACACATAGATCTAAACTCAGCATAACTTAATCCAGTATCACAGATTTTCAGAGCTATAGAAGGATTCAAACGAAGTTCCTTACTTACTACTAACAGTCTGTTAACAGCTTTACCTGTCACTGGGTCCTTACGATACAAGTCTTTCTGCATTTCTTGCTGTGTAAACCACAGTCCCATTTTTACAATGAAGTTAAGTGTTAAGTGAGAGTTGTCAAACAATCCTAAGGAATCCAAACAAGCATCCATAACTAAACTTACAGGCACTTCTCTAAATTCTACAGGGATTCCATTAAGGATCTCTCCAATTGGATAGACCTTAATAGCCTCATTAGTTAACACTTCCTTATTGTTTTTGATAACAGCTTTCAAGTCTTCCAAACAACGTGTGTTTGTGTATTGCTTTTCAGCTCTAAGCCATCTAATAAGAAGCTCTGCACGACATCTTTGTATTTGGTCGGACACAATTCCGAGTAATGTTACACGACCTGGATTCTTGGTATCAGAGTTATACAACATTTGTTCACAATGATTGTAGAATCGTCTCAGCTGGTCATAACCTGCGTCTACCAATTTAATTTCCTCCTGGACCCCATTTACCTTAGGTCCTTTCCATACATAGCTATTAACGTCGTTTGCTTTATCGCTCAAAGCCTCTCTCAGCTTATCTCCTAATACAGTCATAAATTATTCTTTAATAGTACTTCATAATTTATCTCCTTTTAATGTTAATCTAATAATATTTGTCCATCTTCAATGGTAGGCTTTTCGTGAATAAATTTCAAGAAAATTATATTACTATCCTTGTATGGAACAAAATCTTTACCATCATACCATTTATCGACGCCTTCTTCTACGTATCTTAGTGAAACATAGCCGACATCCCCTAATTTCATAGAACATTGGTTCCAATTCGGGAATCGAACACACATTATATCTTTGTAGTCTAGATTATCATATTCTAGCCTTTCAAAGACATAATTAGCGTATCCCATCCCGTCTTCACATTCAGCAACAAATTTGACATGGTAAGTTACTTCTTTGGTTTCCACACTTCAAATGTATTAATATCCTCGAACTTCCTACAACCATAAGAAGCGAAGTCTCCTTGCAACTTATCCATGTTAGGCAAGCAAGGGTAATTTTTACACCTAGTGCAGCTACGTTCAGGATGTTTGTAGTGAAAACCATCTTTGTCCTTAAACATTACTTCAGTAATAGGCATAATAATATTAATACACATGAACCAGCAGCGCCATATTTAATGACATTCTGCTTCTTTTTTAAAGACTTATTAAGACCTTCAATAGATCTATTCTTATCTTCAATTATGTTTCCATAATACAGTAACTGAACTCTACGGAGAGAGTCCGTTTTTTCCCAACTCTTATTTATTAGTTCTAGATTAGTTATTTGCTTATTCAATAACGGAACAGTTTCTGACAACTTCTGATGCTCAGCAAATATCAGATTAGTTGTTTTTAGTTGCTCGCTGGTTATTGTAACGGTCGATGTATTCTGAGAAAAAGCACAAATTGATGCTATCAGAACTAGACATAATAGTAGATACTTTCTCATCATACTTTTTGTCTATATACCTAATTTTCTCCACGATGGAATCGTTAACTATATAGATACTATCCCTAATTATAGAATCCCTTACTATTTCCTGCACATTAGGCGGAGAAACTACGGTTTCCTTCTTAGGTATTAGCAAATAAATAATTAACAATCCCATTAAAGCTATTAAGATATAGCAAAACTTAGTCCTGTCCATTCAGCTCAACGCCTATTGCCTTGGCTTTAGTTACCAGTTTAGCGCATTTAACTACATCTATACCTTCTTTAGCTAGATTCAAAGCTTGCTTCTCTTTATCAGAGAGATTTTTGATTTCATTCTTGAGGGCTTCTTTTCTTTCAAACCGAGCTTTCATCTGGTTATACCCCTTAATAATACGCTCTGGATTTTCTTTCAAGAAGGTAAGTTCCTGTTCCAAGAATGCTTTTACTAGTGTTTTGCCAGCTACACCTCTAGATGTAGTAAAGATATGTGGACACTTTGGGTCATGAAGAGCCTTATCATAGGCTTTCTTCTGCCCCTTAGCTAGGTCAAACGTATCTTCAGGGTTACATACTGCAATACCAATAGTTACTACTCTGCAAACTTTAGCATAGTCTAGATCATACCTATCTACATATCCATCAGTATCTACCCAACCTACTGTTAAGACACAACCATCTTCACTTATTTCAACAGCTTGACTCAAAGCACAAGCTACAATTTTACGTTCTTCACCCTTAAAGTCTACAAATGAGTCTGCCATGTACTCAATCACATCCTGTTTCATTTTCTACAATTTTAAAACCATTATTAATTAAATATTCTTCTGGAGCGAATTGTAATTCAAAGAATCTATGAAGAGAGTATTTCTTTCTCTTACAACATAACTGATTCTTTTTCAACACAATCGGTTTATTAGAAGAGTAATATTTCTCTTCCATCAGAGCAGCTCCCCAGCTCCATATTTGATATACTGAACTACAGTAGATAAACTTATCATGTGTATGCACAATCTGCTTATCCTTCTCGTAAATCCTCGGTAAGATCATTATAAAACACTTTTATAGTCTTAAAAATGAATTGATTCTTTTGAGTATTATAACGTTTATTCCATCTACATTTCTGATAGTGAGATAGTAGTTCGGAAGCTTTTACCCCAGTATACACATTTCTGCAAAAGCTATTGTCATCATCACAATCTGCTGCGTTTATGGTGTACTCTCCAATAGAAATCGCATAATGATAATGACTTCTCGCTACTTCGCTAAACTTCTCTTCTAGTTCATAATCTTCGTAAATAATGACTTTGAACTTGAATTTATCTCTATTTAGTAGCCTGGCTAGACAGTATGCTATATAGCAACACCCTCCACGATTAACGTCGTATTCCTCGTCTAAGAATCTACAAAGCTTATTCAACCTCTCCGCTAGAATCTCCTGAATCTCCCGAGACTTCGAGTTTAATTTCCTCCTTTGCCTTTTTAAGCTCATCTAAGTACTTACTTAAAGTTATAACTTCATCTTTTCCAAATTTCTTCCTTACCGCATAATGGCAACATCGCTCTATAGCGGCTTCTAGGGGATAGCCATAGCCTTCCACCTTGAATTCTTTTCTTGGATTTTTGCCACCAATATCATATAGCAACTCCAAGTCAAATCTTGGAGAAGATTCACTAATAGGAGTAAGCCTGTAGAAAGATCCCTCAATTATCATTTTCAACCTTCTTAATTAGTTTCTCTAAATAATCTGCCCTATCTTTGATTGCAATAAGTAATTCATCAAAATCATTCGCATCCTCTATAGCATCATATGTAGTTGAACAAGTACATTGTGGAAACTTTGAATCATCGTTACTAGAAACATTATGAATACAGAATGAACATGCTTCATAATCTATATTATATAATGTAATAGCAGTACATAACGAACACTTGTAAATATCTCCAAACCCAGTAATTTGGCTAAGTGCTTCAAAAACATGACCAACCCTATTACCAGACATATAAGCTTCTTCTAGGTCCTTCTTAGTAATACTTCTATATTTCTTAACTAATTTCTTGGCTGCTTCTAGATTTTTTACTTGCATACGTCAACTATAGTTAATTTAGGACTAACTAATTTCCAATTTTTATAAGAATTAGAGATAGCTACCCTATCAAAATTGTTACATAAATTTTTAACCCCAACTTCATTAACTGCATGACAAACTATTATTTCAAACTTGGCTTCTGGATATTCCTCCTTAAGTACTTTAAGTTCTCCTAAGAAAGTTCCTCCAGCATCACACAAGTCATCAATAAAAGTAAAAATATTAGAGTAGATATTCTTACGATTGGCTATCTCGAAGCCCTCGATTCTTCCAGTTTCAAGATTTCTTTTCTTTTTAAAAAGAATATAACCAAAATCAGAATACCTTCTACCATATCTTTCCCATGCCCCATAGTCTGGAAACACTAGATTCTTCAAAGGATCATCAAGATAAGTATGCCACCAATTAAATGCCAAATTATTATAACGATTTCCAAGTAATCTAGAAGTTCTTTCTGAGTGTGCTTCCAGAACATGTACCTTTCTATAGCCTAAGCTATTTAACATATTACATACTACTTTTAAAGAGAATGGACGATTAAAACTCATTACTCTATCCATACGCATAGACATAAGATAAGTAATATACAAATCCCATTCTACTTCTTGTCTGTCTAAAATATCTCCTACTTGCATCAAGAGGAATAAATCCTCAGTATTAGATATTCTGCAAATAACATCAATAGATTCCTTTCTATCTAATTCTTCAGTAAGGAAAAACTGAGGCTCTCCATCAGGAAATTTAGTAATATCATACTTAATTTCACTGATTTCCTTGTTGATTAAGTTTAATTTCATCTACTACATATTTTAAGATTTCATAACTTTCTTCCAGACCTGCCCTATCATCTAGGAGAATATTGTAATAAGGTTTCTTAGATTTAGAGAATATAGAACTACTAATATTTGGAGCAGATAAAGTATTAGGAGTAATATTTGCTATCCCTACTCGCATACAAATTGTCTGCTTTACCATAATTTCATAATCATCTTCATCAGTGGTGAATAAAATCATTTCAAAACCTAGAAGTGAGCATTCTTTAAGTAGTTCTATAACGCAACTATAATCTCCTCCATTATTATGGTAATCGAAAATAGTATTATCAAAATCGAAAGCGACTATTAGCTTTCCGTATTTATGGTACTCTTCTAATAGTCGTTTCTTGCAAGCTTCTTTCCCAAAAGGATGATTAAAGTCCATTGTCAATTCTTTGTCTGATTTCTTCAAGAGAATATTCTTTCTTCAAGATGCCATCTTCAAAGACGGTCTCTAAGTATCCCTCTTTTTCCTCCTCGATTGAGACCTGGTCGGTAGCAGTATACTTCCCATCCAAACCTTTATAGACAGCAATCAAACCTTTCAAAGAGTTCTTAGTACCATCATCAGTTTTAGGATGTTTGAAGATTTCTTTCAACTCGCCATTTACTACGCAAGCAGTAGCCTTAATAGCAAACCCAAGGCTATCTCTACTTGCATACTGATAGGAATATGAACCTACTCCCAGAACGAGATTACAAGCCGCCATATGAGCGTTTTCCAATCTCAAGTAGATTTGCTTTTGACGTTCCAGAGTAATAGAATCTCCATAAAGCAGACCAACCTTAGTGCTAGGATAGCAGTAATCCTTCGAAGTAGTATTCCACCCGAAGATTTTGCCAAGCATATAATATGCTCCATAATATTGACCTTCAGATACTTCAACATACTCTGCATCGTCATTAAATGGAGCATAGCAGCAATAATACTTACCTTCTTTCATTCTAGTATTGAAATGGGGATTAGTTCTCAATCCACAGATTATATCTACTGGGTCTCCACTATCAGGACGGATTACTACTCTACCATCACGAGCCATAATGTCTTTTTTCAACTTGGGCAAGAAATTTTCAATTACATTCCAGAAATCCCAAGTATCAGATACAATAGAAACAAACCCAGAAGGATACAAATCATTAATTAGACGTTTGAAAGTACCTAGCTCATCTTCCTCCCCTCCAGCACACATTACAGAGTGTTCTGTTGCTGGAACTGTAGCAGCAATCAATTCCTCGTCTGAATTAGCTCCATAATATTCTTCCAGAGCAGCAATAGCTGGGATAGTCTCACTTCCCACAAAAGAAGTCATATGTGCCATACCAGATATGATTGCAGCCTCCATACCAGCCATACCTCGCATTGAGAAATCATGGCAGCAAAAACTAAGATTTACATCTGTTGGAAAACCAGTCTTACAGGCATGACGATGTAACTCTTTCTTATAGAGTCTAGCTCTAGTAGCAGATGTGCATGGCATCCACAGAGTACAACTAATAATAGTCTCTAGGTAATTAGTTAACCAAAAGAACTCAGGTAAGGTATTCGTAATGGTCATCATAGGAACCCGAATAGGGCACACAGAACCTTCAGGAAGAGCCTTTATACGAATTGGTAGATACCCAAGGTCATATAAAGCTTCAATATGTCTGTACCCAACGGATTCAATACCAACAAAGTTGTATACTCTACGATAGAACATCTCCACAGCTTCCCTCTTTGGCAGATTAAAGAAGTTTTCTTGAAACTGTTTAATGAGATATTCCTTGATTAGGTATTGAATACCAAATACTACTGAACCTTCGGTTGCTTCTGGGAAGTATTTATTACTTCTAGGAGTCCAGTTACTATAAACTTGTTCAGTACCTTCTGGGTACATTCTGTGATGGCTTAATTTGTAACCATCAGTATAACAAATAATTTCTTTCATGTTTTAAATATAATTATTTAATTTCAGCCATTTCTTATATCCATAAAACCACTGATTTCCTTTTCTAACTCTTAAAGAACCTGTATTAACAAATATATCTACAATTCCGTGATCTTGTGTATGTAAGCTATATTGTCCATATAATGGTTCCTCTATTTTAAGTATTAGCGGATTTTTATTTAGTTTAGGAAGTAATTTACATTTGAATGAAGCTACTAGTATTTCCTTTCTTTTTGTCCTTTCTTCCTTGCGAGCTTCATTTATGTCTCTCCAATAATCTCCTACGTCTCCCATAATATATGATTATAATTGTAATAACCCTATTTCTTTCATTTTATATACTTATTTACGTATTTTACATATATATCATCAACGCGCTTTATTGATTCTTTTAGAGAATATCCATTCTTGTAATTCTTTAGAACAAGTCCTATATAAATCTTACTTTTACGATGAATTTTCATTTTTGACTTGTTCTCTTTCCACCAATCATATTCATTTCTAGGATTAGACCCATAAGTTTTACAAGCAGCTAAATAATCACAAATAAGCTCGATAACGTATTTCTTTGGCATTTCGGCAGCAATACCTCCATCATCCAAACTATGAATCCAATACTCATAGTGATGAGGATTTCTACCTCTATGATGTAAAAAGGTTTCAGAGTATCCATTTATATTCTTTTCATTAGCTAAAGAGCTTATTTTATCATCCCAATACTTTATAGATCTACTAAATTCAGTATAACTAAATTTAGACCAGTCATGTATTATTCCTTGCCAGTAAAGACCTAACTGGAAACAATAGTATGCTACCCAATATTTGTGCTTAAGAATTCTAATTAAATGTTTAAATACTCGCATTCTATTATTCAGGTTTCCTTGACCATAGTATAATGTAATCTCTGCTAGTTTTTCCATTATACCATAATAAAACGCTATCCTCGCTAATATCCACATAAGGATCAAAGTAAGCGAAGATAGCTATTAACACAAATATAATAAATAAAGCAACCATAATTATCTACCTTTGATAGACCCAGGTCTAGTAGTTGAGTCTTTATATCTTTGAGGTTGCTTATCCCACCACTGTTGTCTTGCTAGAAGTCTAGCTTTCATTTTACGTACTTTCATTGTTCTGTTACAATTATAATTCTGTTAAATTCTCTATCTCCAAACTCAGTAGTGCTTCCGCAGCCTTTAACTATAAGCTTACCCTCTGGAGCGCCATAACTAATAAGGGCCTTCTTCATAGATTCTGCTCTAGCTACAGCTAAGTTGTTATTAAAATCTACTGGACCTTCTTCAGAAGCATATCCTTCAATCATATATGACTTACCACTATTTGAAATATAAGCTGCTAACTCCGATACTGCAACATTAGAAGTTGTAGAGATTTCAGAAGAGTTCTGTATGAACTGAATTTTAGGTGTAAGAAGTTCTACCTTAGTAACTACTATAGTATCAGTTTTAATTATTTCTACTGGTTTACGAGATTCTAATTCGCTATTCTTAGCTCTCAACTCGTTAATAGCAGCATTAAGACTTTCTACTTCAGTGTCACTATATAGTTTCATCATAGGAAAGTTTCCTTTACTAGACTTAAATCGGTAAGTAGCTCCAACATAAACATTTACTTCCTGATTTAGAGGAGTAGTCTTTGGAAGTAGTATATACTCTGGAGTAACATTTAGTGCCCAATTATCGGTAATATTAAAGTTGCATCTAATTGCACCTCTTGCAGATACATTATTATAAACATCACCATAAGTATGATACCAACCAGCACCTATCAGTAATATAGGCTCAAATAAACGTCTAGAACCTTCGTATCCACAAATAAGATTAGTTAGATTAGTAGTTACATTAGCTGTAAGGTTATGAGAATCGAAGAACGTTTTATTGCCTTGATTCATACCCGCCATCATATCCAACTCCAGTCCAAAGATAGGAGTAATTTCTTTACCTACAGCAATATTTACTAATACATCATGAGGCTCCGCCCAACTTCTTGAGTTATCCCAAATTGTAGTACCTACATTACCAGAAACATACCAGTTATCTTTCAAACTTCCAGTTTCAACAACTTGTGCACCAGCAAACGCGCACATTAAACACAAACAAATAATACTAAAAATTTTCTTCATAATTCTATTAATTAAATTAATGATTGTAATATTTCTATAATTTCTTTATGCAATTTTCTTTCTTAGTTTCATATTCCTGGCTGGCCTCTCTAGCTAACCTATCTGCGAGATTATTCATCTGAGAAAAGAAGTCTGAACTTGAAGTATGTCCTTTTACCCAACAAAAATCTATGTTAGAACAAAATTGTTTTGCCTTATCTAAGACTTTGTCATATAAACTCCATAACTTTATATTCTTCTTTCTTTTCCATCCTTTAGTAGTACATCCTATAACGTACTGAGAATCTGAGTAAACAGTCAGAAATTCGATTTTACGACTTACTGCATTTAGAGCATAAATTACTGCTAACAACTCACATTTATTATTAGTAGTATTAGGAATCATTTTACTAAATTCATAGACTTTTTTACCATCTATTACGAACACAATCCCTATTCCTCCTGTGTTTCTAGAGGGACTAAAAGCTCCATCAGTAAAGACCTCTAGTCTACTCATTAGTGGTATTTACTCTCATATTAGTTCCAAGTAATATTGCTATCTTTAGCAAATCGTCTTGATTGTCACAAAATATATTATCTAAAATATAGTTTGCGTAATCAACAATTCTAACTCTCTTTCCTATAGCACCGTATTTTTCGTTAAGCCATTTAAGCTGAGGGGCAAAATCTTCTAGGTCATCCCCTAAATGCCGTAAAGCCTTCCTAATAGGAACAGGAAACCACATTTTCTCTTTTATCCAGTCTAAATGACAATAACCAAACGCAAATGCTCTACTTAAATCCTTCTGAATAAACTCGTCTAACTCGAAATTTCTCTCATGCCTACCAGCTTCCTCGAAATCATCTTTCAAATCCTCACAAAAAATCTGATTAAATTTAATCATAACTCCAAGTTTCTAGGCAAGCTATGAGTTCCAATATCCCATGTCTGCAAATAACCTTAAATGGTCCAGTAGCTATAGAAAGATAAGGATTTTTGTTGTCATTGTACAGCTTCATTACTTCTCTTAGTAATGTACTAGCATTTCTGGATAGTTCATAAAGGGTAGGAACTCTGTATTCATGTGGATTTATGTACATTTTCCATGTACTTTTGCTTATACAGTGACCCTCGTCATCATATTCTCTATGACTCTTGTTCCACTGCATATACTCCAGAACCTTATCAAAATCAAAGTTCTTCATAATGCTTTTGTATTGTTCCTCCAATGGGGGACAATCATCCTTTGTCAGGACCGTTCTTTTTGTTTTGCTCATTTTTGTAACAATTAACAAGATTCTGTAAGTTGGACAACTTATCAGTTCTTACACTAACTAGTAGTCCACCCTTACGTAAGTTGTAACTAAGTTTAATTCCGCAATGATTTAGAATTTCAATAAATTCTCTCAACGCGCTTCCCTTTAACACATTTCTGTAGACTAGTTTCTGACCATCTTGATATCCTGCTCGATAGTATTCATTCGCAACATCAGAAATAAGCCATCGCTTAATAGGAGATACCCTACTTAAGAGTTCATTGACTCTGGTTGCGATAAAATCCATATTACCGAATACTATCAATTACAAGACTATCTACACTTAGAGTGTTTGTACTCATTGTGTCAGCAACTTCTTTAACGATAGAATCGTTTTCTGGAGCCTGAGTTTTTGTATTACCTGCACAAGCAGACATCAGCGCAACCATTCCAAAAAGCAATAGTACTTTCTTCATTTTCTTAATTTAAATTAGTTAATAATCATTTTATCCATCAAAAAAAAGAGTGGTTCCAGTATCTGTGCTTCACCAGATACCTTCCCCACTCCTATCACCCCGAAGAGCTTGTACCATTATTAGGTTGGCCAACCTCCCTCTTCATCTTGTTGAGAATTTGGGATAATAGTCACCAAGTTTAAAGATTACTTGTAACTGAAGCAAAAGGCTAGAATCCCCGAAGGGGTTCCGTAACTCCTTCAACACGTGGTTGACGAGCTATGTAGGAAGCTAACGCGCAGGCAAAGATGAAGCCGTAGTCAAAGACCTAGCTACACTAACAAAGACTAAGACAAAGGCTCTCAATTAGAGAGTGAGTTGTAAATTTTTGTGCAGCCAGCGAATAAAGATTAAATCCATGCGGATTTAAAAATATACTGTTCATAATTATTCCTGTTAAGTATGTTATGTTAGCTTCCTACGGAAGTCCTCTAATTACTTAGAGGAAGAATCACCTTGTCTCTTGATCTCTTCAAAAGTATCCAAGAGATCTTTAGGCAAAGCGATTTTTAGTTTGGAAATATGTTCCATTTCAGAAGTTTTCCAACTATTGAAACGACTTCTCAATTCTCCTAATTCGGAGGTATATCTGTCGTATCTTGCTTTAAATTCAGCTATCTTTTCACGATACTCTTGTTCTTGAGCGTTAGAAAGTTTGTTAACTTCCTCCTTAAGCTCAGCTTTAAGAGCATTTAATTCCTTTTCGTAAGAACGATAGGTATCTTGAAGAGACATGAACATATTATCTACTTTTTCTACTTCGATAGTAGGGTTTTGGTAGTAGAGAATTAAGTCTCTTCCAGAGCCTTCCTTATAGATAGGACAATTCTCAGCTGCATGAACTTCTTTTCGTGCCTTACTAAAGGCTCCTTTTGGATGAATATACTTTCCATATGTAGAAGCAAACGCCTCTAATCTTAGGAATTTATTTCTCTTGTTAATATCCCACGACTTTATGATAGTTTCTTCAGTCGGAGAAGGTAGAGCTTCTGGATACTTAGGCGGCTCTGGCAGCCCTATTCCCTGACTTTCTGCCCAATCTTCAAGTGTAGTAGCAGATACTTTGCCAATCATTCCTTCTTTCTCTTTGATAGCTTCTCGTACCCAAGCACAGAAACTATTCATGGCAGCAACCTTTTCCAAATCGTCTTTAATAAAGCTAAGGGAATTTTGTCCTGCTGTCATTAGCTGCTTTTCTCCTCCACCAATAGAGGCCACAGATACTTGAAAGAATCTCACATTATTCAAACGTTCCTGTGCTGCTTGAATCATTTCTTGTGCGATGTTCGCATAGAAGTTTGCTGACGTAGAAGTCAGTCCTTCATTTCCAAAAAATACACTGTTCATAATCATTAATTTTTATTTGTTATTTCAATAAGTAGTCCAAGAGGGACTCGAACCCTCACGGGCATTCTGCCCACCGCAGTTTAAGTGCGACTCCTATACCAATTCGGATATTGGACCAAATAAAGTAGCTATTCTCACGAACCAATACTTTTAATACTATTAACTAATGTTTCTGTTCAATTATACAATTGTAAATGTTAATCTTAAAGTTAATTTTTGTTAAGGATACCCTTACAAAAGTCAATAAATCTATCTACATTGTATCCATAATCAATATAGTTAGAACTTTTTTCTATAGTAGATAATACGTCTTCTACATTGTATAATTCCATTTCTTCTATGGGATATCCTTCACCGTGTACACAGTTACTATGGCCTCCTGCTGTAAGCCAGACAGATCCATCAAATTTGCAACATAGACATAATTTAATCCCAGCGTCCAATAATCTCTTTCTTACAGAGGGGCAATTTATCTTTAATATAGCTATCATTTTATTCTAGTAACATTATAGACCCAAGATACATCAGAAAAATCAACATATATCTGAGAGTTTCCACTATTTTCAACTCGTAGTCTTAAATATCCCCTATCGAAGTCTTGATCTATTACAGTAAACTTAACTTGCTGACCACCAGAATCCCTTGGAGATGCTACTTGCTCTAATACTTTATAGACTTGAGTGTCCTTACTATATACTACAATAATATCTTCCGACAAGTCAAACTTGATATTTATGTTAACAGATTGCCAGTCTGTCCATTCATATCCTTGGAATTTTATAGCAAACTCTGTAGCTTTATACCATTGAGTTTGAGCTTGGACTGCTCCTATACAGAACAGTCCAAACATAATTATTACTATAATTCTTTTCATCCTAGTTCAGCAAGCCTTTGTCTGATTTCATCTTCGGACATACTTTCCATTTTCTCAGACTGCTTTTTAGCTAGCAGTTCAGTCAAGCGTGCCTTTTCAGCTGCCTTGTCTTTAGCTTCTTCTCTAGCGGCCTTATCTTTCAACTTATCTGTGATTACATCTTTCACAATGTTGAACTTCAACTTCAGTTCGCTATTGCTAGGAGTATCATTAGTTATGAAAGATTTTCTAGGACTTTTAGCTAATTCTTCGTCATAGGACACTGCCAGCCTGTCCAATGCAGGCAGACTTAAGTCCCACAAATCTTCCACACTCAAATTACCTTTACTAGTTGCGAAGCGCAACTTCATTTTAGATGCTTGTTTGTACATAATTAGAATTTAATTTTAAATAGTTTATTATTAACTTTAACTACAACCTCATCGTGAGACGTACTAGAGAATCCTAGTCCACTCAACTGGTTATCATTGTATTCTGCTTTAGCTCTAGAGCCAATAGCTTCGAATACTCTCTTATGATCTTTTTCGAGATCAGGTCTCAGATATTCATTAAAGAATCCTCGAACTGGGTCAGGATTTTTACATCCATCAATCATGAAGAATAGGTGCTTGTTTCCTATTTCATTACCTTCCCAATAATTTGGGGAATACATGATGCAAGAAACAGTTTGGAAGCGCATAGTATCAATGCCCCACTCGTTCATAGACTTGTATGAAGTTGCACCTTCAGCAATTACTGGACTTAGGGTTATATTACCACTAGAATCCACATTAATAATCGCTACTGTAATATATTTTTTGTCTGGCACCATCTTATCATAGTTGAACTTATGAAGTTCTCCATTGATTTCGATTTCTACCTCGAATCCAAAGTCTATGGATTCTCTTTTGCAGAAGTTATGCACCCTTACTACATATCGACCCGATCCGAATCTAGATTGGTCAGCCCAGATAATATTCTCTACTGCATCTCTAGTTTTACAAGAACCAGCATTCATATCTACATCTAATTTGCCTCCAGATATCCCTCCCTTACATCCAAAATAGATTTCACTACCGTTAGGTTCTGTTACATGGAGATCAAGATCATCATAGTTAAACCAATGCAGAGAACATCTTAGGAATCCATTTACGTTACCACCTGCTGCTTTTACTTTCTCCTTGAATGAATCTGCCATAGAGCCATTATACACCCAGGCGAAGTTATTCTTCCATTTGAACAGCTGACCTGCATCAGGGTTCTCTGGAGCAGTTAGGGTAACAAAATTAGGAATATGCTTATTCTCAACAAGAATTTGCACATCCTTAGAATGTGGCAATACATTAGTTACAAACTCTGAAATTGAGATTTCAGTAGCTTTGGTATACTCTTTAGGATTAACCGTTGAGGTCTCTTTTAAAGAGTCAAATATACCTCCCTTCATACGTGCACGAGTATCTCTGTTTACAAATAGTACATCATTCACAGAAATATCTTCTACACGAGCATGACGGCGAGGAAGAGCATCAGTTAGCCCAAGCTCCTCAACTTTCTTCTGAGCAGCCTCGATCTGTTTCTTAGTAATAAGAGCAGTAGGTCTCTTATAGTTAGATGGAGCCATAATGTTCTCATAAGACTTAACAGCTCTTTCTAGGTCTACACCATTACTTAAGTCAATCAGCAGAGTTCCCATAGCTGTATTTCTAATTTTAGCTATTGGAGATTTGAAGTTAAACCAACAATAGTTAGTGCGGACCTCTGGTGAGAGATTATCGGCCTCAAGCATAGTTCTTCTGAACTCTTGCAGAGTCTTTAGGAATTCTTCTCCGCGATAGAGATTATTATCCTCTATCAACTCAATTACAGTTTCTACCGCACTTAGTTTAAGCTCGGAAAGAGAACGTTCAAAGACACTAGCTCTAGCTCTAACATCTCCGCGATAACCTGCGGCAGAGTCGAAATGATGTACTCTCTTGTTGAATTTAAACTTGTTAGGAATAGTCACGTACAAGTGAGTCCAAGTTCTAGTAGTTCCATCAGGAAGAAGTTGCACATTATGATCACAACCGTGAAACTCATTAACACTCTGAATGAATATATCTCCTATTCCAGCTTCCTTAACAAGTTTAGCCAAATCAGATGCGGTCTTTTCATAGCCAGGAGTGTGGACATCATCCCAGAAGGTTTTCACCTTGTAGGTTTGAGGGTCTATAGCGACTACCTTGCCATAGTGACGTATGAAAGACTTACAAGCATTACAATTATGTTCCTGACGAATTGTTTCATCTTCAAAGGAGAGGAGATAACTCATCCACAAAAGGTCTTTGTCCACATTAACTACGAATAAATTATCTGCAATCATAGCATTGAAAGCAGACTCCACATCTTTCTTAAAATCTTTAAAATTCATTTCTTTATTCTTATTTGTTCAACTTCTATTCCAAACTTTTTAGCAATATCTTCTAAAGTGAGTTCTATTTCTTCCTTACGTTCCCAAAGTAGGATTAGACATTCTTCGTTAAATACTTCAGATAAGCTTCCTTTAAATTTATTCTTATCTATATTATATACTCTCATAATATCATAGTTACTACTATAAGAATTAAATAAAAGTAAATCACAATTATCTAAGTCTATCCAACTTGTGTAATTAGCTCCAACAGTCTCACGTACTATTAGATATTTATTGTGATTTCTACATTCAATAACCATTCCGGGTTTTATATCACTCTTTTTCATTTTGAAACATTTGGTTAGTTAATATCAACGATATTCCGCATATCGTAACAACACCTATTCCAACTAGTTTATAACTAAAAGTAAAAAATAATACTAGTAGTATATTAACTATCAATTTTGCTATCCATTTCATCAATCAATTTTCTTAAAGTTACATAACTCTCTTCATAAAACTTATCCTCTTTAGGTTCAGTTATGTTATAATTTAATAATATTTGCTGGAACCTCAAATATGGATTATGATCAATAATTTCCTTTAATACTTTAAGGATTTTATAGTTAGCGACTTTTCTAAGCTTAGCTATGTTATCAATCTTTTGATCCATAATTCTTTACTATTTCAAGTTCTAATTTTCTAAGCTTGCTTTCATAAGATGGATCGGCAGCATAATTTATTCTACTTAAGAAGCTATAGTAGTCTTCCCCATCTTTGTACTTGTTCAAGATAAACTCTTTATAGGCGAAAACACAACTTATCCAACTATCAAACTTAAAATAAGACTTCTTCTTAGAGTTGTATAATCCAAATAAGTTATTATTGTCTCTACATAACCTTGACTGAAAATTGCCAGATTCCAGAATAGCCTGTGCTGTTATAATAGCTGGATTTGGAAAATCGTAATGCTTCAAAGTATTGTACAATACTTCTTCGTTTACTTCATCCAATAAGTAGAATGGATGCTCTGGCAGCAATACTGTTTCCTCCTGTTTCTGATTGAAATGTATCAGATGATGCAAGGAATAACCAGTTGCAAATCCAAATACAATACTAATCATGAGGATAATTAAAACTTTCTTTTTCATAAAACTTCTTCTTCTATTAATTTAATATCCAAGTAATTTTGAGTTACCGCCCATTCTATAGCGTCTTTCTTCTCTAGAAAAAGAGGAGAGATCTTCTGGTAGTTTATAGGGACTTGCCCATCATATGCCGTGGGAATTGAAAAATAATACACTTTCATAGCTAAATTGAATTAACAATTCTCGTTTAAAGTCTTCATTTTATATTTCTTAAATAAATATTTTCAGGATATACTTCATCTGGAAATACCATTAAAGTTACTGGACAAAGCCATAACTTATCATTATAATGTTTACTTCTACACATGTAAGTAGCTCCTTGTTCATCCTCATCAATCTTAGACAATATAATTTCCGCAGCGTTTGGACTAACAACCTGTACTTTAACATATTTATTGCCTAGTGAATCAAGAAGTTTATCAGCTCCGTCTACCATAGATAGTTCCATTACATCACCAATAAAATCTGGCCACCAATAGAACCAAGTTTCTCCAACTTTTATAAATTCAAATATTCTCTTCATATGTATATTTTTTTAATAACTTAATTTTATTAGACACGTATTCTCCATTCTCATTTAAATAATATGAAGACCCTTTAGGGATTATACATTTTACTAATATAGTTTCAGAACCATATACGTCTAGTTGATGAACTGTTTTAGAAGCAAATACCATTGTCAACTTTCCTATAGCACTAACTGTACACCCTAATGAATAGGAATGAAATCCTTCATCTATACAATAGACAGGAGAACCAAAAACCTCTCCAATAGTACTTGTGTACTCCTTGCCTATTTCATAGTTAAAGCCCATATAAATCGAAGATAAGGTGTCGGCTTTAGAAGTTAAGGACATTACCTTAAAAACTGGGATATTATATTTAGCAACCTTTAGTTTCGGAATTTTTACACTAGTCCAACACATGCTAACCAATTTTATATTAAACAAAAATACCCCAGTAGACTATTCTACTGAGGTACTAATTAATGTATAAGCTTTTTGTAGTAATCTTATAGTAGGGGTTAATTTACTATCTACTACCACTATTTTGTAAATATTTAACATTTCTTCATAAGTAATAGAAGTACAAGTTAAGAAGATCTGAATATCTTCGTTTATACTACAAGCATCTTTCAGGCCTAGATCTTTTCTAATCATTTGGGACAATGTCCCAATTTCACTTTTGTTCCAGGTTGATTTACTCTTTACTAATACTACCCTTCCAGCCGCTCCTAACTCTTTTTGCTTCAGTCTAGTTTTCACCATTCCTTTAATAACTAGGTCTGGAGTATTTTCTAATTCTGGTTGAGACATCGCTAAATGAATTTTATTTACAGCAGGCAGTTTAGTTTCTGACTTATGTGTTGTTGTCATAACAGGAGTTTTCAACCCTTTTAATACTTGAAAAGCAGGAACAAACTCTTGAATCTGCTTAGCATTCCAGACAAGAAATCTCCCCTCGCTTCCCTTTACAGTCACTAGATACTTAGAACCCCCATTGTGAGGAATAATAACTTGTATATCCGCATCGCTCATCTTACTATGATGATCCGATACTCTTAATTTTACATTCCCAATAACGAAATATCTAGATTCCGTTGTTTCAGCATCTATAATTTCAGAAGCTGTAGCTACTAAATACTTTTCTAATCTAGTCATAAAAATTAATCTGATTTAATGGTTAAGATCCCCTACTCAGACTCGAACTGAGGTTTCAAAATTACAAATTTCGTGTTCTAACCAACTAAACTACAGGGGAATAGGCAATATTGTTGCCATCAATTAATCCAATTGATTTCAGTATTTCCTACCCAATCTTTAAATTTCGGATATTTTTCTTCAATTGATTGCCGTTCCTTTGTCCATTTATAACTAACTGGAACACAAATCTTCTGTGGAGCTTTACCGCATTCTGACTTCAGAGTATAACTTACAGCCTCTGAATCAACAACTGTAATATCTAAACTACTTGTTTTAAACATTACAGGTGGAGTGTCTACTGATATAGTATTCACGAAGGTAGACGTATTAACACCAAATGCTTCATGTACTTCCTTATCTCCAATATATAAAGGAAGAGTTCCACCAACTGCTTGTAAGGTTATAATATAACTATCCCAGGTTTTATGAAAATCAAACACAACATCGTTAAAATCAAAGTCTCCGGTGTTTCCTAAGTCTTCTGCAATTATACGATAAGTGTCTTGATAAACGGCTGGCTCTAGGCGAAATATCCAATCATTATATAAATCATCATTATCTCCAAAAGTTTTGGTACCATTGTCCCATTTTGTACCATAATAATAAAAGGCAAGGTAATAATGTTCTCCAATCTTTTGAATTGTATACTTATCGCTAATTTCCTGACCGGTTTCTGAATTATGGTATTTAAATATCTTAGTATTACCATCTTCTACAAGCCGCTTCCAAGCAGTTCCGCCATTAATATCATTTATTTCTTCTCCAACGAAGACCTGGTTCATATGTCCCGCATGGTTTGATTTGCTTACAGGAATAATCCAAAAATTACACCAATCAAGGTTTAATGTTTTAGGATTAGGATTGCTATTAAACCATTTAGTCACCATTACTATCTCTTCTTGAGAAGCAGCTTCTGGAATGATTACTTTTTTGTTTACAAAGTCATGATTTTCTTTGATGACAGTTCTAGTCTTCACTCCGAATCCCCAATCCTGGTCTGGGGCAATTTTTCCGTATCTCTGCTCAAAATTATAAGCATAAGTTGCCTCCTTAGAATTGTCAAATTTGGAAACATCTGTAGTACATGCCCCAAAAATGAATAGAAGCGCAAATAAAATAAATTTGTACATACTATTTAGTTTTAATTTTACTACTAGTTAATCTATCTTTCTAAATTGTGCATAAGTATAGTTCTTAACTACCCCATCATCAAATTTAATTTTACAATAGCTATTTCTAACTAAAGTAATAATTCCAGTTTTACCTATATCACCTGAATGAGAGAAAGTAATTAGAACTTTATCTCCTTCTTTAAATAGCTTATAGTTTTTCATTTAATGCACTGTTTGATTATATCCTTAGTAATTATTCCAGTATCACGAGTAAGAGAGTCTAACTTCTCCATATCAAACTCATCTTCATGAAACTTGAATTGAATCCACGTTGGTTCACTTAGTCTGAAATCTAGATAAGTCTTACACTTGTCAGTTCCTAACACTTCATGCACCATAGCTAGAATACGCTTACCGGCAGCTTTAGTCCTTACAAAACCTGAAATATTTGGACAACCAGGACCTCTAGAACTCCAGTATTCACCATCTTCTGGGCGTTCATCAGCTGGTTCCCAATGCCATGCAGGGACACCACTTCTAGGATGTCTAATTCTGAATGCTTCTTCCATAACCAACTCAGATTTTGGGTCTGAAGGATTTTCGGGATGGCAGCCATATCGTACTACTCCAGTTGGGTTTTCACTTCTAACCTCAAAACTTAAACCACAATGTTTGCAAGTTCCAGATGCTAAACCTCCTCCAGAAACTCCACTACTTACAACATAATCGCACCCGCAATTAGGACAACCCCATAGCTTATATTCGCCATATAATACTGATAACATTAGTTATTCATTTAAATTCTACTTCTCTTAAAACAACATACGACTTGCCATCTTCTCCTTCTTGAACACATCCGTTAGCCTGCAAAAAAGCTAATAATGAACTCCATAGGGATATGATAACTATCTATAACAAGCATACCGTTACTTATATGGTAACGTTCTTTTCTTTCTAATCTAGTGGGATTACCGTTTAGAGCAATCTCACCAGAATATTTATTCTCTTTATCAGGTTTAATTCCCTTTATGTAAATAGAACTGCCTGATTCAGCTAAGTAGACCTGTTGTATTACGCTTACAGTTCTGGAACATCTGAACGGTCATCATAATAGCCTTCATCTCCAACAAGCTGAGCCAAGCATCCGTGCATATACGGAACTAATTCCGGTCTTTCTCGATAAGTTCTGAATAAAAGCCAACTCATGCTCATAGAGTTTCCAGTGTGTCCATTATCAAAGAACTGAAGTTTGTCCTTAATAGCATCAACTAAGTCGTACAAGCTCTCATACTGCTTCAAGAAGTCTTGATACTGTTCATCACCGAAATCTTGGAAAAATTCCGAGAATGAAAGAGCCTGCTTTATACATAACATTTCATACTCAAACAAGTCATCCTCTTCGAAGGAATGGTCGGTTGCAGCTGAGAATAGACGATTAAATCGTTCGATTCTGTTTTGAAACTCTACAGGGAGAGTTTCTTTAGTAAGATTTTCGTAATTCATAATCTAAAAATTAAGTATCTAATTAATTACTAGTAGCGGGAGGGACTCAACTTTCAGGTTATGAGCCTGACTAGCTACCTCTGCTAACACCCCAGCGATATTACAAATGTTTTTTAAATATTTCACAATGATTATATTCACCTCCCCAACATATGGGATATTCTTCTTCCTTGGCTTTCTTATAGCCTTCGGCTTCCTTTTTGTCCAGAAATATCTGACACTCAGTTTTATAGTTCTGAGGCGCATTAGCTGGATGATAATTCACTACGACTACGTATACTTTCATAATTATTTAATTTTGTTGTGGACTCGAACCCTATCTTCCGGTGTGCAAAACCAGTGCTCTAGCCATTTGAGCTAACGGCCCATGTTTGAGATTTTCTTTTTAATTGGTGACATAACTCATAAATTTCCACTGTTAGGATTCCATAACCTAACATCACCAGATAAGTTTTCTTATACATAGTCTTATAGGACTACTACGCGAGGGCTGGCTTCAACTTAAACCTCGAATGGATCTTTGCCTTATAGATTATTTAATCAATTAATTAAAAATTGGTGGATGCTAGCCGTTTCTATTCCACCATTGCGTACTACAGTGCTAGCTACCGTCTAGACTACTCTCTTCCTCACATCGGTCTAGAATTTGCTGGATTACTATTGCTTAGTTAAAACTAAGGAGGATTCAGCAAGAAGGCGTACAGTGCAGGATTCGAACCTGCGATGGGATTACTCCGACGGGTTAACAGCCCGTTGCTTTCGACCACTTAGCTAACTGTACATATTACTCCACAACAGCGATAAGTACCCCATTGGTACTTACCTTTTAATGATATTTTTACTCTTGTTCTCTGTATGGAGAAGGTATTGTTCCAGACACTAACCAAGTGTAGTTCTTAGAACTCTGTTCAAAATACCATTTAGCAGCTTTCTTTACAACATTAATTACTTTCTTCATAACATTAAAGTTTAAAACTATTAATAATTAATCTAATAACAGAGCCACAAAAGGAGTTTAGTTGCGGAGGTAGGATTATTTCCAAATAAATTTATATGCAGTTTTCAATTTCCCTTTCACACATAAACTAATCTTCTAGCGAACACCTCCATTATAAGTTTTAGCATAGCCGTTGTCTACTAACCAATGTGCAGCATCAGCTATACTGTTCCAAGTTCTAATAAAGTTATTATTTAAGTCATATTGAGATATTGATACAGGCTGCTTACAACTTCCCTAGTAGAATTTGTTCTTTGGTATATTGTTTATATTTATTACCTTAGAAACTGTATCAACAGAACATTGCATTTTGATAGAAACTTCAATCATTGTCATTCCGCTAGTATATAAAGAGATTATTTCTTTATAATCAAATAAGATAGTTCCATCCCCTCCTCTAGTAGCGTTATAGCCATTTGAGTATGTGTCTAGCTTATCTATAAACTGAATTTCATAAGAAGCTAATTCCCCCTCATCACATTCATACAGCTATTCGACTATAAAATTCTCTATACCATATTTATTCATGGCATTATATAGCGGCCTCTTCTTACATTTTTCTTTTTTGTAATCCCTACAATGCTCTTTAAATCTCTTAGTTACAGAATAAGTAGTTTTTCCAACATACTATTTTCCGTTAATTAAATTTGTAATGCAATAAATATATCCCATGTTCTATTCTTATTTAAAATTAAACGTATTAGTAAGATTAGCGTTATCCAACTCACACCACGTGGAGGTTCTTACTTGTGAGTCTTGCGGAGGTAGGATTCGAACCGTTTATGACGATTTCTAGGTTATGAGCCTAGCGAGATGACCAACTTCTCTACTCCACGATATTAGTAGCTAATTTACATCCGCTACTCAGGGATGCCTTTCACGATAAGGGACGCCCTTCTAACCGTAGGTGACGACTGGGTGATAACGTAACCAGACACGTTAACTATTTGTAGTTAAAAAACCTACACTTAGGCTAAAATGTCGAGACTCGGTGGTCAGATTCGAACTGACGAATCAGCAGATTTGCAGTCTGAGCCATTAAACCACTCTGGTACACCGAGGTGACTACTTCTCCACCCCGTAAGACTAGCTATTCGGAGATAAGACCAGTTACAACTTGTAACCGCTGTGGAGCCTTGTTTCGTCGTTCCGATTAAAGGATTTGAACCTCTGACCTCCCACTAATGCTTTATTGGTATGGGCGCTCTACCATACTGAGCTAAATCGGAAAAGAGTGGATAATGAGAATCGAACTCACATCCTCGGCATGGCAAGCCGATGCACTAACCATTGTGCTATACCCACAAATGTGCAGGTAGAGAGACTCGAACTCTCCCCTCCAGATTGGAAGTCTGGCGTGCTCAATCCATTAACACCACACCTGCATAATGGAGAGTTTTACGATACTCTCCTAAACGAATTACTCAGATAACAACTCCTGCATATCAATCTCCCCCATTACCTTAGTAATAGCAATTTTGAATGGGTTTCCCTTGATTCTATTAAATAAATAAGTATTACGAAATTCTTTCACCTCGTCAGGGACATTAAATTTCTTTTTACCTTTCTCTATAGTCTTCCATGTGACTACTCTACAGCGAGTTATTTCATAAACACTGTCGTTCCGATCAACGTAAATCCTGAAAAAGTTCTTTTTGTAGTTAAACTTCTCCACTCTTTTAAAGTTTTTAACTTTAGAGTGAAATTTCAAATCACATTTTCCGTTAGCTAATAAAATCAATTCTGCCATCTAATTTACTCACACACTCTATGAGATTCAAAGTTAAAGAGTGTTAAAATACAGTCTTTGACTGCCAGTCATTTAGTTTTAACCAATGGGTACTATTCTTCACCATTTAAGCTAAGCTCGAAACTAAAATAAAGGTATTAGTTTATATAAATAAACGATTTTCCAAATTCCTGTTTAAAGGATTCTAACCATCCTTCCATTTCTTCATCACTATCAAAGTAGACAGATTCGTCATATTTATCAGAAAGCTTTAAAATAATATGAGGTTTCTGATATACTTCCCCATTCTTGTAGAACTCATGTTCATTGTCTAACACTGAAAGTAACTTTTCCTCTGTATAAGTGTAATATGGATCCCAATGATACCAATAATTCTTATGTACTTTCCAAAATAAGAATCGGTAATCCTTCACACAATGTATCCAATCTGGATGCTTTTTAGTTTTAAAAACTAAAAGCTTTTTCACTAAATTCGCATTAATATACTTGTCCATACTTTAATCCCAATATTCTGGGCAGTTTTCAGTCATTAATAATCCCTTTTCGCAAAAGCCTTTATCGTAGAAAATGCAGGATAAACACGAAAGATTGTCCCTAGATTCATATTCTTGAATACCTTCTTGAATATCTCTTTTTGCTTTGTATCTTTCTTTTCTATTCTCTTTCTGGTACTCATATTGAGTCCTTCTACTTCTATAAGGACTGGTACAATTCTTAAGTATCTTTGCGTGTTTAGAACTATCAAGAAAGTCTGCAATTGACTCACAGACCTTCAACGCCTTATTCCTTATTATAGGAACATTATACCTTACATTGGCTTTAATTCCAGCAACAGGTACGTAAAATTTACCACAAGCATTGTAAACCTTTTTAGCTCTTGAAATCCACTTTCTTTTAGAAAGTTCTCTTCTTAATTCTCTATTCATAATAAACAAGATTATAATGTACACCGGGTGGGATTCGAACCCACAACGTGATCATTAATCTGTACCAGATCCTAAATCTGGCGCGTTTCAACCAAGTTTCGCCACCGATGCATCATAAATACTAGTTTAAACCTCTTTTTTAGGTACACTTAGGTTGCTTTTATTTCTTTGGCAACCTTAACCATTTCGTTATATTTCTCTACTACCTTATTAAAGTCTTCTTCAGATATTTGAAAGACTTTGTGAGAGTTTTCATACCACTCTTCTTGACCAGGAAACCACATTATATTAATATATCTCTTCTTCTCTAATTCCATATGTACCTTAGATGAATCAATATAAACTGAATAGGCATCCTCTTCAATTCTACTACTTTGTGGATCGGTTGGGTCGGATGTAAGTCTGAAAAACATTGTTGACATACCATTAAAGTCTATCTTGAAACACTTTCCTATATAGCTTTTAAGTAGTGCTTTATGTCTATTGTCGCTGTCTACCTTCTCTTGGCGTCTTTTACGTTCTTCTTCCTTAACATATTCATTATACTCTCTTAGAGTGCTATCTGGATACTTGTCCAGATATTCTTCTATAGGACTCTTTCTTCCCCACATCTTATACTACTTTAAGATGACAATAAATACTAAATTCTGGAATCGGAATCCAAGTTGCAATACTATTGCTATCTACTGGTTTACCCTTGTTGATTGTACAAATAGTGATATGAGGTTTAGCATTTGCACAAGGTAGATATTGGTCTCCCAGTTCTACTCCAAAAGCTATTGCTTTCTCAGAAATTCCTATTTTATTTACAATTAATCGAAAATTACCATCTATACGATATTGTAGGTTATTAGCCATCTCTTCTTCATGTTGATTTTTATGGAGAAGAGTGCAATGGTCTAAATAAATAGTACTTCCTCTCTGGAACACCAGATTGCAAATAATAGGATTTCCAATAATAACTTGCATAAGTTCGTTTCTAGTTGGTTCATCTAAGAACAATCCAAAATACTGATAATTCATACTCAAAAATTTAAATATTTGTTGGGAGTGCCAGATTCGAACTGACGACCTCTGGGCTATGCACCCAGCGAGCTGACCACTGCTCTAACTCCCACAGATCAACACATTGTCCTAGGCTATATTAATCTATACTATTTATCTTCCGATAAATAGATGTGGGCATAGAGGGACTTGAACCCCCGACCTTGAATGTATAAGATTCCTGCGCTAACCAACTGCGCCATATGCCCAGCTTATTAATTTCTAACAACTATTTGTTCTTCTGGTTTTAACCTTTCTGCCGCATTAGAGTGTAGCTTACCACACCTAACACACCAACAAACCCCGAATGAATTTTCTCGAACTTTACATTTACCTTTATCACAGAACTTGACAACCTTTCTATAATCTTCTGGCTTCATATGATTAATTATTAATAGTTAAAAATACAGCCTTTACTGCCTTCTCAGTCCTAAATATTTCGTGCTAGCTAAGAGTTATTATTAGGTAATACCGCAACGGATTTATTCAGCTGACTTTACCGTCTCTAAGTATGCAAGGTTAGGCTCCCCTAACGGGGCTGTATCGTAGTTGGACTACCAGGATTCGAACCTAGACAAACAGAACCAAAATCTGTTGTGCTACCATTACACCATAGTCCAATTTTGACTTAGCTATTCTCACGAACCAATAAGTCTATTTACCATGAAAACACACAATTCACGTGGGAAAGTCTGGTTACGATCCAGATCCTCCAGTTTTTCAGACTGGCGCTTCTACCAAGTTAGCTTCATTCCCATGTCCGTTTATAATATATACACTTAGATGAAGTAAACAGATAAAACCTTCATCTAAGGCAAAGAGTCCCAAAGCAAGTTAGGTCATATTATGGATATGTTTCGCACATATCAAAGCGACTTCAACGGACTTATGTTTATTAGCATTGTACACTACTAATAACGTTTTGTTGGATTCATCCCTCAACCGCTACTACATATACTACATAAGGGGTCTATGCAGTCGATAGTCTACTAAGTGCACTTTCGACTATCAGTTATTCCAACTCTAATATTTTTTTGTTCCACCAGTTAGTTAAATCTTGTAAAGAAAACTTAAATTCTTTTTCAAAGTCTTCTAACGGAACAACCTCTTCTCCTACCTTTATAGCCCACTGCCAACACGCTTCTACTTCTGCTAGTTCGATAGGCTCCTCACATAGCCAAGTATCATCTAAAAGCATACTAAGAAATTCTTTATGAAGGCTTCTGAATATTTCAATTTTATCCTCCATGAACTTTATGATTTTCATCCTGATTCACGAACTCTGCCTTAAGTTTATCCTTATAAAGCGGAATGATAGTATCAGCGGAATTAGTAAAGCAAAAATATTGTCCATTACTAAGTCTCTGGAAACGGATATACTTTATCCACCAATAATTAATTGAATCTATTACCAGATGCCTCCAATCACCCTTACCACCAGATGCAGTCTCTAAACTCTTTAATAGAGGAATAATTTCGTCCTTATTAAACGAACATTGTTCCACTACAGCTTGATTCTTTTTCAGGAAATTAGTTAATACTTCCCAAGGTTTGTCTATAGTGTCATAGACGACCATGCAAAAATCTCTTGTATCGCAGTGTACACATTCAAAATCGGATAGCTCTACGATTGAATCTATGTATTTCCACTCGCTCATATCTAATAATTATTTAAGTTAATGCGGAGGCAGCAGGATTCGAACCTGCGAGTCCCGAAGGACTACCGCATTAGCAGTGCGGTGGTTTAAGCCACTCACCCATGCCTCCAAATTGCGAAGGGGCTTTTGTTATACTTTACTAATTCTTTGTAAAGCCCCTTCGCTGTGATTACTTCACTTCTTCAAACTCAGCTGCTTGCTTCTTGCCGAACATTTCCTTTACTGTGTCAGCGAAAGGAATAGAACGCAACAAGTCAAGAGCAGGATTCAAGTTCTCAGCAGTCTTAGCCATGAAATTACCAGCGGTATTCTCATTACCATAAACAGTAACCTGTCCAAGGTGAATGTGTTCAAACATCTGAGCAGATGCCTGAGCAATACCAGCCAATTGGTCAACAGTCTTGTACTGAACCACCATTTGTGGAGTCAAGCCAGATTCAATCATCTTCTCAACTGCCAAGGCTGGAGCCATTTCGATAGCTTGAACCTTATCAGCTTCTGCCATCAATGATGCTCTCTTACCTTCGGCTTCAGCAAGCAATTTCTTGCGAGTACCTTCTGCCTCTGCTTCTAACTGCAGTTTAGTAGCGTCAGCTTTCGCTTCTGCTTCTTTCAAAATCTTTGCAGCTTCTGCTTCTGCTTCCAATACCGCTTTGGCTTTAATTGCTTCTGCTTCAATAGTTACCTTCTCTTTTTGTTTCTGAGCAGGAACAATTACTTCAGCTTGAAGTTTTGCTTCCTCTGCCTTAGCAGCGGCTTCGTTAACCTCAATCTGACGTTCTTGTTCTGTTTTGGCTACAGCCATTCTTGCTTCTACTTTAGAAGTACCAGCTACCTTTTCTGCTTCAGCTTGCGCCTGTGCAGCTTCTCCTTTTGCCTTTGATACTTCAATAGTTGCTTTCTGCTCAGCTACTCCAGCTTGCTTGTCAGCTTCTGCAGCCTTGATTCTCTTCTGAGACTCGTACTCTGCAGTAGCAGCTTCTTGCTCATTAATTGCTTTCTGAGTATCTGCTTCCTGCTTTTGCTTAGCTTGAGCAATACGAGTTTGCTTCAAAGCTTCAGCCTCAGCTTTCTTAGAATCTGCTTCTGCTTGAGCTTTAGCTACATTAGCTTCTGCTTCTGCGTCAGCAGCGGCTTTCTTAGAAGCAGCCTCTGAAGCGGATTTTGCTACATTAGCTATTCTCTGAGATTCTGCCTCAGCTTTAGCTGATTCTGCTTGAGTGTTTGCACGAGCAATACTAGCTTCTTGTTCCGCTTTCTGTTCAGCAATACCAGCTTGTTTGTTCTTCTCCGCTTCTGCCAAGCGAATAGCTTTCTCCTGATTAATCTCAGCAACCTTTACTTCCTGTTCTTGCTTAGTCTGAGCAACTGTAGTTTCTCTTTCCTTTTCAGCATCGGCTACGGCAATCTCACGCTGTTTGTTGGTTTCTGCAATCTGAATATCTCCTTTCTTCTTCTCTTCTGCAATGTCAGCCTGTGCCTGAGCAAGGGCCTTAGTCGCAGCCTTTTGCCCAAGATTTTTGATATAGTTTGCATCATCCGAGATATCAGCATTGTTAATATTGATAATACTGAAACCTACCTTGTTCAACTCAGTTTCAATATTCTCTTTTGCCTTGCCAATAAACTTAATTCTATCGGCATTTATTTCCTCAATCGTCATTGTTGCCATTAAGCTTCTCACTTCACCAATGAGAATATCCTTGATTTGGTCTGAGATCTCAGAAGTTTTGGCTGTCAAGAACCTGCTCGCAGCGTTTTGCATTAGTACTTGATCGGTTCCTATACCAGTAGTTAATGTTACGGGAATCCTAACCTTAATCATTTGGCTGGATACTCCCTCTACCATTACCTGAATCTGAATAGGTTTCAAGGACATTTTAGCCCAATCTTGAATGACAGGCATTACGAATGTACCTCCACCGTGGATGATTTTAGACGGCAGTATAACTTCCTCTGTTTTACCAGTCTTCTCATTAACTACCTTCTTCTTTCCTGCCTTACCAAATACTACCAGGATTTCATCACTAGCACACTTACGATATCGAGACAAGAGTCCGATGAAAGTTGCGACCACTAAGAGCACAATAACACCTGCTACAATAAGAGTTTCTGTCATCATTTAAAAATTCCTTTTAGTTAAAATAATACTTTCCATTCTCAAATTTTGAAATTACCACACGAGTTCCAACCATATATCCCATTTTTGGGACTTCTGGATATGCAACAATTTCCTTAGAACCTCCATTTACTTCAATAGTAATGAAGAAATGATTTTCACAAGGAACTGTAATAATTCCAACCCTTCCAATCAAGGCTTCACCTTCTTCTGGAATAACCTGATGCTGGAGTTTTAAACAAAGTTTATATAAGCAGTAAAGTATAACCACAAAAAGAATACCGCATATTAATGCGATTAAATAATCGTACCATTCTATAGAATGAGAAACAGAATGCTTAATACAAAGCCATCCACTTGCTCCCATTACAAAATGTACTAGTCCTTTAAAAGAGACAATGTCTCCCACATCCATGTCCAATTCTCCATCTAAATCTACATCCAAGTCAGTGTCGCCACCAAACCAAGAGAGTATGAACTGAACAATAAAAATGCCATACGAAATGGCTGCTAAAAGATAATAAGTTTCGCTCATTGTAAGTTCGTATTATGAAGTCCGTCTTTTTTACATTTACTACAAATCTTAGTTTCCATAGCACGCCCGTCAGGATTCGAACCTGAGAATAATAGTTTTGGAGACTATCCTCTTAGACCACTTGAGTACAGGCGCATTAGCGGAAGGATAGGGATTCGAACCCTAGGGACGTTTTACCGCCCGACGATTTTCAAGACCGTTGCATTAAACCTAACTCTGCCACCCTTCCAAAGGACTAACTAATTAGTTAGTCTAACTACATAAGCAATAATACACAGAATATAGCTAGAATACACCAGCCTATAGCCTGCTCCTCAGCCAAATACACAAATCATAGAAGAAATAAAGAATACTGCGCCACTGACTACACTTATCCATCCGCCAGCATCTTCAACATCTTTAGATAGTTTTCCTCTTCCAGTTATTAGTAAAAATAGAGATATTCCTAACAGTAATGTACCTATTACGACTCCGGCTATCTCCTTATATAGTAATTTCCATACTACAATAGTTATCGCTGTTTGTCCTAGATTAGATTCAGATATTCTTATAGCCGAATCTTCAACTGCCTTTAGTGTCTCATTTACTGCAACTCCAATCTCTTTTCCGAGATTGGCATATTCAGATACTTCTTTGATTTCTCCTTTTATAGCTTTCTCAGTAGTTATTTTCTCGATTTGAGTTCTAGTTTCACCAGGTAACTTATCATAGTCTTCTTGTGATACAGTTATCTGAGAAAAAGCTGCTACGCTCATCCAGAGCATAGCAAGCATAAGTACAAGGAACTTTTTCATTAGTCACACCATTCAAATTCTTTACCTTCAAAATGTCTTGCAAAACAGGCATCAAACACTAGCTTTCCAAACTGAGTTGATACATATTTGGCAATCTCCTCAGATTTGCACGCAAGCATCCCGACATCGGAATAGGCACTGCCGACGCCAACGCTAGAAGCGAAAGAGCCGAGACCCGCAAGGCCGCCAGAATTCGCGTAGCCGCCCACCAATGCGAATTTCTCGCCCTGATAACGGAAGTGTCCAATGACCTCTGCATCTTCCGGCACTGATTTCATTCTAAAGAACCGAACCCAAGGATACCATACAGTTCCAGTTAATAGATTGAACTTGTGCTTTTCATTCAGCGCATCCAGAATTGTTTGCAACTTAGCTAGAGAATTTACGGACTCATTATAGCTAACCGCATCTCTAACAACATATCCAAGATAGTCTCTGGCATCTCCGTAAGTTTTTATCTTGTTTGTTATAACATCTTCTAAAACAATTTCTACTTTTCCAGTCTCTGCATTGTAAACTGGTTTATAACCATTAGGACATTCGATTTCAATTATCTTTTTCATTCGTTGTAATTTTATTATGTAAATAATACTAATTATATAGAATATTATTAGATTTTTCTTCATTTTTACCAATCAGTTGAAAGAGCTAACCGAATAGTGTCTTCGCCAAGAATTTTAATAGCTTTTCTGGCAGTATCTTCATTTTTAAAATAAACTATCTCTCCATTCGCGAAAACAACCCCATTAATCTTTAAAGTATCGTAATTATTTATTTCAATATAATATTTTACTTCCTCTCCATCATTCCAATCTGGCTTCCAATTACCATTGAGGTATTTAGCAACATTCATCAATTTATTAATGGCAAGAAGCTTTTTAAGTTGCTTTTCAGAAGTACCATTGTTAGGATCGGCATACCCAGGACCCAAAGGAGGTGTACCACAAACTCCCCCATCATAGTCAATATAAAAAAATTTTTTATTAAAGAAGAGAGCTTTTGCTACATCGTCATAACAGATAACTTTACAAGGTTTAAACTTAATACACTCAAATGTACTATTTTTTTTATCAATTTCCATTCCATCGGGAATGGTTATGTGAATTTCGTTTTTCATAATTATTTTTTTTTTCTTTATTTGACTTGTTATAATATTCCCTTAACCAATCAATTAACTCATAATCAGGAGAGTCTCCTTCATAATAGTAAGTTTCATCAGTGCTAAAGTCTGTAATACATCCTCCAAGATGAATTGGCTTAGTTTTTGCTTTATACAGAGCCTCTTCCTCTGGTGTTAGCTTAAAAGAAGGAACATTCTTAATAAGCCAAGCTATATATTGAGGGTCTAAAAGTATTATTCTACCAACCCTATTACCTTTGTACTTACCAAATTTTAAAAGGTTATTTCTGGTAAAGGAATCTATAAGTTCTAAAGCAGTTATCTCTCCAGGATAACAGAGCATTCTGTGATAAAATATATTAAGATTCCAAGCTATATTATCTAGATTTGACAATAGTTTCTTTTCGTACTCAGATGCTTCTTGTTTATTATCGAATGTTCTGTTATATACCTTATATGTTATTACCTCTTGCATACTATCATTGTATTATATAGAAATCTTTAATAAGTTGAACATTTTCAGGATATGAGAAAAATTCTTCAGCTTGTTCTTTTGTATGAAAAGCAATATGATGTATTCCTTTATCAGCTAAATCATCAACTTCATAAATTCCTAAGAAATTACCTTGATTAAATTCTGGCAGTATAATCCAAATAGGAGTATCAGAATGACCAAACCATCCATCAGTGATGTTACCACCATATCCAACTTCTATAAGTTGGTATATTTTAAGAAGAGCAAGAGCTGATCTTTCAATTGGAGTAGGATTGCTAATTTTAATACATGTAGCTCTTACACTATCAATTTCGTGTAGGGAATAACATTTATTTTGAGAAACATCGCATAATTCACTCCACGTCTTAGGCAATTTAGATTTCTGCTTCTCAGCCCATTTGTTCCAATCTCTTTGGTTTTTGGAAGGGAATATATTAATTTCACCCTCGCAAGCATATTTTCCATCATTTAAAAATGTAACGCTAATTTCATCTACATCCTGTGATAGTGTGTCAAAGGTTATCAAACTATTAGTAACACTCTGAAGTACTAATGTTCCGAAGCAAGGACTATAAAAAGATTCTCCTTCATGCCCTTTTAATATCTTATATAAATCTAATTCTTCGTTTTGCATATTATTTGATTAGAAATTTCCAATCTTCTCCTACATATCGACCTCTAACATCTACAATACATCCTTTTGGTAGTTTCCACTTCCTAATTCTACGCATTATAGCTTTAAGGCTTTTGAGTTTCAAATCAGCACCAGAATTATACCTATTACCTAATTCATGTGAAAAAGTAAATATGTCAAACTCATCATTGTACCATAGTAGTTCATCATTATACCTGACTTCTATAGTAACGTAAGTTACACGCTTTCCATAATAATTAAGGATACTAAATGGCTTTCGATTGTGATATTTACTATCCTTAATTATTTTAAGTTTAGTACCTGGTTCTGGTCTGACAAATGTATCATATTTACTTGTTCCATTTTTAATTGCTTCAATATATTCCTCATCATACACTTCCATCATTCTCTCTTGTATTATCTTAAGAGGACAATACTTGATAAGGAAGTAATCAGTAGTATTAGAGGTATTCATGATAGGAAGCTCATCCTCTCCATTAAAATATTCCTCTTTTAAATCATAACAAGAGTTAATTGGCTTTACAATTATGCCATTTGGGCAAGTAAACTCATGTTCTCTTGCCCACTTTATTACCTCCTGATATTCTTCCCAGGAAGAAGTATATGTTTTATCAATGCCGGCCATATTTATCAAGCTTTTCTTGTAGTTCTTTTTCTGCTGTTTTAAATAAAGGAATTAAAATATTCTTTAATTCTAATAGATCTTTAACTATAGGAGAAATTCCATTAGAGTCTTTTAGATTTTCATTGTTTTCAAGAAACGTAATTATACTCCCAATCTTTGATTTTCTTAAATAAATATTGGTATACTCATTGCGCTCCTCTAGCGATAGTTCTCCGCCTACCAGATTATCTAGTGCTTTATCAAGACCATCAGTTAAACTGGGAAACATAACCATTAGAAATGCAGGTATAAATGGATTACCTGAAACTCCTACTGGAAATTTGTTAACTATGTTCTTGAATTTTTCTAAATTGGAAGAAATTTCTTCTTTTCGTTTCTCCAAGAGAGTATTAAACTCTTCTTCCGAAATACTTTTCTGATACTCCTTACGCAAATTCCAAGCAATAAAATCGTTGACTGCTTTATTGAAGCCTATAGTTTTATTCATTTTGTTTATTAGTTTTTAATGGACACCAATCTGGAATTAATACCTTTTCGTAAGGCCTTAACATTCCCTCAATTAGTTTATTTCCTGCTTCTTTACAGAGTGCTTTTTCATCATCGTCATTGAACCAGTCATCAGGATCTGGGTCAGGAGCGATTCTACAATGAGGACATTCCCTACACTGCGTAATTTCTTTTTGAAATATTACACTAGTACCAGATTTCTGGCAAGTATCCTTTTCCATACTCATACGTTGTTATTTTATTCCTATTTAAAGTTAAACTAAGCTCCATCCATCATTCCAATAGGAATCCTGTCTGTCCATCCAAAATAACGATGAGTCAACTTTTACACCATCCTCGAACTCATATAGTCCGCTGGAATTTATAGTTACCCATTCGTCTTTACTAAAGTATCTATGCCTTACTTTCTTTCCTTCAGACATAGCTCTAATTGCTTCTTCTTTTGTCATAATCTAATTAATTAAAATGTGTGGGATTGGGAGGACTCGAACCTCCAGTCTCAGAGAGAAGGGATTTACAGTCCCTGCGGCTACCAATTACCGGTTACAATCCCTAATCGACTTAATAGAGAATCAGACAGATTTATAATAATCTATCCAATAGTCTGCTTCCATATCCTCATAGATTTCCTTAAGTTCTTCGTCAGATAGTCCTTCGTACTTGTCTTCCATTATACTTTATGATGATTAAATAAGTCAAAAAATTCTTTGGAATAATATGCACATAGTCCTCTATATTCCTTTGCTAGATCATCTGGAAACAAGGATAATCTTTTCTCTTGAAAGAATCCATCAGTTCTAGACATACTAACAAGTGCCCTTACTTTGCTGTTATTATTTTTTATGCCATACTCATCAATTTTGCTTAGGCATCTATTGTAACTAGCTGATGTTTCATCTTGCATTATAAGATAGATATTGATCTTACATATTGCATGATTAGTTAAAGTTCTATTGTCCTGAGAATGAAGTTCTATCTTTGACACAAAAGGTAGATATAGTACATCAAATACTCTATCTTTGGCTACAAATCTTGTTATTCTTATCATCTTCGTAAAAATAAGTAAACCCTATAGTAGCTATTATAGCTATTTCTAGAGTAATAAATACTAAAAATCCTATTAACATACTCATTAAATTTGTGGGAGTGAAAGGATTCGAACCTTCTAAGCACTTGATTTACAATCAAGTCCAACTCTCCAACGTTGGCGCACTCCCATACAATTAACAGATTCGTTCTAATTAACATAGCTGTCGCCGTTCTTCCATTTGGCAACAGCTAATAGCCGCAGTGCGTGGTAACGATATTAAGGACATTGCCTCTGTTAATTAGAGTAATCAGGGATTCATCTAAAAGGCACCCTACAGTTCTAATTGCTGTACTAATAGTGAATGTTGATTACTTCTTTTTTTAAGTTAGTTCTCCCTAAGAGAGTCGAACTCTTGTCTTTCGATTAAAAGTCGAAAGCTCTACCGTTGAGCTAAGGGAGAATAATAGTCTTTCCTTCCAGATTCGAACTGGAATTATCTGTTTAGAAGACAGAGGTTCTATCCATTGAACTAAGGAAAGGATAACTAAGAGTTTGTCTACTATTATACAGTATAATCTAGATTTCTCTTAGTTAAGAATTGTTAAATCTTCTCTTCAGAGATTAGTGCGTTTCCACAAGTAATTCGGTCAGAATCTTCCTCCTTAGATGGAACAAACACTATAACATCCCAACCTTCTTTCAATAAAGGTTGTTCAAAGCGACGATAAACGTCATAATCAGAGTATCCAGTTACCTGGAAACCATTCTCTATAGCAGAAGCTGTTTCATGTATGGGAGTGATTTTAACAATAAATTTCTCCCTATCAAATAGCTTTGACAATTCCTTCGCATCGAGAATAGTTTGTGAGGTTACTGGAAAGTTCAGAGTATACTTTCTGCCTACTGGCATCGGTAACTCGTTAGCCAACTGAGAAATTTGTGCTAGTGACAGACTCTTATAGTCAAATATCTCATTTCTCTGTTCATCGTCTGTAGAATTGATTGAAAACTGTAGGCCTGCTTCTCCATTGTAGAACTCATTTTTTATGCTACACCAAACCTGTAAGAAGTTTCTAAGCTTATTATTTGCTTTCGGAAGCATCGTGGAAACTACTGGATGAACAGTTTTAGCTACTAATCCTGTAGACTTAACTACACCTTTGAGAGCAAGTCCAAATGCTAATACATTCTCATTCCATGTTGGTTCTCCCATTCTAGCAAAGTGCACATTGAATCTGTCTGTTTCTCTAACACTTTCACCTTCTACAATAGTTCGGATTTGTCTCTCCATGTCTTCTATAGAGGCATTTCCATAGAATCCAAACTTAGGAACATCACAGAATTTGCAATGCATAGGACAACCTTTCTGAGTTGAAATAGTTGCCACCCATTTCTTACTTAGGTCTACTGCCGTATTCTCTACTCCGTTGATTTCTTTAGTTAAACCTAAGAAGTCAGCCTTGATGTTGTTCTCCTTACCATAGTCTCCCACAGTTAAGAACTCTAGTCTATGTTCTATATCAACATAGATTTTTCCTGTATGGGTTAATACTGTTTTCATTCGTCTTCAATCATTTTCCACATGATAATTAATATTATAAATACAACGATGTATGTCATACAATCCTCCAATCTGGTCTATTTCTAGTTATACGAAATTTGTTAGCCTCAGACCAGCTTGAGAAGGCCCTAACGACCTTCCCATAACTATCTAACAGACAGTATTTCATAGCGAACTAGTTCTCCATTTATTTGTACTGTAATCAATACGATCTCTCCTACGATAATCATAGTTTCTACTACAATTATCTCACCGTTTATTTCGGTAATTCTTCTTATCCTCTCCATAAGTCGAATACTTTTTTGGTCATTGGGTAATTTCCCTTCCACTTTGTTGCATACTTAAATATCTCAGACTGTCCTGTCTTACGCCAGACAGGCCGAAATAGTGGATATAATACCGCCATGACGAGGATAGCTAAAGCCAGAATTATTAAGGTCATAGCCTTAAGTATATGTTCTAGCAACCAAACAGGCAATACTATTATCCACCTCACTATTGCTAATAAACCTTCCATCATTCTATAAAGATTAAAGTGTTATGTATTCTCAATTCTTCTTCGGAAACGGGAATTAACTTCCCAAATACCCGAATATACTTTTGTTCTTTAATTACTAATGTAGATGAAATCTCTGTAATCACTTCTATGTTCTCCTCATGAAATCTTTGGAGGTGCATTGCGTGAATCTTTCTTGACAACTCGTAGTTGTCTGATGAAGCAATCCTGTTCATCTTAAATCTCTTTCTCATGGTTTCTTATTTCTTTTTAATCCTGACTACCCAAAGATGGGCAGTTTCGTCTTAATTTTTCAAAGACTCGTCAGAGGATTTTTTAAAATTTGCCAGTCTTCCAACTGGCTGTGCAGTGATACTTGGTAGGATAAACACCAAGCGGGACTACCTTGAACTTCCAGACCCCTCTTCTTTAGTTTCCACATGTTTCGGTGTTCATTCTTCATGTGCAATCTTAAGCTTGTCAAAAATGGCGAAGTCAAATCTTAAATCCATTTATTTCAAAATAAGATTTAATTTTCTCAGCATCATTCTTAGATGTGATACGAATACCCACTTCTTCAATAGCTCTTCCTCTTAAGAACTGATATTTTTCTATATAGAGAATAAATGCATCTTCAGTTACTTTCATATCTTTTAATATTCCATCCAAATGAATTTTAGAATGACATGCTTGTTGATACAAATACTCTATTGCTTTTTCAAGAGAATCAAAAGGCTTTCCATTATCAGTTCCATCTGAAAAATATATATATTTCATCTTCTTAATAAATTGCGTGACCCATTTCTGAACCTATTCTCAAACAAAGTAGTATTGTAGCTAGAAGCCCAAAACCTAAGCACACTCCCACACTCTTGCATTTATAGCCTATGATGGCTATTATGTAGAAAATAATTATAATTATCATAATATATCTTTTTTATAAGTTAATAATCTAAAGAAAATGTTACTATTCTCCCGAACTGTAACATTAATAGTAATAACTATAAATTGTAAGAACTATTGGTTTCAGCTAAATAGCTTACTTATCCCTCAAACCACGTAAAGGTTGTTCTTATCTTGAGAGTTTGAGGCACCGCTGTGCCTCTAGTCTACAAATATATCGAAGAAATAATTGACCTTCCTGTGCCACAATACTTTGCCTTATTTCACAATAAGACATCTCTCCAATATCAAAGGATATACTGTTTGGTATAAGAGATGCTCTGCATTAGTCTCAGGGCGTACCCATTATGGTCAGTAAAAGAAAATGTTAGTTCCCTACCCTGGACTTGAACCAGAATCTTCTCCTTTTAAAGGAGACGTAATCTATTATACCAGTAGAGAAGATCCTATCTATATCTAGAATAAGATAGGAGATTATTTCTCAGTTTTCCATGCTGAGGACGTTATCAACGTTCGCGAAGCGGGAACACCAACGAAGTTGGTATTCCATCACTAAATTTATAGATAGCTAGTCTATAAACTTGCGAATAGATTCGAGATGGAAAATGAACCCTTATGAGGTTCTCTCTTACTATCTAGCCTAAGATTATAAAGCGGCTTATACTCTGCAACTTCTAACATAATTGTATAACATATAAATATAGTATATGTGCACACTCGATATACTAGCGACCTTTTTATTGCTCAACCTAATCAGTGCCAAATTAGGTATACTTCATCCATACTATAAGAGTAAGTTTGCGAACCTCTTAATTCTTTCGTAGCAGTTATTTTTGAAGAGGGCTTTTCTGCGTAGCCCGACTTTTTAATGCTCTTATGAGCTTAGATAAATTTTGAGTCATTGTATAGAGTATAAGTTATATAACTCCTACTCTGGCGGATTTTTTGAAAATCGGAAAAAGTCTGGAAATTAGGTGCACTTTGTTGTGGACAGTTTCTCTTCTTCCTTTGCCCAATTTCTGTGTTGAACATTGAAAATACTAAGACCAATCCATATGTAATTCTCTATCCAGGAATATATCTCAATACTAAGTGATTTCTGATAAGAAAATATCCACTTTTTAAGTGATAATTCTCACCGTTTTTCACTTTGTATCGAGTATAAGGACCGGTGACTAACCAATCCTTATACATTTTGCCCTTGAGAGTTACAAAACTCCGTTTAAGCGAAGTTAAGTGTCCACACGTTGACGTTTCTTGTTTCGCCATTGAATTCGGCTACTACAACTGTTTTCTTTTCAAACTTAATCTTCTTACCAGCAAGCTCTTCCTTGAAAGCTTCATCCATTGTAGCGTGCTTCTGAACAGCATCAACAACGGTACCGGTTGGGCGTACAAAATCACTACCGTCAGCAGGACGAGCACCACGAGTCAAGCAGCCAATCCAGAAGTCCTTACCTTCCTCAGTAATAACTTTGGCAGCTTTGTTGGTTGTTCCATTTATAGGCATTAAGAAGATTTTAAAGTCTTTAGGAATCGTCACCGTTTCGCCTTCGTTGATATTATTCAACTCTAGCGCTCTAACCGCCCCTACACCTGCGTCTTTAAAGGATTTAAATACTTCACCCTGAGCAGCAGCTCTTTCTTCACTAATCTTTCTAGCATTTTTTTCAGTTGCCATAATCTTAATTTTTTTTTGTTAGTAATTATACATTTTATTGTTCACTCAGGTAATGTTGGGGCCTGTATACAGGCTATTTATACCTTTATATTAATTATGTAATAGAGGGAGATTATTCTCCCTCTTTAATTAAATATGGCTTGATAACGGCATATTCTTTATAGCTGATTTGCTCAATAGTCTTAGGTTCACCATTACCCCAAACAATGATTTTTACGTCGCATAGCCTTGCTTTAAGTAACTTTGCTTTGTAAACTCCTTTGATTATTTTTTCTAACATGGTTTTGTGCACTAAATTCGTGTCGTGCGCAACTTTATGTTATTGTAAATTTAAGCATGAATAAACAGCATTTTTATATTCTTTAAGAAAGCTATCAATTCCCGTATAATAAGGGACATTGGATTTCTTTGCGTCTTCTACAAAGTCCTCCCAAATTAAATATTCTGCTATTAATGATTTGCGGTTATCTGGGCAAAACACGTATCTGTTAAATTGCTCATGCAACATTGACCAACCACGTGATTGAACCCCATAAAGTTCAAATAATAGGTCATATCTTTCTTTAACGTATTCTTTTGTCATAATATTTAAATTTATAGGGTAGGTCTGTCACCCCTACCCAATGTTACTAATATCCTGCAATAATTTCCGATAATATTGTAATGTTGCAATTATTAAATTCATTCATTTTTATATTATCCATAGAATTAGAATAAAAGTCTGTATATTTAACTTTTGGAACAAATCTAACTCTGCGAAAATGAATAGTAAAAATAGTATTTACTAATCTTGTTCTTTTTACCGCTCCAAGAAAATGTATTGTGTCTTCTCCTAAAACAAAATTACTATTAGAATTTAACACATTTAAAAGTTCTTGATGCTGTTTGGTAATAAGCAAATATTTTACTGTTATTCCTTCGCTTATTCTTGATGTTAAATGTAATTCAATCTTCATATTTATTTCACTTAAGTTTAGTAAAATTGTACGTTTAATTATTTGCCAAACGTACAAAAGCACTAAAATGTCATTTTACAAAATCAATGGTTGCTACCTTTGTAGTAAAGCTTTCGCCTTCAACTTTGGTAAATTCTTTTACTATCATAGGTTTCCCAGTAATGCCCTTAAATGCTTCATCATAAGAGGCATTAGGGTTTTTGTAAAATTTTTCTATTACCGTGCCCTTTGGTCTTACAAAATCCCCCCCATCTTTGGGTTTGGCTCCACGTGTAAGCCATGAGACATAGAAAAATTTTCCTTCTTCTGTAACAACAAATTGGTATTTGTTGCTATTGAATTCGCGTTCGTAGATTTTGTAGTCCTTGGGAATAGTAAATTTCTCTCCTACTTCTATGTTTGCCAGTTCAGTAGGTGGCAAACTACTTTTCCCTGCTGTTGCAAAATCCTTGATTTGTGTACCCTGTGCCGCTGCGAGTGCTTCACCCGTCTCTCGGCGGTTTCTTTCTGTTGCCATTGTTATAAAATTTATAATTATTACTCTTATATGGTTAGGGATTATATATATGGATATTTATTTTCCACTACGAACCCCAGGGGGGTCTAACGTAGTGGTGGACCGCCACTACACTCACTCTATGAATTTTTGGAATCTAGGTAATTGCCCTCCAAATATAAAAGTCGGAATTTATAATAACCCCAGGGGGCTATTTATATAAAGTACCTGTACCGGCTTTCCCCTTAATATATAAAATATGTATAATATTTGAATTAGAATTTTTTAACTTTGCGTTTAACTTTTCGGAGGTTATTGTTGTATATAACTAAAAAGAAAACAATTATGATTACAGACTTAGAAACATTGTTAAATTAGGACTAGTTTAAATAGCTAGTTGAGGCAATTAATACGAATCAAGAATATTATATGTCTGGTAATGGGCTAACTATTAAGTCCGAATCTACCGACGATTCTTTGTTCTTATTAATATCTTATGAAAGATAGAAGGAAGAAAGCTGCCTAGCTAATGAAGAGGTAGACCAATTCCAGAAATATTTAGAATCTCTAGATGATAATTTATTTATAGATGTATGCGAATATCTAGGAGAACTTGAAGTTCGTAAAATACAAGGATGCTTAGAAAGCAGTAAGTTAGAAACAGTAAGAGCTGGTATTGCTAAATTCAAAATGGCACTGTCAGATATAGCTAAAAAGAGAATTGAACAACTGAAAGCTTATGTATGAATAGATTGCTCAAATGAGAATACTATTAGCTAATATCAACGCTACTATGCAGGCTTTATTTCACGAAAATGAACAATTAAGAAAAGAACTAGAGAAATTGGCAGCAGAAAATAAATCTCTAAAAGAGAAATAAGTTACTGCCCTATGGTGTAATGGTCAGCACAGATGACTCTAAATCATTTAGTCTGGGTTCGAATCCTAGTAGGGCAACGCCAAAAAATTAATAGTTATGATAAAATTAAATGAGAATTATGTAGTAACTCCAACAGGGGCTAAAACTCTTATTATAGAAGAGGGAGACGATTGGAATAAAGTTTGTGAGAAGGTAGTTGGAAGTAAGTTTGATTATATCTTTGTACCTCAAGAATTTGAGAATCAAGCCTGCTATTTTCTTCCACAAATAACAGTTCAAGGAAAACAGATAGGTAAGATATGTACTTATAAGGTATTGAAATGAAACAGTGTGCAGTTGTATTAAATGGAAATGATGTTGTCAAAGTCTCTAATTTAAAGAGAAAATATGACAAAATAATGAACAATTCTAATATGAAAATATTGGAGGAATGTGATAAGGAAATGTTAGATGAGAAGTACAACTATTGGAATAGAACATTAAATAGAAATACAGAAGAGGAGAAAAAAGAGGAGGCTAAGATGCACCACTTTAAAAATCCGAAAACTGGATGCTCTATAACAAGTATCTATCCAGATTTGGAAGAATGTAAATCATATATAAAAGACTGGATAGATTATGTTAAACTTGATTGAAAAATATAATGAACTTACTAAATCGGAATTAGAGGAACTAGCAGAAATAACACTATTAGCTACGGAATCTTTAATTAATACTATTGTAGAAGAAGGAAAACAAAACGAACAATGGTTCTTAGATTATCTAGACAACTTAAATAAGCTAAGTGTATCGTACTAATATATCAGTAGCCACAGATACTACGATAGAGAAAGAATTATTAACAACAGTTTAAAGGATATGATAAATTATAAGAAAACAATAACTAATATTCATGAGCTGCTTCCAGAGCTAGACTTGGATGCATTATTTAAAATAATGGAGGCTATAGTAGAAGAAACCACTATAACTACAAGTTGGCCCAATAGCATCCGTTCGGATAAACCTTATTGGGAAGAACCAAACAGGATCACTTGTACGTATAATAGTAAATAAAAATAGGCGAGCCTAGACTTAATTGTCTAAGTTCGCCTATTTTGTTATGCGTTAACTTTTAGATATTTTATCCATGAAAACATCTTTCTCTATCCTTCTAGATACTATAAATTGTCTTCATTCATATAAGCTTCTTCTTCAAAGCTTACATCTCTGTAGCAATCATTTTGAGAATCTTTAAGTCTTAATAGCCGTATAATTAAATACTCTAATCCATACCAGATATAGAAAGATGGAATAGCTAACCATACCTATTCTAATCCAAATAATATAGATATAAGTATTGCAAACGCTATTGCACATTCCAAAATCTATACTGAATGGATATTCTCGTGATTCTTATCCTCACCAGTTAAATCCGACTTAGTAAATATTAATCCAAACAGATTAATTACTTTATAGCCTCCAAACGGTATAATATTATTTTTAATTATCATATTATATAATACCAATCATTACGTTCTATAACTCCTTTCTCCTTGAGCTATTTATTATCTAAATGATAATCTCCATTTCTAAAATTTAATTCATTCTTAGTATAGTCCCAATAAAAATACCCTTTCCAGCCGGGGAGTAATAAAGTACGACCAGTAGCCGCATAAAGAGTTGCTCTATTATAGTCCATATTACTTATTAAATATAAACAGTAAATAAAGATATATCTTAAGTATAAATTCTTTAATTAATTTAACTACAGCCTTCATTGCTTTCTTGTTTTAATTAATCCATAATTTCCTTTCTTTAATCTAGTAGTAGGAATCCATCCATTATCTAGAATAGATCTATGCCCACTTGGTTTATGTATCTTAGCTCCATCTTCGTGTTTCCATTTAGCTGCGTTTCTAGCAAAGTTAGCACGCTTCTTCTGAAGAGGAGTAGCATTAGGATTGTTTAATACAGATTTAGCATGTTCCTATACAGACTATCCTGCAGCCTTAGCAGAGGCTGTAAATTTACCTCTATTTTTCTCTTTAATATGAATGCCTGACCCGTTTTTAAAAATTGGACATCCAAATATTTTCATTTTACCTCCACTTTTATGTTTTTTAGAAAGTCCTATTGAAGAACTTCCATAATGTCCTTTGTGACCTATATTTTTTAGTATATTATTTTTAAACATACCTATTAATTCTACAGGCTATGTTCCTTCCTATCCTACAAATAAATAATGCCTAAAGCCATTATCATCCTATTTAATTCTAGCCCTTTCAGCTCCAGCATTAGCCCTAACTTCATTTTCTATAGGAAATTCCATTTCAAAATCTTTATTGGCAATAGTTTTTATTTCATTCATATATTCATTATATATTTTCTTATATTCAGAGCTATTTCCAGATAATTTAGCAGCTTCTAACCTTTTGATATATTTATCTTTATTTACTTTCTAGCTAGCCATTAAAAATATATCGTGATCAGAAGACCCTCCAGTGAGATAACCCCATCCCTTATATGGTTTTGACGAAGTAACAAAAAAATTATTTCCAGGCTAAGTATAAAAATTAAAATCATTGTCTTTTATAAACTAACGTCTAGTAGACTAACCTTTCTTTATAGGTCTTCTGACAATTCCTATGTAGCCCTCTGGACTTCCATTAGTATAGCCAAAGGCAGTACCAAAGTCATTTGATGTATATAAAGCATTTTCAAAGTCTTCCAGTCCTGCTATATTAGTTCCAGTACTATTTGGTATTGTTGTAAGTGCCTTTCTAGCAGCTTCTTCTGAAGGCATATCAGCAGGTATAAATCCAAGCTTTTTAGCTTCTGCTATATCTACTCCTCTTACAAAAGTATTATGTCTATTTACTACATGATCTGTAACTCTATCTAATTGTGCGTCATTAAATACTATAGTAGCTTTAGGTTTAATATCAGTATAATTATACTATTTCATAAATTTTTTTAAATGATTATAGTCTAATATATTACCTATTAAATTATTTGGAATATTATTCTTAATATAATTCCATCCCCTCCTAACTAAAGGAGCACTTAATCCTGGAACAAAGGCTAATCCTGCACTTAGGGCAGCCTATCCATAATTTCCTAATCTTAACTAATTTCCTATATCTGCTATATCAGCAGCAGTATCTAATCCCGGAATAAATCCAGTAGCAGTAATTCCTAGGTCTATTATATCATCTGTAGAAATACCAGAACTTCTAGGCCTTTTCCCAACTATAGTTACTTCATCTAGAGTATTATTCGGGGGACTATAAGTTACCTACTTTCCGGCTAATTCGGCAGCTTTTGCTTTTCTATCCATCCTCTAACTATATAACCTCTATCTAGTTATATTGTCTCCTTTCCAAAAGGCTTCTAATTCTTCCTTCGAGGCTTTATCAAAATCAGGTATTGGCATATTTGTTCATTTTTATTATTTTAAGTTATTCTATTTTATATTAATTTGTATCTTACAAAGAATATTAATATACTTGAAAAGTATCAAATAAATATAGATAAATGTGATAAATGATTAAATGAATTATGACTAATGGACAAAAGTAAAATTACAAAACAAAATGGGAACATAGCTTTCGAAGAGGAAGCTCATATTTATTATGATGTTACAAAGCCAGAACAGAAATTTATATCTGTAACGACTTTAATTCATTCTTTCACCCAACCCTTTGATAAAGAGTTCTGGTCAGCATACAAAAGTTTAGAAAAGCTTCTTAATAAAGATTCGTGGGCTATTGAGAAAAAGTCTTTACTAAATACTAAGAAATTTGATAGAACTTTATTAGAATTACATGGGATTAGTGAAAATGATTTTAATAGGGAACAGCAAGCCATCTTAGATGCATGGGATATAGAGAACAGAAACTCTTGCGAGAGGGGAACTAGAATACATGCAGATTTAGAAAACTCTTTTTATAAAAAGAAAAAGAACATTGATATTAGTAAGTTCGAAATAGGAGGCAAATTTGAATGCGAACAAGGTAGAACAACTCTAGACTTAGAGAATGGAATATATCCAGAATATCTGATTTCAAGAGTTTCGGATGATGGAAAGCTGAGATTAGCTGGTCAAATTGACTTGTTAGTTAAAAAAGGCAACAAGATTATCATAGGCGATTTTAAGACTAATAAGAAAATAGAAACTAAAAGCTTTTTCAATAGTAAAACTAAGTCATCTGTTAAGATGAAATATCCTCTAAACAATCTAGATGATGTTAACTATTATCATTACACACTTCAGCTTAGCACTTATGCTTGGATGGTTCAGAAGTATAACCCAGAATTTGAGATAGAGGATCTGGTACTTATACATTTTGATCACAGCGATAACATGACAATATATCATGTTCCTTATCTAAAAGATGAAGTAATAAGAATGCTTTCTTTTTATAAGAAAGAATCTATATTGGCAGAAAATAAAAAGAAACGTCAACGTATTGAATATTAATTATGACACTAGAAGAAATAGAAGAAAGATGGAAAATATGCAGACGCTGTCCAATATGTAATCAAGAAGATGCAATATGTAATGGACAGTTGTATTTAAATCCAGAAAACAATGACATAAGCATTAGTCCAAAAGAAGGATATATAAAAGGATGTGGATGTCTTTTGGAATTAAAGATACCTAATGAGAAGAAGCATTGCCCTGCAAAGAAATGGTAAAGAAATGGATTAAAGCAATATTTACTAAACCTTTAGTAATATTAAAGAGCATATATTTCCATATATTTGGAATTAATCAAGATTTAGCAACCACAAGATTAAATATTTGTAGTGCTTGTCCTCATAAATTGCAGACTTCATTTGGAGAAGTATGTGAGGAATGTGGTTGTATACTAGAGAACAAAACTAGAATAGAAGATGAACATTGTGATTTATGTAAATGGTAAAATGAATTATGGAAACTTTAAGAACAGAATTAAACAGTAATGAGAAACTAGCATTAGCTATGACTGGTATGGAAGGTACAGGAGAACACTTTATCTTGAATGGAGAGGCTGCAGATAAAACTCTATTAAGAGAAAAACAGGAAAAATTCAATACAGCAGTAGATGAATTAGAAGATAAATTCTCTAAACATAATGCAGCTTTAGAATCTTACGCTAAATCATTATCTGAGGATATGAATGGTGTAGAAATTATGCCTATGTATGGGTATGCATTAATTAAACCTTTCGAACAAAATCCGTTTCAAAAAATTAAAACTACTAAGAGTGGATTAATTACAGACTTAGGTGGATTTGCTCCAACATATAAATCTAATGAAACAGGGGAAATAGAAGAAGAACAGCAATTTATTAAAGTGGGTACTGTTATTGAGGTTGGACACAAGTGTGAGTTCTTAAAACCTGGAGATATAGTATTCTATACAATAGCTAGCGAGTGCATGGTTCCATTCTATAAGTTTGGATTTGTTGTAGTTAATGAGAACAGAATTATAGCTGTAGTTAACGAAAAGCTAACTGAAAGAAGAAACGAATTGAAGTATGGAAACAATTGATGAAAAAATTTACTTTAAGCCCGGAGATTGTGTTACTTTACGGTAGTGTAAAGTAATGCATTCTCCAGTTATGCTGGTTCTAAGAAGAGAAGCAGCTTTATTTAAAGATAACCAAGGATTACGAGGATTAAGATGTAGATGGTTTACTGATACTGGACTTATGTAGGAAGCAGTATTTAATACTAAGGACCTTTAGCTTGTTAGAGAGAATAAATAAAAAATATAGAAAAGCAATGGATAAGATATAGTTTGACCCTGAATTGATGCGTAATATTAAAATTATTTACGGAAATGTAGACTTAGATGACAAAACCTTAAGATAGCTATATTAGACTTGGACAACTAATCCTGATATTATTAGAAGAACTGTACAATAGAAAATGCCCAAGACATAGAAAACATACTTTGATGCTCCAGAAATGCCATCATTACCTACAAGATTAGAATCTCTTCCTACTACTGAGATAGCTCAAGATGATTTAAGAGGTGTTAAAGATTTTAAAACAGCTTTTAGAGCTGCTAGAGAGAGGGGATTAAAATAGTTTATGTGGGGGAATTCTACATATACTACAGACTTAGAATAGCCTTCAGATAAACCTAAACAATCTTCTGCCGTTTAGATTCCAAAATCAGATACTTAGATTAGTATAAAGGCTCCAGATCTAACTGCCACAACAAAAGGAACTACTTGGGGTAGAGGAGTATAGACTATCACAGGAAGCAGTTAGCCAGCTAGTAAATAGTCTTCAAATAAACCTAAAGCAAATCCTGTATAGGTTACTACCAGTAGGTACACTATGGGAAATACAGTACAAGGAAGAGATTTTGGAATTGGTAGAGGAATCGGCAAAGGTTTTATGGGCTTCCTAAACTGGTTAAATAAAGGAGCTGCTAGTAATTAGTATAGTAAAAGTAAGTAGGTCAACCCACTTAGTTATTATCAACAAGGAGGAACAATGAATAATCAACAAGAATTACAAAAAGCATTTATAGCATATCTAATACAGGATGCTACTTAGCAAGGAGTACAAATTCAATCTGAACAAGATTTATAGGCTTATGCTGAACAATTAGGTGAAGACGGTATTAAAGCTAAGTATCAGGAATTTATGCAAAAAATGCAAGGAGGAGTAATGGCTAGGCTTGGAGCTAAGCTTGAGTATTATAAGAAGCTAAAAGGAGTATGTCCAGAAGGAGAAGAGCTTGTATATTTTAAGCAAGGCGGTAGAATCTGTAAAGCTTGCCAGAAAGCACAAAAAGGAACTAAAGTTACTAAGAAAGCTAATGAAGTTGATAAATTTAAGGCTGGAAGAGCTTAGTATAAGAAAGATATGAAATCTGCTAGGGACGAAGCCTCGAGAGATTCTATATCAATCAATAAATATAATGATTAGGAAACTATGGCCAATAAAGGACATAAGGGTAATTTCCAGAAAGGGAAATGGGTTCCTGATAGAAAACAATATGCTAAGAAAGACGCTTGTGGTTCAAAAATGAAAGTCAATAAGTGCGGTTCCAAAATGAAAAAGAAATAATAAGATTATCTAATATATATGATAATGATTAATGATTATGAATGTATTTAGCTATAACACTCTAACTAAATAGCTAGAAATAAATGAACCAGAGATATTGCTAGTTAAGGAATTTAAGGCTCTAATCTAGAGGGATAAATCTGTAGAAAAGGATAGAGCTACTAGAGAACTATCTTACATTTATTTAGCTATAGACTGGAAAAGTCCGTACAGTTAGTATTCGGAACATGAACGACATGACGAAGCTATTAGTGATTCTGGATTGACAGAATCAGAATTTAATGACCCTATATTTAGAGCAGCTTGTAGGAAATACAGAGCGTTACAAGATTCAAATAAATCGATAAAATTACTAGAAGCAGCTAAAAGAGCCGCAGACTAGTTTATTGATTATTTCGAAACTATTGTAGATTTAAATGAGCGTGATAATAACGGCAAACCAGTATTCCAAGCTGAAAAAGTAATGAAGGAAATGGCTACCCTTCACAAAGTTCATGAAGAACTAATAACACTAGAAGACTAGGTTAAGAAAGAACTTACTGAACAATCTACTGTTAGAGCCGGAGCTGTGGATGGTTTTGACCCAGGAGACTTTTAATTATGCCAAGAAAAAAGAAGATATTACCTGAAGAAATATAGAATATTGTAGATTAGGTAAGAGAAAAAGAATAGAAAGAAGATGCTAAAGAAGCTAGAGAATTAGTATAGAAAATAAGAGAGGAAAGGGTCAGAAATTCTGACTATTGGGATGTTAAAATAGGAGATAAAATAGAAGTATTTGACCCTACCTTATCTTATGAAATAACCGGATATAGACCTATTGATGAAACTCATGGATTGGATTTTAACCCAGATTGGTTTACCGAGACTAGGGAAGTATATAAACGAACTGGTCAATATTGTCCCTACCTTAGAGATAGTAAGCGGTATAACGAATTTTGGAAAGAGCAATATAGAAGATGTAAGTATGGAATGACAGTTAATGAATACACTATTACTGGAGATAATTACTTCTTCTTAAATTTCTATTAGTTACCTACTATTGACTAGTAGAAAGCCTCTGGTGAAGGTACTGATAATGACTTCCCAATATTCTTTGCATCACATTATATGTTCTTTCATTATCTACAGATGGCTAGAGTGCTACATAAGCACGCGGCTTTAATGAAAGCTCGTTCTATTGGATTCTCTGAAATAAATGCCTCTCTTTCTGCTCGTATGTACTCTGTTATTAGAAGAAGTAGGGTTATGATTACTTGCTTTAACGACACCTTCCTTAAGGGTACCTTTAGTAAGTTTGACAATGCTCTTACATTCTTAAATACTTGTACTGGAGGAGGATTTTTTAAATTGCGACTTATTGACCAGGATTTGAGAAAGAAATCAGGTAAACAAATCAAAATAAATGGTTAGTTTGAAGACGTAGGATTTAAATCTGAGGTTGTAGCAATTAACGGAGCTAAACCATCTAACATTCGTGGAGACCGTGTAGATTTATTAATATATGATGAAGCTGGTTCCTGGCCTGGACTTGATACCGCTGTGGTACAAGGTCAAGAACTTTGTGAAGTTCAAGGTATGCCTCGTGGAACAATGTTGTTTGGAGGTACTGGCGGTGATATGGGTGCTCCTCTAGAGGGCTTAAAAAAGATTTACTATAATCCAAGAGCATATAAGATTCTTCCATTTAGACATAATTGGACTTAGGATGGGACTACTATAGAGAGTGGATTCTTTATTCCATACTTTATACAATCTTTGAATCCAGAATTTATGGACCACAGAGGAGTATGTAATACTGTGGAGTATAAGAAATTCTTATAGGAGGAGCGAGATAATCTGTTAGCTGTACCAGAAGACTACCTAAAGAAATGTGCTGAACGTTGTTGGAATGCAGAAGAAGCATTTAATCTAGAAGGTGTTAATAAGTTTAATAAAATCTTAGTTGCCGAATAGATAGCTAATATAAGACTTAAACAAATTGGCCCAAAACCTGAATGTGGTTATATTGATTATTTTTACAAAAATAATAAACATACTTAGGATAACATTGATGGTTTTAAATGGATTCCTAATAGCAATGGTAAAGTAAAAATTCTAGAGCATCCAATATGGTCTGACTTATATAAAGAACAAATGGAAAAGCTTAGATAGGAGGCAGAAGATAATGGCTAGGATTTTGAAGTTCCAGTTTATAAAGAAATGCGAGACTTATATGTAGCAGGTATAGACGGTATTGATATTGGAGCGAATTAGACTTCTAAGGAAACCAGAGACCCGTCTGATTTCTGCATAACGATTAAGAAACGTGCGTTTGGTATGAATGACCCTCAGTATGTTGCTATGTACAAGGATAGACCTGGAGACATCAGAGAAGCCTATAAAATAGCTATGTGTTTAGCTCGCTATTATAATTGTAAAATAAATATAGAAGCTACTCGTATGGGTATGGTTACTTGGGCTAGAGAAAAAGGATGCCTTAACTATTTTATGAAGCGCCCAAGAGCTACTCTAACTGACGTTAGAAATGGAACTACTAAATAGTATGGAACTCCTGCTACAAAAACTATAATCGAATAGCATACTGATTTAACAGCCGCCTTTATAGAAGACTATTGCCATACTATATGGTTCGAAGAAATGCTAGAATAGTTCACTGCATATAATGATGAAAATAAGGGTAAGTATGATATTGTAGCCGCTGTAGGTATGACTGAGTTAGCAGACCAAGAGCTATCAGGAAGACAGCCCGTACTTGTGGAGAAAGAAGTTGAATAGTTCCAAGATTTTGGTTACTATTACGACGAGAGAGGAATTAAAAGATTTGGAGTTATTCCAACTAAGAAAACTCCTGAACTTAATATGCAAAGAAACGAATATGATGACCCATACAGAGTTGAAACAAGTGATCCTAGAATATATGAGGGACTTGTACAAAATGGAGTATATAGGCGGACTAGATATTGAGAGTTTAGACCCGGTTGGGTATAAAGTCTCTTTTAACTTTGATAGGTCAGAAATGCCATTAGTAATAATAGCAGATTTACCAGACGAAGAATTTCTGCCATTTATTAAGGAAGAATTAAGAAGTAGGAAGTTACAAAGAGTTAAGTATTATAACGCTACTAAACTTCCTCCAGAACAACATAATTTATGTTATGAAAGAGAAGGAATTAATAGACAAGACAAACGAGGCTATTGCGGAACTTGTATATGATAAGTATGAGTTACAGAAAGCTTATAATTATTATAATGGTAAAAGGGATCCTGAATAGTTCCGTTATCTGGAAGAAAACTTCGGAATAGGCAGCCCCACTTCGGTAGAGTTTACACCTTTATTAAAGAAACACGTAGATGCTCTAGTTGGAGAATATTTAGGAACTCCCATACTTCCGAAAATTTCTTGCAAAGATTCAGATACTATTAGTAATATAACAAGAGAGAAGCAGCTAGAAATAACCAAGGGAATAGTAAAGTTTTTGAAAGACCATTTAAGTAATTCAATTCTTAAGTTTATTGATGGCAAGGATATTACTGATAAAGCTGTAAAGACTTAGTTAGATAAAATTATATAGGATATTGACCAATCCTTTATTTCTCAATATGAAGTTGCAGCTTAGAATATAGTGCATTATATTATGCAATCTAGAGAAACCGATTTAATTACTAAGTTACGTTAGTTACTAACAGACTTATTAATTACTGGTTATACATTCTTTAGAGTGAAATCATCAGCTTCTGGAACTAATATTGAAATAGAGGTATTAAATCCGCTTAATACATTTGTTGATAGAAATCCAGAATCTCCATATGTAAGAAATTCATATAGAGTTGTAGTAAGAAAGTGGATGAGTAAGAGTTAGATTTTAGCTAAATATGGCAAAGAAATATCTAGAGAAGATTTAAGAAGACTAAAGGATGAATGGCGGGCTGATGATTCTGCTGCTATTTATAGGAGAGTATATGGAGATACTTGTACAGTCGTAAACGAAGATTAGAATCATGAAACCATTCCTGGTTATCCAGACAATGAATATAGTGCTCATAGGTTCTAGTTAATCCCAGTCTATGATGTTGAATGGATTGAGACAGATGATGACTTTGTAATGTAGAGATACAATACTATCAGAATAGGAGAAGAGATATATATTCTTAGAGGATTAGACAAGACTGTTATGAGATCTAAAGATAATCCCAACTTCTGTTCTTTATCGGTAAATGGAGTATATTTCTTAAATCGCTCTTAGTAGCCTTATTCTCTTATATTAAAATGTGCACATCTGTAGGATAGATACGACTTATTAAACTATTATAGAGATAACCTAATAGCTAATAGTGGTACTGCTGGAGTTATTATGGATATGTCTCTATTACCTATTAACTTAGGAGTTAAATGGCCAGAACGGGTACAAAAATGGTTAGCCTATAAAAAAGGTGGTATCATGTGGATAGACTCAAGCCAAGAAGGTAGAAATGACGGACAGCAAGCTCCAAACTAGATATATAACGGATTTGATGATACCTTAAAAGCATAGGCTGTATAGGCTATCGAATTAGCTATTCAATCAGTAGAACAAACTACATCATCAATAACTGGAGTATTTAGGGAACGACTTAACGGTATAGAAACTAGAGATGCAGTTACTAATATTAAGTAGGGAGTAGCTAACTCGTATATAGTAACTAAGCACTACTTCTAGCAGATGGATTTAATAACCTGTGAGATACTACTAGATAGCCTTAATTAGGCTAAAGTTACTTATAAGAAAGGATTAACTGGAACTATTATACTCGGGGATAAATATCAACAGATATTTACAGCACTTCCTGAGTATTTTACTGTTACTGACTACGATATTCATATTACTGCTAGTTCAGAAGTGATGGAAGATCTATAGACTATAAAAGCAATCATTCCAGAGTTCGTAAAAAGTCAACAGATGGATCCAGATATTATTTTTGAGGCTCTTACATCTAAGAGTCTGACAGACCTTAAATATAAGGTTAAGAAAGCTGTTCAAGTTCGCAAAGAGGAAAATAACCAGCTTCAGCAACTACAAGAGAAATTAGAAGAAACTTCTCAATAGGCTCAGTAGTTGTAGCAAGAATTATAGAAGGCTCAGCAAAAGATTGAAAGCTTAGATGAATAGAGGCTAGGATTAGAATAGTAGAAGATGCAGTTAGAATATAAAGTTAACTGGCTTAAAGCTTAGTCTGATTCTACTTATAAAGATAGACAAATGGATATTGAAGAAAAAAGAACTGAAATAGAGTTGGCTTAGCTTCATGATGGAAATCCATATAATGATAAAATAAGACAAATACATTAATATGGCAACTGGAACAATTGTATACAATAAAGATTAGCAATAGATTTATCCTATCTCTGATGGGACAGTGATTATAAGTAATGCTTCCGGTTCTAAATCAAATGTAGAAGATGACTTAAAAAAATTATTTAAGTAGGTATCAGATTTATCTGGCTCAAGTGAAGCAGTTAATAGTATTATTATTAAAATACATTATCTCCCTGCTAATACCGCCGACGAATCTGAAATAAGACTATCAAATAAGTAGTGGTCTGATACTTTTGAACTTCCAACAGAAGAGAATCCATATATATGGAAAAGAACTAAATTTACTTTTTAGGGGGCTGATGAATCATCGGGAACTACTATCTATGAGATAGTAGCAAGTGATGTTTCTACTATTATATAGACTATATATACTAGAACTGAGGGAATAACGCCAGTTATAGAATATAAATAGAAAACAGATGAAGAAGGAAATCTACTATATATAGATGCTGAGGGAAAAGAGACAACAGCTGTTACTCCGAATAAAGCGTATGATTATGATTATTATTGGAACGGAAAACCGTCTGGCAAATTAAATAGTTTACCACCAACTCCAGAAAGTTAGTCATATACTTGGACAGACTATCCTCAAGATATTAGTTTATCATTTAATTCAGTCTTTATGTCTAGACGTATAAGACAAGAAGGTAAATGGAAACCTTTTTCTACTCCTGCTCAATATGGCTAGTGGCCTACTGAGTCTTAATTATTACAATATGGAATTTAGTATTGATATACATACCAAAATTAATGGGGAAATACTGATAGAAGATTTCTCAAAAGAATATGGCTAGTATATTGATGAAGATGTAGAGGTAGTAACTTCTTACGACTCCTATAAGTATAGTGAGAGTGCTACCTTAAATACTATCATCAAGGTTAGTATAAGTGATGCTACTCTGATAGATGTTTTACTTAATGACCATACAGAAGACCTAGACTCGTGTATGTTTAAGGTTAAAGATGATGGCTATTACGTAGTAGACCATATCATTATTCCTAATATGAAATGGTACGAAAATTCATCCGACGAGTATAAAGAATACTATGAGACTATCTATGTTACTGATGGAGAAAAATTATATAAAGAAGTAGAAGGTAAACTAGAAGAGTGTACAGTTAAAGAAGTTCTTGAACGAAATATAGAAGGAACTACTATAAAAAAATGTAAGGTAGATGTTTTCTTTACGGGAAACTTGTAGTAGTGTTACATTAATTATTGTAAGAAACTCTTTGATGCTTTACTAAATAAGTGTCTAACTAGAGATTAGGAGGCAGATATATTTGCCAGAGATTTCATATGGATGACTCTTAACATTATAGATTATTTAATATGCTTTAAACAATTCATGGAGGCTGAGAGATTACTAGCGATGTTCCGTACCTGTGGAGGATTCTGTGATAATCACCACCATGGACATAAACGTATAGGTTGTGGATGCTCTTAAGAGAAAGGCTATTAAAAGGTATGAGGATTTTCTAAGAAAACTCAAAAAGGGATATAAACCAGATTATCAAGATATTCTGAATCTAATTTGTTTTATTAACCTACCTGTAAGACTAGATAATCACGAATTTATTAAATAGCAATTATTAAACTAGAATGATACAGTCTATTTACACTTCGGTAAGTAACGCAGATATAGTGCCTTGTGGTAAAAAGGGTAAGCCTATAAAATGTGAGCCTATACCTCTCTTAAGAAATAACTATTTAGGAGAATATAGGACAGAACTAGAAAAAGCTAAAGTAAGAAAGAATTTAGGTATTGCTGATGAGTAGAGTCTATTGTGGGGAAACATTAGTGGAACCATAGAACTGCAAAAAGACCTAGTATAGTATATAGAACAAAAATGGACCTATACTAGTGACGTTGCAGAAGGCATTAATACTGTGAAAGATGCTCTAGACTATGCCCTATACTTTATTAGTGAATATGAATCTAATACAGAAGAAATAGAAGAACTAAAAGTCGATATAAGCAATATTAGAACTTCTATATCTGTATTGAAGGAGGATTTACAACGAGAAATTGATACTAATAGAAAAGGAATTAATAATCTATCTGAAGAAATAGTAAAAATCAATGAAGCTATAGTTGAGTTGAATAATGCTATTGAGAATATAGATGTTGATAAAAACATTCTTAATTGGGTTAAGAATAGTCTTCAAAATTCTAAAACTATAGAAATAAAGGAAGATAATTCTTTAGAGGTAATTTTGTCTACTTAGGAAGATAATGCTATTCATTTAATAGAATAGGAGATTGGAGAGGAAACCTCTTCTATTATTCTTCCAGGTATCTATGTTAAAAATCTCGAGCCTGCTCTAGAAGAAACAAAAAAAGAAGTATAGAAAACTTAGGAAGCACAACAAGAGACAAATGCCAAAGTAGAAGCTAATACTGAAAACATCACTAATATACAAACTAATTTAGAAACTATAGCTACTTATTAGACTGAACTCCCAGATGATACTATTTCAACGGTAATTGAAGGAACTACAGTAGAGAAACTTAAAGGCAAACCCTTTAATGAAATTATTGATACTTTACTATTTCCAACAGTAGTTAGAGATTTGGTATATCCATGGCTTTATTATAGTTTTACTTCTCAAATAGTGGAAGTAGGAACTGCTTTATTAACTCCTACACTTACATTTATAAAGAATGATGCTGGAGAAGAAACTGACAGACAAGAAACTATTACTTATAACAGCTCTCCTGTAGAGTCTGATACATATAATTCTATTGGTACTTATACTTACTATGGTGTCGTGAGCTATGCTGCTGGAGAATATTTGATAAATAATAAAGGAGAAGTTACAGATAAGAGAATAGAAGCTGGTTCTATTTCTGCTACCGCTTAGGTAGTAGCCACATATCCTTGGTATTCTGGTAATACTGATGGTATGATTAAATAGGAGTTAGTTCCTTTTGGACAATTGTCTGGAACTATCACATTTTCACTAAGTGGTAAGGCTATTATAAAATTGCCAGGAAGTAATACATAGTTAAATTCATTTACCGTAGATGGAGGACTTGGATATTTAAATGTAGACCTAAGTGGTTGGGAAACGTCTACCGAGTAGATAAATGGATTTACTTACAAGGTATGGACTAAGAAAGACACTTATTCCTCAGCATTGCCACATCAAATTAACTTTATTCTATCACAATAATGGCATTTAAATATACAGGTGATGCTACCTTAGGTGTCGCTTTAACCGTAGAAACTCCGAAGCCTCTCGATAATAGAACAGTCGTTAATAACTTAGACGAACTTTATTCTATTCCAGAGAAGTATGCTTATCAAGGTATGACCGTTGCTAACATAGACAACGGAAATATTTATATGCTGATTGATAAGTCTAAGATTAAATACAAGGAAGGATGGAAAGCATCCTATGAATCTATCTAGATAATCACCTGTACAGAGGCTGAATATAAAGAATGGTCTGAGAATACTACAGATGATTTTAGGCCCATAGATGAAAGTAAAACATATCTTCATGCTGAGACATATTATTATATATATGAGGATAGCCTAGACGACAACTAGTTTTACCTATCCGCAGAGTGGGGAAAAAAGATAGAAGAGCAATTAAAATAGAAGGCCCTTAATACTACTGTAGTATAGATTAGAACAGACTTAGATAACACTATTGCCAGCCTATCAGATTATGCTACACTGGAAGAATTAACTACTAATTATGTCTCTAATGATTCTTTAGCTCTATCCCTGACTAAGTATTATACTAAGAAAGAAACAGACGATATTTTCGTTACTAAAGAAAGCCTTAGAGGGGAGGGAATGGAAGGAGATGATTTTGTCTTCGTTACAAAGAAAGAATATGAGGAAGATTAGTAGGCTATCCAAGATGAATTAGATAAAACTCTTAAAGTAGACGGAGATGGTTCTTTAGAAAGCATCACTGTTGGATAGATAAAATCTCCTGTAGTGGAGGGAGGGAAATAGCTAGTAGTAGACGTTAGGTCTGAAGGATTATTTATAGGTGAAGATCAGATTGCTACTGAATCAGATATTCCGAATTTAGTAACATTAACTGAAGAAGAGTATCTAAAGTTAGTAGAGGAAGGGACTATAGAGCCTGATACATATTACTATGTATATGACGTCACAAATGATGCAAAGGTTTATATTACTAAAGAATATTTGGATTAGAATTATCATACTACTAATCAATATCAGTCCTGGGTTTCTACAAATTATTACTCTAAGAAGTAGATTGATGAAATAGTTCAAGGTTTGCAAAAACTCGGAAACTACGTTACTACAGAAGATATTAAGGCTTATTATACTATTTAGCAGGTTGATGACAAATTTCTTACTAAAGAAAATGCTTAGTCTACTTATGCTACTCAATAGTCATTATCTGATTTATCAGATTAGATAGCTGAAGATTACGTAACAAAAGAAAGTTTAAGGGGAGACTCTCCTGAAACTGGAGATGATGATTTCATATTTGTTACCTAGAAAAAATATCAGGATGATTAGGTTGCTGCGGCTAAAGAATTTAGCACTGAGCTTTTGAAATCTACATCAGTAGAAACTTCTGATATTACTATTTAGAAAATTGGGGAAAAAGAAGTACAATAGGGAATAACTGGAGAACTTTCTGAGAAAACAGAAACTAAGCAAGTTATTGAGAGTTCTGTTAAACTTACCACAGAAGATAACAGACTGTTTGCAGGAGGTAAGCAAGTTGCTATTACTGAAGAAGTACCAAAACTTGTATGCTTACCACAAGCTGATTATGACGACTTAGTTGAGAATAGTAAGACTGAAGAAGATACTTATTATTGCACCTATGGAGAAAAAGATTTACAGGATACTGGGTATGTTAGAAGTGAATATCTTATAGAAAGATACTACACCAAAGCTGAGGTAGAAGAACTGATTAGCTAGGCCGTAGCCAAATTATAGAAAAAGATAGACGCTTTATAGCCAGGTTCTAGTGTAGAGGTAGATGGAGAAAATGAACAATTAATATTTTAAACAATATGGGAACAATTTATATTGAAGGACAGTTTAAGAGTTCTGCCAAACCAGTAAAAGTTGTTGGAGGAAGTGTAGGAGGAGGCTCTGGAGTAGACCAGGAAGTTCTCAAGAACTATGCTACTAAAGCAGAATTATAGAAGGCTGTTGAGGACCTAACTGCTTCCATAGAGGGAATAGATCACGATGTAGTTGATGAAACTTTAATAATACAATGATATGGCAGCAATCAAATCTATAAAGGTTGGAGAAACCACATATGATTTAAAAGCTACTTACGATGGTGCTGGAAATGTTATAGATACGACATATGCCAAGGCTAATGCAATTCCAACTAAAATTTCTTAGTTACAGAATGATAGTGGATATTTGACTAAGCATTAGGATATTAGTGAATTAGCTACAAAGGGTGAGCTTGAAGGCAAAGTAGATAAGGAGTTAGGAAAAGGACTCTCTGAAGCCAATTATACTGAAACTGAGAAGAAAAAGTTAAGTACTATAGCTAGTAATGCTAATAATTATGTACATCCAACTACTTCTGGAAATAAACATATTCCATCTGGAGGAACTTCCGGACAGATGTTAGTTTTCTCAGCAGATGGCACTGCTAAGTGGGCAGATTCAAGTTCTAAGCTAGAAGAACAGTTTACAGTGCTAAATGAGGCTTGGGCAGAATTATAGAAAGCTCAACAAAAACTTGACAAGTAGGTTACTGAGTTAAATAGTAATATGGATTTATATTCATATGGAGTAGAATGGGATGCTACAGTAGCATCTCCAGAACTTACTAGAATAGGTAATCCTTTACTACATAAATCTCTTCCTATTCAATCAGCGTATAGAGGTTGTGTAGCAAACAATGACGTAGTAAATTACTATCTGTTTCCAGACGACTGGGCTTATAAAGAAGATGGTGAAATCCCATCTGTCTTAGACGGAACTGATGGAACAGTAAGAGTTAATACTCCTAAATTTTATGGAAAATCTGGCAGCAACGGAAACAAAAGATGGGTTAGAACTTCTACTGTCAAAATTGATGATTCATGGGTAGAAATCCCTGAACTATTAATAGATGCATACAGAAGTACAGTTGACACCACAGTCTCTGCAACTCCAAAAGCTGTATCAGTAGTTAATACTACTACTGCATTTAGAGGTGGAGGAAATAGAGCTAACTACGATGATTATCTAACTACAGAATTAGAAACTAAGGATATATTCAGAAGTGATTTAGGAAAGCCTAGAACTAATATTTCTAGAGCTACTATGAGAACATATGCAACAAATGCTGGTTCGGAATTGCTATGCTATGAATATTACAAATGGATATTCTACTGGAATTATGTTATCGAATATGCTAATTTTAATTCTTAGGCTGCATATAATGCAGAGTTAACTGCGGATGGGTATCATCAAGGGGGTTTGGGACCTGGAGTTACAGATTGGGCTAACGCAGCTACAAGTTGGTCAGGGTATAATGCAACATATCCACTTACACCTTGTGGTTACTGCAATGAATTTGGTAACTTCACTGGAGTAAAAGATTTAGTTATTCCAGAATGTACAGCTCAAGATGGCACAAATACAGTAGCAACTCATACATTTAAAGTACCTCGCTGGAGAGGATTCGATAATCCGTTTGGAGATATTTGGACTAACTTAGACGGAGTAGTTATAGTAAGAGCAGCTGCTAATGAGATTAGCACTGTCTATACAACTACTAACGTATCGGAATTTACAGACGTAGTTGGAGAAAAAACCGTTGCAGGATACGAAGTAGCATCTGATGGTTATACTAAGGCATTTGATTTAGGTGAAACCGCTGAAATAATTCCGTCCGCTGTTGGAGGAAGTGCTACTACTTATATTTGCGATTACCATTACTGCAACGCAAGCAGCACAGCGCTTCGCACGCTGCGGGTGGGCGGCAACGCGGGGCATGGCGGCAATGCGGGTCTCGGCTGTTTCAGTTCTGACTGTGACGTCGGTATTGCCTATTCCTCTGTCGGGTTCAGGACTCTGAATAGAGTATCTTAAGATATACAATATAAAAATCGATTTAGATGATAAATCGTAGGATATTACTTCTAAAAACCGTTGATTGGCAAAAAAGTACTGCTAGTAGGCAGCAACGCGAATAATGGCAGCAATGCAGGTCTCAGCTATTTCAATTCTAACAATGACGTCAGCAATGCCAATTCCAATGTCGAGTTATTATATATTTAGAAAACATTTTATTATTTTTTTTTAGTTTGCTAAGTAATATCCTTGCCTCTAGGCAAAAGATAACGTAGTGTTGAATGAAGGGTGTTAGTAGGTTAATTCTCGAACGCTTCCGATGAAATATATAAAAAATTGAAACGTGTAGGATATTTGCACGAGAAAGTATACGCTGAAGATAACATCGAGCTAGCTGACAATAAAGCTAGAAGAAATAAGTCTATTAGATGTGAAATCAAGCAGCATGATAAGAATAGATTAAAAGAAAATAAGGAATTATCCAATAAGTTAAGAGATTTGATTTATCAAACCTCTGAATACAGTACCTTTATAATATATGAACCTAAAGAAAGATTAATCTTTAGACTTCCATACTATCCAGATAGAATAACTCACCATGCTATAATGAATATTATGGAGCCTATTTGGACTAGTATATTTATAGACCAAACATATTCCTCTATACGAAATAGAGGTATTCATAAAGTAGAGTATGATTTGTTTAAGGTGTTATAGAAACATCCAGAAGAAACAAAGTATTGCTTGAAAATGGATATAAAAAAATTCTATCCTTCTATAACTCATGACATTCTATACAAAATGTTGTAGAGAAAGATAAAGGATAAAAAACTATTAAAACTGTTAAAAGAAATAATCTATTCAGCGAAGGGAGTTCCTATTGGAAATTATCTATCACAATTCTTTGCAAATTTATATCTGACATATTTTGACCACTGGGTAAAAGAGGAGTTAAAATGTAAGTACTACTTTCGATATGCTGACGATATTGTGATTCTTGGTAATGACAAGAATTATTTGAGAAATGTATTAGTATCTATAAAACTATATTTGAAACAGGTTCTTAACCTAGAGTTGAAGCCTAATTATCAAATATTCCCTGTAGAAAGCAGAGGTATTGATTTCGTAGGCTATAAATTCTACCATACTTATATTCTATTGAGAAAATCTATAAAAATGAGAATGTTTAGGCTTATAAATCTATATAAATAGAATAAGATTGATAAAGATGAATTGAATAGAAGAATGAGGTCTTATTTTGGATGGATGAAATTTTGTAACTCTAAGAACTTGCTGAGAAAGGTAGAGGAGTTAACTGGATTGAAATTCTCTAACTGGAATGGAAAAGAAGTTAACATATCTAAGTTTTATAATAAATATATTCACATTGTAGAGGTTGTTGATTATGACAATCATTTTCGAGTGCATTTCATGTATAACAATAAACCCTACTATTTTAAAAGTAAGAATAGGAGATTGCACTATTCTTTGCTTAGATACAAATTTCCTATAAATTTTAAAATAACACCTTATGTTGGAGCCGAATAGAATACAAATGGACGTTTATCCTTAGACGATCCAAAAACTTGGGAATGGTACTTATTACTATAACTATGATATAAAAGAAATTAGTGTTAAAGTATCTGATTTAGATAATACCGTAAAAGAAAAAACTTACTATAGTTTTATATAGGTATTAATAAACGGATAGCCTAATTACAAAGATTGTGTAAAAGCTATAGTTAGAAGATTCCTTACGGTTGATGAAGAATTTGATTTAATCAATTCATATAATAGTTATTCAGAAAATCTTATTTCTGACTCTGAAGTTATTAACGAATACAAAGAATATCTTAACATATTAAAATAGATAAAAGCTAAAGTCAAAGAAGATTTTGCTAAAATATGATATATAGAAATGGTAAGTTAATATTACAGGTCCAAAAAGATATTCTAGAACTTGTAGAACAAGTTTAGCAAAGAGTACAAAAGAACATTGGAGCTATATATAAAGGGTCGTAGTTAGTCTGGCTTACCGTATACGATGCTGTTAGAAGCTGTTTTGGTAGCGGAACTTGGCTACAAGACAGACCTTGGTTAAAAGATGATTCATGGAAAAATAATTGATTTGTAAAAAATGGCAAAATTTGAAAATTTACCTAATCAGATTACAGATTTAGCAACAGAATGGGATGGACATTCTGGAATGGAGGTTGAGGATTTCATAAGCCGAAAAATAGAGAAGACAGAGGGATAGGACATAGTAGATGCGTCATATAATTCTTCTACTAGCATCCTTACTCTTCTTAAGAGTAATGGAGATAAGGTAGAAACTGAAGTATCAGTTATTCCTCCTACGTACTCTTACGGTATTATGGTATACGGAGTAATGTTAGACAATAAGACTGACAAAATCTACACCGAAGCTAATAGTTCTCTTTTAATGCAATACAACTCTGATAGAAATGTTAAGGTTGGTATTGCAATGTATGCCGTTGCTACTACTTCTGTAACAACAGATAGAATTGGACCTTTCAATGTTAAGATTAGTTATGGAACTCAATCTGGAACATTTAGAGTAAACAATATTAAATACAACTAGTGTATTATTGATCCTTCTACTGGAGCAATTACTGGAGTTAATGTATCATCAGAGGAATTAATTGATACTCTAGCTTGGATAGATATTACTGAGTTATTTACTAAAACTTAGTCTGCTAAGAAAATTACTGCCCAGGTAATAGATGACCCTAAGGTAGAAGATACTTTAGACCTTCCAATTACTACTGAAGTAATTACTCTTAATTACAATGGAGAAGTTGTCTTGAGTAACAACTTAGTTAATTTCTCTCTAACTGGAGGGACAACCAGTAATTATCACTTAGAAGGATTTAATAACGGCTCTGCATTTTCTACAAGTGGAGGAGTATTGAACTATTCTAGTTTAGCATCAGGACTTAATCAATTAGCTGTAAAGGCAGTTCACAATACTGAGAGTTCTATTTATACAGACTATATTTATGTAGATATTATTTACACATATAATTGTGAAGAAACAGTCGTTGCTATTAATGGAGTAAGCAATGGTATTGCGAATAATGGTGTGGCTACCCTGTATGAGTTAACAGTATTTAGTCCCGATAATAGTTCTATGGCTATAACTACTTATCTAGAGAATGAAATGCCAGACTCTGAAAGTATGAACCCTACTGAAATCATGAAATATGAAGTTATTAGCGCTTCATCTTACAATGAATAGGGAGTCTACGATACTTCGTATAAAAAGTATATAGAGATAAATAGTAGCGATTCTGAAAAATATTTAGTAATTAAAGTGGACGAAACTTACTATAAGTTCTATACTGTATTTACTAATAGCTTAGGATAGACTACCGCCTATACAAGCAACTTCAAGACTATGAGAGTAGAGGCAGTGAATCCAGAATTTATATATTCGTAGGATATAGCTCCTTCTAAGAACTTTGACTAGATTGAAGGCTACTTAAATGATATTTTTGTTACTGACGAATATGCTACTGGTTCAAATCCAGCTACAGTAATATCAGACTTAGAATCGTCAGACGGATGGTAGGAAGAAGATGGACGTACTATATTTAAAGTATCTGCGCAGGATAATCCTATACTAAAATCACCTCTAAGTTTAGGATTAGGAAATAACTTTACTATTGAATTAGGATTTAAAACTTATAATATTAGTGATGAAAGCAAACCAATAGCTACGATAGGAAACTTCTAGTTAAGACCTACTCAATTCTGTTGGAATACCGAGGATAACGACTTATTTAGTGCCAGAAATGCTCAATTCCAAGAAGGAGTGGAGACTCATGTATTGGTAACTGTATAGAAAGGTTTTATTATCTCTAAGAGTGATATTTACTATCCGAACTTCCTAGCTAGCTTCTAGAATGCTTTTGATTAGGCAGCTCCTACTACTAGCATTAACTTAGTTAGAATATATGTGAATGGAGTAATTGATAGAGAAATTTCTTTAACAGATTCTGAACTTAATACGTTTGCTTCTGCAGCATTGTAGATTAATCCTACAACTGCTGATATTGATTTTTATCTATTCAGAGTATATAATAGTACTGCTCTTACCTTCAATCAGGTTTAGAAAAATTATCTCTCTTTCTTGAAAGAAAAGACCTCTAAAGAAGAGTTCTTTGACAAGAACGATATTCTTGGAACTAATGGAGAAATCTCTTTTAGTAGAGCTAATAGTAAATATAATACTTTGGTATATGTATTCCCAACTGGAGCTAAATTCCCACATAGGGCTTGGGGAGGTGAAGATAATGAAACTCCTCCGCAAGAAACAGCATAGAAAAAATCTCCGGTAACTTTATTTGTTAATTATGCTAACTCTTCTGTTAATAACTTATACGGAGGTAGATTAACTCATGGCCAAGTAAAGGGACAAGGTTCCTCTGCAATGAGATACTTAATTTGGAATGTTACCTATGCTTTAAATAAATTAAAGGATTAGGAAGGATAGAAAATAAAGAGTCAGTTTACTCCATACTCTTAGTTAGATACAGAGACTAATACGTTTAGAGAAGATGCTTCTTCTACAAGGGGCTACTACGTAATGCCCCCTTATGATGGACAGCAAGATACTACTGCATATAAGATAACTAAATTAGTAGGTAAAGTGAACTTTGCTTCTTCTATGTAGTCTCATAAGATTGGCTCTTGCAAATTATTTGATGATGCCTATAAAGAATCTAGAGGAAATTTAATTTCAGGAGGATAGAAAGCCGTGCATGAAGAACCATTCCTATACTTCTACTGGGAAACTGATTTAGAAGATGTTTCTACTATAGAACTAGCAGATTTGTTAGATAATGATGAATCTATCAAATTTATGGGATTCCAAACTTGGGGAGCAGGTAAGGGAGACGATGCTTCCAGCGGATATGACAAAGATATAACTCCTGAATATCTAATGCTAGAAGGTGGTGAAAACACTGACCCATCTGTAAACTTTAGACGTCCTTGGTAGGCTCTTCAAAGAGCCTCCGGTGTACTTGGAGAAGATACTTATGGACTAACTAATCAACCAACTATAACCTATGCTAATTCTTTACTTCGTCCTTGGGATAATCTTCTAATCGAAGATGAATCTGTTGTATATGATTAGAGAGGAGCTTGGGATATTGACTATGGTTGTGAAGAAGTAGAAAGTGATAGTGGAAAGACATACTTCCAATTTGCTGAATCAGTACATGAATCTTTAAAGAAATTTAGAGAGTTCTATGACTTCGTTTATACACATGATTACAACATGGTTCAGACAAGTGCTACTAGTCCTTCTGGATGGGATGTAACTAAAAAGTACATTGTAACAGCTAGTACTTGTACACTGAATCCGACTAGTCATAAGTCTGGAGATATTTATCGTTATGATGATATTAATGGAACTTGGGTATGCGCGGGAGTAAGTTATGAATCTGCTACTGGATGGGCTAGAGCTAACATCTACGAGTTAGCTGGAACAAGTAGTGCTTTAGGCATTCCTGCTGCATTAGATGCAATGAAAGCTAATTTCATTACAGGAATTAAAAACTATATAGAGGTAAACGATATTGCTTTCCATTAGGCTTTCATTAAGTTTGTATCCGGAACTGACAATAGAGCTAAAAATACATATTTCTAGATTATTGGAAAACTAAGAGAAGCAAACGCAGAAGGAGAATTTGTTGAGAGTGATAAGGGAGATTATCTAGTTAGACTTATTGGAGACGACTTAGATACTATCTTAGTAACTGATAATAACGGTCTTCAGTCTAAACCATATAATCTGTTAGAGACTTCCTATAGAGAGGCCGACTCAGCATATTGGGGAGATGCTAACAATGTATTCTTCTATATGTTTGACCAATGTTTCGAATCTGAAATAAAAACATATTTAGCAAGTGTTATAAATACTGCATTTAAGAACAGTAATAGTATGGAAGATAAATCAAATTACTTCTACAAAGTGTTCTTTAATGTTCAAGAAACGTTCCCAGCAGTAGCATATAACCATACAGCTAAGATATACTATGAAAATGCTTAGGCTATTAAAAATTCTAAGGTACTTTCATATTATAGTAACAACGAGATTGAACCTATTGAACAAAGCCACGGCTCTTGCCTAGCTTGTGAGAAATAGTTCATGACTAAGAGATTTGCATTCCTTTCTACTTATGCATAGACTTCCTTAGGAGCTATTGCATTGAGAACTGCAAGTTCTGCAGGTAGTGGTGATACTCTAAGATTAAGAATGGAGTTTGAGCCATATTAGGATTGCTATCCTGTATACCATTACAATGGTAAAAACCTTTATCTATCTAATTTCTAGATATCTAACTTCGATGCAATTAAGAATTTAGCATAGACAGGAAATAGTTATATAGCCGAAATCAATCAAGGAGATCCTGCAATTAACCAAGGTATATACTTAACTACTTTATATAAGAAGTTAAATATTCTAGGTTTAAAGATGTCTACTATTGACGCGGATTTTGCTAGAGCTACTGAGTTCCAAATTGATAATGCTGAGTTAGACAATTATACTAGTCTATTCCCAAGCAATTATCCGGACTTAGCTATCAGCTTATTTACTCCTTCATTCCCAGTGTTAGAGAGCTTAACTCTTAGAAATATGACACTTCCTACAGAAATGGATTTGTCTAAGTTCTTAAAGTTAGAGACTATAGACTTATCTAAGACTACTACTAAGAGTGTAGTATTCCCACAAACTGGTAGATTAAAGAATGTAATTCTTCCTGATACTATAGAAACATTTAGAATCTATGATAATTCAGGGTTAACCGATATTACATTTGAAGGATTGAATAATTTATCAACGGTATATATTGACTGCGATAATGTAGGAGGTTTTGATGTAGCTAATTTCTGCGAATAGTTGATTAACTGCAATGCTCTTCAGTCAGTAACTATTAGAAATGCTAATCTGTATATAACAGAAGATGCACTAAGAAAGATGATTCTTACTAATACTTGTAACTTAACTGGAGATATTTACATTGTAAATACTGCAGGAAGTACTTAGTTGAAGGCTATTAGCTTTGCTACAAAGCAGTTATTAGTTAATACATTTGGAGACATTTCTAGTTCTTCTTCTAAGATTAGAATCCATTTCCAAAGTGCTGAAATTATTGATTTTAATTGTGCTGGAGAAGTATCAGTATATTATCAAGCAGGAGAGTCCGGAACTATTGTTCGTCAAAATCTATTTGATATTACAGTAGATTCTGGTAATGATGTTGAAATAAAATCTGGAACCAACCCTTATAATCCGTCAGTAAATGGATACTTAGATATTACCTACTCTATGTCAGGAGTATCAACTGATATTGCTACTATTGATTAGACTGGTGCTATTACCTTGAAGAAGGAATCTAGTAGTACTGCTACGGTAACTATCAGTATGAAGGTTGCTAATAGTGGAACTCCTATTAGAAAAACTGTTAAAGTAAGCTTCGCTTGGAAAGCTCCTTAGCTTGGAGACTTTGCATATGCAGATGGTACGTTTACTAGCTCCTTTGATGCTACCAAGACTTTAGTTGGTCTAGTATACGCAAAGGATGAAAGTGATGATACGTCTGGAGTAGTTTATATCATTGGTAAAGAATATACTGATGAAGAAAAGTCTTACTACTTAGGATATAGTAACGAAGGAGATGCTGGAAGTTCTGATGAGATGTTGAAACAATTATATTAGGTACAAGCATATTTAAATAATGTTTCAATATCTAATTATGATGTAATATAGGGTACTGCTTCCCAGACTTTAATAAATGAGATTAACGTAAATACATATGACATATAGGTAAATACATCATTTGCTGGGGAATCAGATACTGATAAATATATTGAAAGTGTAGATAGTAAATTATTGCCAGTTCTATATAATAATTCAGCTTGTAAACCTTACATAAGTAGAAGACAGGTTTCTTCTGATGGAGCTACATATTGGAAGTACTTTATTGAAACTCTTGAAGATTTAAATAACCTCTGTGAAGCTATTAGAACAGCATGGTCTAATGCATCTAGTACAGATATAATGAGTTGTTTATTATATCCTTATTTCTATAGCATGAGGTTATATGAACCTAAAGTTAATGATGGTGAAACGTTAAATCCAGCTTACCAAAGAGGAAAATGGTATGCTCCATCTGTTGCAGAATTATCTAGAATTATTTACTATAGAGGTTATAGTGTTTCTGGAAATAATTTTAATACAGGCGATATGGTAAGATAGCCGATTAGTACTTCTGTTTCTAATGGAGGTGGGGTATTAACTACTCCTATTTTCTCAATCGCTTATTCTAGAGCGACAAATCAATTCCCAGCAGTTTGGAGTACTATTGTAGGTTCTGGAGATAACTCTGGAGCAAACAATATTACTACATCTATTAATGCTTCTTCTACTAATAATTACTCTTATTAGAGAACTACTACATGGAATTATCCAGATATAACATATAAAAATGAATGGATTGTAGGAGCCAAAAATGATTTAACTGGTTGGGGAGATTCTGCTTATTAGAATGCTTGGAGATTAACTAAACATTAGGGAGTACCGTTTACTAAATTTAATTATTCTAAGAATGGCTGATAATTTCATGCAAATAAGTCACGATAATCGTTATTATGTAATTAATAAGGATGACTCTTTGAAATCCTTACTCACTCACGAGGAGCTGTTAAGGCTCCCCCTGAGTGTTTGGAAGGAGTTATTTGAGCGAAAAGATGGAGTATGTTATTTTAAATTAATGCTTCTAGTTTTAGAAGCAACTATTAAAGCATATGATAAATCATCTAACGTTAATTCGTTCTATTATAACGACAAAGAGTATTGGTTAGATAAAGCTACTAGAGTCGGGCTACAAAATTTAGCTAATTGTAGTACTGGTAATATGTCTTTAGTTCTTGGTAGTGAAATAATCGAATTACCAGTAGACAAGGTAAAAGAATTTCTGGCTTAGCTGGAGGTGTACGCTGGGAAATGTTATGTAAACACAACTCAACATCTATTAGCTATAAAAGAGCTTAAGACAGTTGAAGATGTTATAAAATATAATTATACTTCTGGGTATCCAGATAAGATTACGTTAAATGAATGAAAATTTAGAAAAGGATAAAATATAGCTAGGGAATGAAAAGCCCTAGCTACTTCCTTCTAAATCATTACTTAATACTATAAAGCTTGGCTATGATACTAAGCCAGTCCCTCCACCTCCTAAAAATCATATTGATTTTATAGAAGGGGATTCTGTGATGACTACCATAAGTACAGGATTTGAGCATAATGACAAGCCAGTCCCTCCACCTCCTGAAATCAACCTTAGCTGTAAAACTCCGAAACATAAAAATCCAGATTCAGTTATAGGAAGTGTAGATACAGGATTTGGATGTGATAATTAGCTTATTAGAGAATGTCCAAAACCAAAATATAAAACTCATTTATGTAAAGAAAATTATTTAGGCGAGTTTAAAACAGAATCTGAGAAGACGCTAGCTAGAACTAATCTAGGAGTTTATAGTAAAGAAGAAATAGATAGAATTGTAGGTCAAATTGTGGAAAACAATAACAACAATTTTATCACTAAAAAGGAAGTTCAGAATATGATAGCTGACTTAGATTTTGTAGATTCTACACTAAAATCTTATGTAGACTACCAAATACCTAATAATTTATTTAAATTATGAGTACAACACAAATAAAAAGATTATTTCAATCAAAAACTGAATTTGTCCCTATTACCTTAGCGGAGGCAGTAGTAGTAAATACCTCTAATATTCTAGGACTTTCATCATTAGGAATAACAACTCTTGACAAGGTATTAAGAACTACAATGGGAGTTGTAGGAACTAATGCTAAAGATATTTCCGTGTTGAAAAATACAGTTCAACAAATTAATACGGCCTTAGAGGGTAAATAGGACAAGCTTACTGCTGGTGTAGGTATTACCATTTCTCCAGAAGGGGTTATTAGTACTACTAATAGCATAGAACTATATAAGATAGTTACTTAGCTACCAACAGCGTCGAAAGACTGTTTAAATTCTATATATTTAGTTCCTGCACCATCCGGTACTGCAGGAAATATTTTTACCGAATATATTTGTGTATACGAAAATACGTTGGCGAGATATATTTGGGAAAAAATTGGAGAAGTCCAGACAGATGTAGATTTATCTGGTTATGTAACTAATGAAACCTTTAATTAGACTATTAATATTATTAATGGCTAGTTAGCAAACACTATCACTGCTCAAGATGTTACTACATCCGATGGTGCTTCTAAGGTAGTAGTTAATTATACTATTCCATCAGATTTATATGACAGTATGGTCAATACAGATAGCACAGACCAAGTAATAGGAGGATAATCATGGAATTAACTATTAAGCAACTTAAGCAACATGGTTAGATATTTGTTCCTTAGACTACTGCTGAAGCTGTTTTAGTTAAAGATGGCGGAGAAGTAATTACTCTTGATAATATGCTAGAAAGGAAGATTGAGTAGATTGTTACACCTGCTGGATCTGGACTATAGGCATTTAAGCAAGAAAAGAATATAATTCTTACTCACTCCAACTCCATAACTGCAAATAAATCTCCTTCTTCAGTAAAGGTAAAATACGATAATCGGGGACATATAGTAGAAGTCGCTCCTACTAGTAATGTGACGGTAATAGTGGACCAAGAAGGTTATCTTTAGTATAACGGGTCAGAAGACCGGAATCTGCTTCTAGGGAATGATTTTGGAATAGATGAAGATAATAAAATTATACTAAAATGGAATCATTTATAATATGGCACTATTAAATTTTGCCAATACCTATGCTGAAATATCAGGCAATCTTACTTTGCCGGAATCTACTTCTGGGGATTACGTAAAGCTATTCTTTTCTAAAGACGGCCACATTATATCTCATGGAAAGGATTTTACTCCTACATTTACTTCTACAGTAAGAGGTTTAGTTCCTATTTCTAGTGGTAAAGCTACTGAAATATTTAGGGGAAATGCTACCTGGGCTGAGATAACAACTACAGACTTACCAATAGCTGAAAATACCTCTGTAAATAATACAACAACTCTATTTACTACCTAGTAGGTTCATTAGATAATCAATGCTAGCTTTGCTGCTAACGATGCAATGAGGTACAAGGGTACTATTACTTATAGTAATGGAAGTTATACGACACATACTGTTGCTGGGGTAGAAGTTTAGGGATTCCCTACCAAATGCGAAGTCGGAGATACCTATAGAGTAACTTCTCAGGGAATTTACGCTGGATAGACGTGTTCAGCTGGGGACTTACTAATATGTATACAAGACGGAACAGGAAGTGGATTAAACACTGCAGCTTATTGGACGGCTGTAGAATCAAATATTAACGGATAGGTTAAACACACTGTCAACGGTACTTCTATATATGTTTATAGTAATAGTACTAATACATTTACTATTTATGCTCCAACAACTGGTGGTACTTAGGGTCAGATACTACTTAGTAACGGTAGTGCTGCTCCTACTTGGGCTGCACAATCTACTTTAGTAGTAGGAGAAGCCAAGAAAGTTAGTAATGCATTGTCACTTGGTGCAGGTTTAACTTTTGAAACTGCTGGAGTTACTTACAATGGTAGTGTAGCTAGAACAATAGCTCTAGTGGCCGCAACTACTACTACTATGGGAGGGGTAATTGTAGATAAAGACTCTACGAATAAAACGATTTCTGTTACTAGCGCTGGAAGTATTTATTTAACTAAACAGAATGTTATTAATGCTTTAGGTTACTACCCAGCGTCAGAAGATTCATGGAGACCTATTACTATTGGAGGTGTATCAATAGGAGACAAGACATTAAACTTCGTACCGTCTGGGGATGTTTATTTAAAAGCAGACTCTAACGGAGACGACATACAAGATATTAGTTTTGGAATAAGCTGGTATAATATTAGTACTAACAAATACGAAACAGCATAATCTATGAAGATAGCATACAATCCTACTACAGCAGCAGCTTTAATAACTGCTCCTAATAATAATGATATAACCTTTGATTTAAAAGGCTTAAATATCTTTACTAGAGGGATAAAGTTTAAAGGGACAGATACTACTTACTCGGTATTTAAAAAACATACTTCTAGTGGAAGTGGAGGTTATAACGGATTGGTACCTGTCCCTTCATATACTGCAACAAATATTAGATTCTTAAGGGAAGATGGCACCTGGTCCATACCTGCGATTTCGACTGTGGCATTCATTTATACCCAATTAACTGATCAAGATCTAGATGAGTACTTAGATGAGGGAAGGTGGTACTATGCTGCCGGAGATAACACCACAATAAACAAACCTAGTGGAGTAGATTCATACGAATTATATGTTGGTCGAAGTGCTAGTGGTTATCGCTATTAGAAATTAATTACTTCTAATGGTCTGGTATGGTTTAGATACTATGATTCTTCTGCTTGGAAACCTTGGGTTAGATGGTATACAGACATGAATACTGATTAGAAAGTATTGTAGTCTGCTACCACTACTTCAAATTATAGACCTCTTGCTCTAGGTTATACTGATACAAGTACCACTGCTGATTTAGGTGCTAGTGTTACTTAGCAAGTTTATGTGACTACAACAATATATGCTCAGCCTAGTACGGGCAGCCTATGGGCTAATAAATTGTACTCAGGTGGAAAACCAGTTCTTACAGAACATCAATCATTAGCTAATTACGTTACATTAAATACTGCACAAACCATAACTGGTGCTAAGACTTTTTCTACTAGTGTTAGATTTGCTAATAATGCTAGTATTATATAGAACTAGAATGATACTAATAACTATACCACTATATTGAAATGGTTTAAAAATGGCGTATCTAGAAATACTTATGACCCTTCTATAGGATAGCATAATACTGGGGGAGATGGAAATGGTTCTATTTGCATACTTCCGTATCCTACGGCAACTAGTCCTTGGGATGGAACGGTAGGTTTATTTATAAGTAAAGGAGTTTTAAGATTAGATGGTAAGCCAGTTGCATTAGCTGAGAATTACTATACTAAAACTGAATCCGATGAGAGATATGTGAATGTAACTGGAGATACTATGACTGGACCTCTTATAGTAAAATCTACTATAACAGGAACTCAATTAATATCTACTATTGCTACAGGCACCTCTCCATTAAAGGTAACTAGTACAACTGTAGTTGCTAACCTTAATGCAGATCTATTAGATGGATTACATGAAACTTCATTCTTTAGAGCTAGAGGAGATTAGTCTATAGCAAGTTCTATACCTACGGCTGAAGAATTGGCAACTGATAATAGTCTATGTGGCAGTTGGAGGGTAGCCTATACTGGAGGTTCAGGACATTTGGTGTAGTTTAACGCTGGGAGTGGAAGTACTAAATATATATAGCTTTATTCTAGATTTTCTTCTAACTTATATTGGAGAAATAGTACAGATTCTACTTTAAAGGCAAACCCATGGAAAACTATTGTAGATAGTGCTAACTATACTGGAATAGTATTAAAGATTGGAACATCTACTGTAGGAGGAACAAATAAACCTATTTATCTGAATGCAGGTACCCCTACAGCATTATCAGCAACTTAGGGTAGTTCTTCTCTGCCAGTATATTTAGCTGCAGGAGCTATTGTACCTTGTACTGCATCCTCTGTATTTAGTAATTTAAGTAATTCTGGTAATGATATTTCTATAACTGTAGCAGGTTAGAATAGAACATTAACCCCTGCATACGCGATCACCTCTTCAAAAGTATTTACAGGCTCAGTTTCTGGATCTACCCACGCTTAGGCCCTAAAAACATATTTTGATAATAATAAATTATCTATCCCGAGAGATGCATTATTAAGTTTATACTCAAGTGCTTATTCTAACGGATCTTAGTGTTTTGGATATTTCTTAAATGGGTATCATGACCGCCCTTATGGAGGGTTTTTTGTTGCTCATTATGAAACTCCTCGCTATGTAGGAATTTCTGGTGGTTCATATTAGGAGTCTATATTATTATCCACCTCTAATTATACTGCCTATATTAATCCTGCCAATTTCGTTACTGCTTTAGGTACAAGTGGAAATTACGTAACCTGGACTAAGAATGGGGTAGTTAACAACCTAACAGTTCCATACGCTACTGCGTCTTTAAGAATTAACTCATCCTCTTCAGTTTAGAATACTGGGTTAACTTATTGCTCCTCTGAACATGGCTTTATAGTAGGAGGAACTTCTGCTGGAGGATAGTGGGGGATGCCATCTGATAGTTAGGATGCACCCTATAAAAATGGTCAGTGCTTAAGGATGTATTGGAATTCTACATTCTATACAGATATTCTATCTGGGCCTAATAATATGGGAGCTACTCATGGCTTATATATGAGATAGATTGTCAATGGGGCGGTAGCTACAGGAACATTTGCAGGAGGTTGGAGATTAATTCTAGATAGTTATAATTATCATAGGTATGGAGACACTAGATATGTTACATCTCTGGGGACAAATGGTACATATGTGACTTGGGTTAAAAACGGAACAACTAATAATTTAACTGTCCCATACTCATCTTATTCTGGATATGTACAATCTCATGATACTAGAGATGTTAATAATACTCCAGCATAGTTTTCTAGTGGAGCTAGATTTGAATTTAAGTCTAATAGTACGGACGGATTAAGCAACGGAGGAAAATATCATGGAATCCTACACTTTAAACCCTATGGAGGAATTACGGATTTCTCAGGAGGTTAGACACATCAGCTAGGATTTACAGATGGCGGAAACTTATATATGAGAACATCTACAAGCTCTTCTGCTTGGGGAAGCTGGAAGTTGATACTAAATTAGAGTGTTGCGGACGGAAGGTACGTAACTTTAGCTACTACACAAACCATAACTGGAGCAAAAACATTTACTTAGTAGATAGTTGCACCTAGATATATAGCCAATGTTAACACAGGTCCTCATTATACTGCTACATCGTCTAATGGTAGTTGGTGCTATAGTAGGTATAATAATGGAAATATATTATGGGATATTGCTACTATTAACAATGCATCCGCTTCATCTACTCCCAATACTTTAGAATTTAGATATAATGGTTCAGATACAGTAAAGGCTGGAGTAACTACATAGGGGGTACTATTTAGTAATTCTTATGGCAAATCTTCTACTTTTGGATCTTTGAATGCAAGTTATTGCCATTTTCAAACTTCTGCTCCTTCATTCTATTTTAATAGATAGGTAGATGTTAATGGGGTCTTGCAGCCTTATACTAATAAGACCTCTGATTTAGGACAGGATGCACGTAGATGGAAATACACCTATTCTAATTATTTTAATAGCGATTCTGCGAACAATGAGAATCCTCCTATTTCGTAGTTTATAGTTACTAATAGTAGTGATAATTTTTATAGAAAGGCTAGCTTATAGCATGTAAGTGATAGTTTGCTTATTACAAAACTAAGATTAGTTAACTGTTATAATGGAACTACGAATAATGATTTATGGAGTACTATTAAAGTTACCAATTCTTCATATATAGGAACTGCAACAATTTATGATGTTTATAATGACGGTGGTCCTACTACTTATGGAGATGTACTAGATATAGTTTCAATCCATACAAATCATTGGCAACCTTAGTTGTGGTTCGATTCCGGAAAAACTGGAAGTATAAGACATAGAAATAAAGACTATAATAATAATACTTGGGGAAGTTGGTATATCTTATTAGATAATAACAATTATGCCGGAACATTAGACTCTAGATATGTAACTTTGACTACTAATCAAACTGTTAGTGGAATTAAAACCTTTAGCACTTAGCAGAAATTTACTGTAGCAACTGGAACATCACCGTTTACTGTTACATCAACTACTGTTGTAACTAATTTAAACTCTGATTTGCTAGATGGAAGGCATCTAGGCAATGCTACTGGAAGAATACCATATATAGTTAGTTTTCCAGCATATTCTAGTTTTGGTAGCAGTACGTCTACTCTTGATTATGAGAAAAATATACTTAAGTGGATATGGACTAATCAGAATCATGGTGGAGATACTCTATTGATAGGAGTTGGTAGGCCGAATTCTATAGGAAATCTTTAGATTTAGTTATATGGAACCAGCGGTGTAAATAGTAGTACTGGATATCCAAAATATTCATCAGCAATATATTATCCACTAGGTGGCAGACCAATATGTTTCGGAACTACTAACTATAACTTTTATAGTCATAGTTTAGCGTTTTCTGATGACATAAAAGATCCCGCGAATTATTATTGGGCTAATATAGCGGTATCAACATCTTCTAGTACAGGAACCTCACCTACGTTTAGTGCTGCCTATGCTTCAAACTGGTTCAGAAGTACTGGAAGCACTGGATGGTGTAGCCAGACATACGGAGGTGGTATTTATATGACTGATTCGACTTATGTTAGAGTATATAATAGCAAAATATTCTACGCTTCTGCAGGATATTTGGCCCCTTATTCCGGCTCTAGCTGGATTTCTATGGCTACAAGATCTAATTGTATAGTCGCAGATTAGAATAATTCTACCTCTTCTGCACATTGTTTATTTAGAGCTAAGTACAATAATGGAAATGCTCTTTGTTTTGGTGGATTAGGAAATGATTTAGGATTTTATGGATTTTCTGCAACCAATATTAGTAATGGAACTAATTCATATGCTTGGATTGCTAAATGGAATAGTGGAGGATCATTCTTTAATACAGGTAGTATAACTGCTGCAGGAGGATTTTATCATAATTCAGTTAATAGTAATTCCTATGTATTACTTGCTGGAGGTTCATATAAAGCCATATCAGACTTTACTATAAATAATGCAGGTTCAGCTACTAAAGGCGTGTACACTTCTGGAGGAAAAGCAGTAGCTATGACTTACTCATTAAATGCTAATTTAAATGCGGGTACGGCCAGCAAGTTGGCATACTATAGTGGCGCTAACACAGTTGCAGCTTACAGTTCTACCGTTGGGGCTAGCAATAGAGGAATATATATAAGTGCAGGAGTTCCTACGGCTATGAGTTATTACTTAAATGCTACCGTGAATTCTGGTACTAGTGGTAAGTTAGCTTATTATAGTGATGCTAACTATATTAATAATTATACTAGTACTATTGGTTCGTCTACTACTCCTATGTATCTTTCCAGCGGAGTTCCAACCACTTGCAGTGGGGTGCTAGTAAGATACTATGCTAGTTATAATATATGGTGTACAAGTTCTTCAGCTTCGTTTTCCAAAAACTCTGGAAATTTCTCTCCTATTTCTAGTGTGTCTAGATTAGGTACTGGTAGAATAAAGATAAACTTTGCATCTGGATACTCATGGTATTAGTGGTTTGTAATGGCTGTGGGAAAGATGCGAGATGGTAATAACAGTATAGATGATTATCTTCCCTGCTATGTATCTCTTTAGTCGCAATACTCAACTTATTTGATAGCAAGTATTCAAGATGACTCATCTAGAAATGACGGACATTTTTATTTCTATATTTTAGTATTTTAACATAATATATTTTGGAAGTTAAAAAATAATATTTATATTGGTTAGAACCAAAAATTAATGATTTATGACTTTAAATGACGTATTGACAAAACAAAATGCAATCACCAAAATTATTCTTAAAGATGGTGATAAGGAACTCTCGAAGGAGTTAAAAGTGAAGATTATGCGTATCAGAATGGCTTATAATAAAATCAAAAAGCAGTTTGATGATGATACGAAAGAATTTACAGACCAGATTATATCTGACGAACTTAGAGAGTTGGCCAATAAGCCTGATAGAACTTCTGAAGAGGAAACAAGATTCAATGAGCTTAATGATAAAACTAATTCTGAGTACCAGGAATATCTTGTTCAAAAAGGTTTAGAAGAAGTTAAAGATACTCCAGAGGATATAATTACTATGGAAGAATATTCAGATATCCTAGATGTTAATTCCGGGAATGATATAGAAATTAACGGAAATGCAATCAAAGCAGCAGATTTTATGGAGATTATATTTGACTTATTTGTTAAGGAATAATTATGGAAATAGTAAAACAAAACGAAACTTTCCAAATTTCAGAAAAAGCTGAAAATGGTTGGGAAATGGTAGGAACAGCTAATAAAGATGTTAACGGTTCTCTTAGCATAAACTTTAACGTAACTAAGCCAGGAGGATTATCAGAACAAATAGGGGATTGTAATTATTACAAGCCTCAAGATTCTGATAGAGTGTCAGTAAGCTACAATGTTGAGGAATCAGGAAGAGATGCGTTTGCAGCATATCTGGATAAAGTAGTTGATACTGTACTAGCTCACTTTAATTCTCCTGAATAATATGAGAAGAAAGAAACCTAATGTACCAAGAGCAGAGTTAAACGTGGAGGAAAAATTAAGAAATCTTGTAAAAGATAATAGATATGGGAAGAGTTAAAATGAATAGCCCTCGTGCAGGAGTAAAAAATGGAGGAAAAGTCAAACGCCCAAAATCAAAGTCTAAATAAAAGACTTTATAAGCTATTAATAGTAATATTAAAGTATACGCCTATAGCATTATCACTGGATAATATTCTATATTCATTGTTATCATATTATGAATATAAGTGCTATTTCCTAAGTTATCTAGGAGGAGTATCTATATTATTTTTAATAATTTTATACATTATCTCTTATGTATTTAGATTCTGTTATTTATATCGTATACCATTATATTACATTACTATAACAAGTGCTATAGCCTTGTATGATGAATACATCGGAATTGATTTAACAGATTTGCAAATGATAAGAGTTTATGTATCAGCGTTCGGCTTAGGAATCATAGCCCTCATCTATTGCAAAATTAAAAATAAATGTTGAAATCATTGATAAGAACTTTGTTATAGAAATTCATAGATGACATTGACTCTGATAATTGTAATATTACAATGGAACAGCAGAGTAAGATTATTTCTGTATTGTCGAATATCGCTAATCCCAGATTAGAGAATGAGTAAAATTTAGGCTTGTGATTATCTTGGTGTTAGTAGAGCTACGTTTGACAATTATGTTAGAGATGGATTCATTCCGAAAGGAATCAAATAGGAAGGTTTTAAAGAGCTAAGCTGGCAAAAGTCTGATTTAGATATATTTTTGTCCAGTAAGAATTAACTCAGCAACGAGTTAGAAATCGGGAGTCTTGAATAGTTTATATTATGATAGCATAATGTAACTGTTTAAGATTCCCGATTTTGTTTTTAGTATTGTCCAATATCACTCTTAGAAATGTATATTATAGCATAGTTCTAGAACAAAATAAACATAATTATTAACATTTAAATTGTAAACTATGAGTGATACAAGAACTTATATCGTACCTGATGGTTAGGAAAATAGTACTAACCAGATGCTGCCTTGGATGGCTATGATGAACGGTGGTATGGGAGGATTCGGCGGAAACGGAATGTGGAACAACCCGTTTATGTACTTAGTTTGGATGTGGATGATGCGTTGGATGAACAGAGGTGAGTTTGGTGAAGGCAACAACTGTCAGAACCTACAATCCGCTGAAATTCAAGGACAGTTAGCTGGTCTACGTGAGTAGATGAACACTAACTAGAATACTCAGTTGTTAATGGACGCAATCAAAGGTAATTCCGCTGCTCTTGGTCAACTTGCTACTAACTTAAATTGCGACTTTGGAGTATTGAAAGACTGCTGCTGCAATATCCAAAATGCAATTGCTACTGTAGGTGGACAAGTAGGATACACTTCTGAAAGAGTTATCAATGCCGTAGAAAGAGGTAATTGCGATGTTATCCAAGCAATCAACAACTGCTGCTGCAACACACAAAAAGCTATTATAGAACAGGGCTACCAAAATCAACTAGCAAATGAAAGACAGACTTATCAGATTACTAATAGTGTAGATTCAGTAGGACGTGCAGTAGAAAGAGGATTCTGCGATACTGCTTATGCAACTCAAACTCAGACTTGCTCTCTTCAAAATACTATTAGAGACACAGGTACTGCGAACACTAATCAAATTATAGCTAAGCTTGATGCTATGTAGAATCAGGCTCTATTAGATAAGATTGATGCTTTACGTGAAAAGAATAGTCAATAGGCTGTTGTTATCAATAATGCTCAATAGACTGCTGCATTTGGACAAATGATAGGTCAAGCTACCTCTCCTATTGTTGCTGCTGTTAATGCTCTACAAAGTGATGTTAACGGAATTAAATGTAAACTTCCTGAAACTGTAACATTACCATATAGCTGTGCTACTGCTGTACCTACTTAGGCTGTATTCAACGGATACACTTTAGGAACTTACGCAGGATGGAATGGCTGTGGATGTAATAACTCTCTTTGGGGTTAAGAAAGGAGGTAACTATGTTATTACCTACTTATATTAATGTCAATAGAGGAGGAATACCAGCTATTAGTAGTTTATCTGTAAATGTTACAACTACAGAAGTGTAGTTTGATTTTAACAATCATCGTAATATTGGTGCACCATTTAGAGGATTACTAATCGTAAGACTTAATTAGGCTATACCTACAGGTACTACAACTACTCTACCGATTGTCTTCACTTCTGGTGGAGGCAATCCTTAGAGATTAACTGGATTTAACGGAGCAGATATAACAGTTGCTCAAATATCTGGAACAGGAATTTACCTATGCTGGTTTGAGCATACTACTAATACATTACAATTATTAACAGGAATTGCATAATGGCATTTTAGAATTTAAGGAATAGTAATTAGCTATTTATCTTGCATAAAGATTCTGTCCCTACTTTGGAAATTGGTAAGGTTACTAACGTATCCATACCAGTTCCTAAGTATGGAAACCCAGGAATGTATAATCAGGAAATGATAGTAGATATTACGGCTGATATAAACGGCACATCTGCTAATTTCTAGAAATTACCTGCAATGGGAGACATTGCAGATTTCGGAAATAATATTGTGGTTTCCTGCAACAAAGAAGCAATGAATAGTGAAGTTTCTTCGATGAAGCAAAGAAGCCTGGATATAATTAATAGTATTGAAACACATTAGAGTATTATTAAAGGATGTGACGAAATTCTATAGCAATTAAATCCAGAAATAATTGAGAAACAGAGACAAGAGCGAGAGAATAAGGCTTTGAGGGAAGAAATTAACTCTCTTAAAGAAATGTTCAAAGAATTTATTAACACATCTTTAAAATAGGAAAAATATGGCAACAATAATTGAAATTCAGGAGTCAAAATTTGAACATCTTTCTGATTGTGCTGAACAAATTGTTAAACACGGAAAGAAATTGATGCATTGTTTATCAGAACTAGAAAGTAAATCTGGTGAGCATTACATGGAAAGATACGGAAAACGTAAACGTGGTGGAATGAGAGATTCTGATTACGACGACGAGGACTACCCAAGATACTATTGATATGAGAGCAGCTTTGGATATGTATGACGATATGCCAAAGTATATGCGTAAGTACTTACAAAACTATGGTTGGCATTTCAATAAGGCTTTGTGTTCATACGCTATTTCTTTTATGAAAAAGGGAGGGAAATCCCTAGAGCCAGTATCCAAAGAATACATTGATAAGGTATTAACTCAGAACAACATTAAATTAGAAAATAATGTTGGATATGATTATGTATTTGTTGGCAATATGTGTAAGGCTGACTACTATGGAAGTAGTATAACAGATGAAAGACATTTTGCTCTATACATTAAGGATACCATAGACGATGAAGATGCTGGAGATGGTACTACTATGAGGAGATGGTATGCTACTATGGTAGCTAACGGAACTATGGTAGACTGGGAGGATGTGATATGACACATTATAGAGTATTGTTTGAGAGATATGATTGGGATATAGAAGTTTGCATAATTGTGGAAAATCCCAATGTTCAATACATTTTAAGTAGATTAAAGGATTTGGGATGTCCAGACGATATTTTACATAGAGCAGCTTCTAGGATAGAAAATTACGAAAATTCAGGTTTTACGTTTACTAACCAAGAAGAACACAAAAGCATCATAGTTATAAATAGACCAGATTCCGCAGAGGAATTTATAGATACTTATAACCATGAGAAGAACCATGTTGAAATGCATATATGTAAAGAGTTTGGTATTGACCCATATTCTGAAAAAGCTGCTTATCTAAGTGGTTAGTTGGCAAAAAAGTTATTTAAGGCTCAGCTGAAAAACTGGATAAAATAACTCTATATAATTAATAGGAGAATTTTCCGAGGTTGGGAAGTTCTCCTATTTTTGTTTTGATAAATTTGTAATTATGATTATACATTACTGTAAATACATAAACATATAATCTTATGAAATTTTTTACTTTATCAGAATTAACGAAAAGCGCTACTGCTTAGTAGAAGGGAATCAAGAATGTTCCTTCTAAAGAGGAAGAGCAAAATTTGATAGCTCTTATTGAAAATGTTTTAGACCCTCTTAGAGAGGCATATGGCAAGCCGATTATTGTTACTAGTGGTTATAGATGCCCAGCTCTGAATAAGGCTGTAGGAGGAGCTAATACTAGCCAACACATGACTGGATAGGCTGCCGATATACGTACAGTTTTAGATACTAAATTGGAAAATAAAAAGTTATTTGATTTAGCTCAAAAATTGAAATTACCATTCGATTAGTTAATAGATGAACATAACTTAGATTGGATTCACATAAGTTATTCTAATAGAAACAGAAGACAAGTACTGACTATAAAATAATATGGGAGAAGGTAAAACCAATATGTTCGGTAAAACCTATAATACTATTGGTTCTACCGATTCTAATTTTATTATAAAAACAAAAGGAGATTTAAAAGTTTAGTGGGGTGGCAAATTTATTGATATTATAAAGAATGGTAAAATTGCCTCTGCTAATTCTAATATACTAAAGACTGCATCTAGTTCCGATGATATTTCAGATAATGGAATATATTTAGTGCCTACTGAAAGTGGAAATGAAATATGGGTATCTATAGACAATACTAAAGTTAATTTAATTGGAGAAGTCGGTACAACCTATGTTTCGTTTTTAACAGAACAAAAAGAAATAACTCCTAACCAGAAATATACTGCTTTAACCAATATAGGCTTATATTATGAAACCTTGGGGGATGCTCAATAGGCCGGAATAAAAGCAGGAATAATATTTATAGCCGGAGAAAACAAGCTTTATATAGCTAATAATGGGTAGTTGTAGGAATATACAACTTCTCAGAACTCTTTAACTAGTGAGCAATTTGAGAAGCTTATAGTTAAAGACTTGAAAATATATAGCGATGGAACTGATATGATTATTTCTAGTCCTATTCTTCAATTTAGAATAAATGATAAGTTAGCTATTTTATTAGATCAATAGATTAAACCTTACTTAAACATAGCTATGTAGTAGGGCACTTATATTTAGTCAGATAATGCTAATTCCACTAGTGGATATAGATTGTACGTGAAGGATGGAAAATCTGTACTTGAAATAGATTCTATAATCTGGAGAGATAAAACATAGGAAGTGTCTAGCGGTTCTGTTAAATTAGATGATACCGCAGTTTATAGCATACATGGAAATATTATAAAGTCTGCATAGCTGAACGGCAATAACATTGTTTGTAATCTAAAATACGTAAACTCATTTCCTTCCACAGGTAGCGTATATATACTAATTTCTTTAAGTACTTAGATTGATGTGGGATTTAATCAAGAGGATGAGTTTAATACTGAGATATATGTTAATACTAATAATGTAGTATTTGCCCAAAATGTGGTAATACAAGTAGACTACACTGCAGACAGTATTAAAAATTCTATCCAATTAACTATTCCAGCGGGAAGTACCTCAGCAGTTTATCCCTTATCTAACGTACTAGACCTTACAATAAATGGATATACTGTTATATCTGGACCTTCAAATGTTGCTGATTATGGAGTTGATTCTAAAAGAGAGTTAATAGAATGTAGTATAGTCAACAAAGAAAAATAGGAAATAACTATCTCTGTAGACCCTCTTATCCGGGATTTATTTATTGCTAACTGTGCAGACTCTTTTATATGTCTATCAAATGTTCCCTTAATAAGGGTAGTCTAGAATAATATCTCTGTTTTAGATAGGTCTAAGATAATTGCTGAACCTTAGGAAGATGGAACAACTAAGCAACATTATGACGAGACAATACATACCAAGATAGGAGTAGTAAAAGAGGAGGATTTTGAATCTCTTAAAAAATGTCCTGAAAAATAGGAAAAGGTAGAAGTAGGTATATATTCTGATAATTTTATTGGTTTAAATTCTAAATTATACGATGTAATATTTAAGAAACGATGTAACTATCCTAGATATGATGAAAATATTGAAATACCAGAGGATTTTTAGGATGAAAAGTATAATTAGATGGTTCCTAACATAGATTGGATTAAATAGCTACTAAAGCTAGCAGTTCCTAGTGGGACTATTGCTATGTTTAACGGACAATCTGAAATTCCAGAAGGCTGGTCAGTGTGCGATGGAACTAACGGGACTCCCAATTTAGTAGGAAAATTTATTAAAGCAGTTGCCTCAGCAGATGAGGTTGGAGATAATGACTCTATACTTGATGAAAATAATGAATTAATTCTTTCGCAGGATTACTTACCAAAACATAGTCATCCTCATAAAGCCCATACCCATAGCTTAAGCGAAGATTTATCTGGAACTACTAGAAGTTCTGGAGATTTATCCGCATCTTTAGAATATTCTGATTATAATTAGAATATAGAATCAGTTTCCAAGACTTTTGTTACTTCTGTAACTGGAGAAAGTGTTACTGCCGAAACTGGAACAGTAGATGGAGTATCTAATATAAATACACAGGAAGGTACTGTTACGGGCGGAAGTTATGCCAATTCTATATCTTTAGAAACAGATGGAGGAACTTCATTATCATCTACTATTAGCGAAGAGTAGACTTTGTCAGATTCTGAATGGCCTAATAAACCCTTGAAAATAGAACCACGTTCTTATTCTTTGGTATTTATTATGAAACTATAATTTTTTATTATTAAAATTTAACAATTAGTTAGGTTTTAATTGCTGTATAACTAATCAATGCTTATATATTGTATGATTAACTAAAAAATGAATATGAATATGGAAAATTTTGATGATGTAATTTTTGAAGACGACGAGTTTGGGGACATTGACCTTGGACAGCAAAAACCAGAAGGTAATGAAGGTGATTAGCTTACAGGCTAGCAAAAGCCTTCTGCATAGCCAGATGAAGATTTAACAACTGAAGTACTACGTCTTAAAGGTATTACTGACCCAGGAAAAATTAAATTCGAAGATGAAACTGGTGCTATTGTAGAAAGAGCTTGGGACTCTCTAAGCAGAGAAGAATAGATTAATATCTTGATTGACCAAGAAGTAGAACAGTAGGACTTTGACGACTCCGAATTGTAGCTTATTAATACAATTAGAGAGAGTGGAATGACTCCCGACGAGTATATTCAATCTCTATTGCCAGAAACAGAACCAACTAAACGATATAAAGTCGACGATCTTTCTGACGACGAAGTTTATGCATTGGATTTATTACATAAAGTCGGGTCGGATATTTCTGATGAGGAAATTAATCAAGCACTTGAATTAGCCAAGCAAAATGAGGGTCTATTCAAGAAAACAGTAGAAGGACTCCGTAAAGAGTACATAAGACTTCAGGAAGATGAAGAGGCTCAGATAGCTAACGAGAAAGCCGCAAGAGAGGAGGCTGCTTATAATAGATTTGCTGACTCTATTAAGGGACAAATTAAAGAACTTGATTCCTTTGCAGGACAACCGCTGCAACTATCTGACGACGATATAGAAGATTTATCCTCATTTATGCTAGAAATAGATGACCAAGGATTAAGTGCATTTGGTAGAGCTATGAATGACCCTGCTCTATTTACTAAAGCTGCATTCTGGATTCTCAATGAGGATAAAATAGTAGAAGAATTAAATAAATAGATTCAGGATAACTATAGAAGAGGTTATGAGCAAGCCAAATTAGATTTACAGGGAAAACCTAAAGCTAAATTGGTGTTCAATAAACCCGCTTCACAAAAGAAAACCACAGACGATGTGTTTATAGATGATGAAGATTGGTATTAAGATTTATTAACATTTAAAAAGAATAATTATGCTTGTAGCAAGTTTTGTAACTAATCGCCCAACGATGGGTGACACTAGAACTTATGAAGATTTTAGTAAATTCCTTGGCGAACGGCCTCACCGTTTAGGCGTTGTATCTCGTCTTTATCCGGAACTTACTGCAACTTTCTTGACAGAAGCTCTAAGAAATATTTTCTACGGAGATACCAAGAAAGCTACTGGATTCCAGAATATTGATTCTACTTATTTCGAATGGGAAGTAGAAACTAATTATATTAAGAGAATTCCCTTCGCAGCAGTGCCTGTTGAAGATGGAGCGGATGGCTCAGAAATTGAAATGATTTTCCCAGAAAACTATTATCAATTACACGAAATTTTCAAAATTGAAAAAACTGGATAGCAATGTTTTGTTGTATCTCGTCCTACTAGAAAAGCAGACAATATGTGGTCTGTAATGGTAAGACTTATTGATGATGACTACTCGTCAATCCTGGATAAGGATGGATGTCAAATTGGTGATACAACTCGTTTCATTGGTAACGCTAAGCCAGAATTGCATGATACTGGTTTTGTTAAGTATCAATCTAACGTTGAAAAGATGAGAAACTATATGACAACTATTCGTGTTGACGATAGCTACTCTTCTAAATATGCATTAATGGAAGATACTTTCATTAAGGTTGGTAAAGGCGAAAATCAAGGATGCTTAACTGAAAAGATTTACAAACTTGAGCCTATGAAGAAGAACTTAATTGAAAACTTCTTATATGCTCGTGAAAATATGATTCTATTGGCTAAAGGAAACATCGGAGTAGACGGTAAAGCTACTATCTCTGATAGAGGTACTGGACGTCCAATTCCTATTGGTGACGGTATGATTCCTCAAATCGAAAGATTTGCTTCTAAGTATGCTGCTAATAGAGTAACTATTAACACATTCCACACAATCATCTCTACTATGGTAGAAAAGGCTGAGAAACCTACTGGTAATCACTTTGTATTCATGGTAAACGAAAGAATGTGGGGAATTGTACAGAGAGTTCTTGGAGACTATCTATCTACTCGTAAGACTGACGGTGCTTACTTGTGGTCTAGAGGTGGAGAAGGAAAATACATCAAAGTAGGTGCTACATTTGATGCTTACGAATGGGGTGGAAATGTTGTATCATTTAAAGTTGATAGAACATTGAGTAGAGAGTTCTTAGAACCATATGCTCTATGTATTGACCTTACAACTGGTAAGACTTCTACTCAACCTCCTGTAGCTATGTATTCTCTGAAAGGAAAAGACTACATCTTTAACGAAGTACTTGGTGTAGGTGGTCGTTCAGGTGGTGACAGTGGTGTTGTTTCAACTCCTGTTGCTGGAGGTATGATGACTATCCATGGATATGCTGGTATTGCAGTATTTAATCCCTACAGAAGTTTTATATTACGTTGCAAGGAGTGATATAAAAAACCTTACAAGGGCTATCTAAAAATAACAAATATAGAAAGATAAATAAAAATAAAATAGATACGGTGGGGAACGAGGTGCTTCCCCACCTAATTCTTTAAAATATGAATTATGGCAAAAAAGGTTAATGAAGTACAAGATGGAGATTTAAAAAGTAACATCGTTGTATTGAGAAGCGTATTTGGTAAAGTCGGACAAAAATATTACATACAACCACAAAAGGATGCTCGTGGTAGATATGCAGATTGTGTAAAGAGAGTAAACTCCCAAGGAGATATTATTCTCACCCCAGAAGAAATTGAAAATGAATCAAAAGGACTAGCTGCATATATTCCAGAGACTGAATTATTTGTAATAGAAGACGGTAAGACTTTCAATCTAGATGATGTCTATGATAGAGCTGTTTGGGAGGCAATTAAAAATTGCGACTTAATCGCTCCTGACAGATTTGCGAAAAATGAGAAGGGTGATTATCTAATCGATGGAACAGTAGACCCAAGGTCAAAAAGACCTAGATACGGCACTGCTGAGCTTTATGTAGATAGACCTGGATTTGAAGCCCAACGTAGAGTTACTAGACGTAAACTTATTGTAGAAGCTTCTAATTATATTATGAATGACGAACGCGGATATGAAGGAAGATTACTCGTAGCTAAAGTTTTAGGTAGAGATATGAAAAATCAGCCAAATGCTGATATTGAAGATTACCTATTATCTATAGCTGAGAAAACTCCAGAAAAGATTATCAACTGCTATACTGGTGGGGATATTCAACTTCGTATGTTATTTATAGAAGCTCGTGAAAAAGGAGTTATCGTTAAAAAAGACGGACTCTTCGTTTATGGAGAAGATGGTAAAGTTGCATTAGGTGCTACTGATAATGCAGTAATTGAATGGATGAAATTATCTAGAAATAGTAAAACCCTAGCCTTAATCAGAAAAGACACATATCAAGACGTGTTTGAAGATTGATTATCAATAAATAAACTTAGCTAAAAATGACAGCTAGATAGGTTTTTGAAGCTACACTAATAGAACTTAGTAAAATTCAAGCACCTTCACTTAAGCTTTATGAATTTAACTATTTATTTAATAAAGCTATAAACTAGTATATTAATAAGGTATACAACGTGTACGATATTAACTAGCAAACTACTGATGATTTGAGAGTCTTGAAGTCTACGACTTTCTTGACTCCTCACAAGGTAGAACTTGCAGGAAGAGCATCTGGAGCTGCAAAAGATAGTGCTATTTAGAACACAAAAGCAGTTACTGGTAACTAGGATTCTCCAGAAGGAGGATACACTGGTTAGGCTTCATCTTATTTAAGTAAAGCCCATCGCTCGATTCAATCTCTGCATGGTGCTACGTATGAAGTGTATATGCCTATTGACTACTTACATATGTTGAACTGTGTTTGCATTTATTATGTTGCTAAACAAAAAGATTGCTGGGATGCAGGCTCATATATTGAAATCCCTGCAACAAGATTAACTGCTGATTCTTGGAGTCAAATCATTACAGACATTTATAATAGACCTTCGCCTATGCGTCCGTACTATTATGTCCACAATCTTAATCAATAGTAGGTATTACCTACTGACCCTAGAACTTCCGTGAAGACAGGAACTGGATTAGAAGAAGTTGGTATTGATATGAATGGTATTTATCAGGTTACTTCAGCTTCTGGAGGAGAGTGGGAAGATAATAATATTGATGCAGGAACTGCTGGAGGGACTTCTCCTGAAAGTCAAAACTCTAACTTCCAAAGAACATTTAAACTTAATGTAAATGGAAAAGATACTCAAGTATCTCTAGTTGAAAAACCCATTGCATTGAGAGCTGGAAATACTTCTAATGTTCGTTGTGAAATTAGATATGGTAAGGATGATAGTTTATTCCAATTAGTAGAAGTGCAGATTGATTATGTTAAGTGTCCTTAGTTTATTCGCTTAACTCAAGAGCAAATAGATTTAACAGAAGACACTTCTCAAATCATGGAGTTCCCAGATTATGTAAACCAAGAGATTATAAACGAGTTGGTACACTTAGTAATGGAACGTGTAAACGATCCAAGACTAGGTAACAATATTTAGATGACTCAATCTATTGCTAGACCAACTGGGCAATAGCAACCAGCCCCTCAACAAGGCTAATTAAACTTTAATTAATTATGGCAACAGGTTTAAATTTTCAAACTTAGACAATTATCAATTCGAATCTGGATCCAGATTCAAGTAAATTGAACGGAAAAGGTACTGATAATACCTATCTTTTCAAGAGTGGCAAAACAAACATCGACGGAGAAGAAGTTGATGCTCTAAAGATTAAAAGAGATTTTGTGTTCGTTAAGGGATGCGTAAAAGCTATTAGAAAAAGAGCTGGATATGAGGCAGTGCCTTGTAAAGCTACTATTGATTTCGGTGATGCTACTCTTTTAGCTGCTTTAAAAGCAGGAGGAGCAAAAACATATTGTAGACTCGATATTTATTTGGGTGTTGAAGGAGCAGAACCTTACATTTATTCAACTCCCTGGGTTCAAAAAGGTATGCCATTCTGGATTGAATTTACCGTTAAAGAAGCCGATGACGCTGCTACTATTGCCAAAAATGTAGCAGATATGCTTAAAAAGAATCACGTATTCTTATGTGATAAAGACCTAATTAATGTTTCTGTAACTGGTAGCAAACTTGTTCTTGAAGGAGCTACTGAATATCAGAGATTCCGCAAAATCGAAATTAGCACATTCGATGCTTATGATGATTATGCAGAAAAAGTTGCAGAGTTAGACCCAACGAAAACTTCTGCTACTGACATTAAGCTAGATGAAAGAGGAAAGAATAGCTTCGGTACTTATTCTCAAATCATTAAAGACTTGAGACTTCCGACTGCTGCAAACTACCAATGGACTCATATCCGTCAGGCAGAAACTCCTATCGTTGGAGCTATTTACAATCAATATATTGTAGAATACGAAGCTCCAGCTACTAATGATGGTCTACACGCTGTAGGACAGAGAATGACTTCGCATACTACTCACGTATTCTGGGTAAAAAATGATTCCGAGTTAATCACTGCTTGGGAAGCAGCATTAGCTACTATTGGAACAGTAGTAGATGTTGACACTGAATCCATATCTTCTATAAGTGAAGATGAAGAAGATGAATTAGGTGCTTAAATAAACTAAAGGCGGGACTACCCTGTTCCGCCTTTTCTTTTAATTAAGGTATGGAACAGTCAATTTTAGAATGGGCCTTAGCAGTAATAGGCAGTGGTGGTATAGGCGCAGTTATTACTTATATTTGTACTTTTAAGAGCAGAAAGAAACAAGTAGAAGCTGAAGCCGAATCTTCAATGGTCGAGGTTGAGTAGAAAAAAACAGATCTCAAACAAGACTAGTATGATTATTTGTAGAAGACGTGTGATAAGTACATAAAGGATTACCATGAGCTTGAAGGCGATTTTAGAAAGTAGATATCGGAATTGAGAGAGCAAATGGACAAAATTATGTTAGAGAAATCCCAAGCAATATCTGCAAAATGTAATGAAATTGCCACTCTAAAATCTAAAGTCACTTATTTAAAAGGAATAAGATGTTATAACTTTACTTGCAAACATAGGATAATGACTAATCCTGATAAAACAGAAGAATAATGTATATAGAGAAACTTGCATCCCAAATTCGTAATGATGTTGTATCTGGACTAAGAGGTTATCATTAGAATTTATCTATGAATATGGACTAGCTATAGGATGAAATAGTAGCCTGTAGATTATCCATATTACATTAGTATTTTCTCAGAGGAATATTTCCTATCAAAGACCTGTTAATAGCGATTAACTGCATTGACGTAGACTGTGAGTCTCTTGAGAGATGTAAATGTGGAGTGAGAAGTGCGGATGATACTGTAACAGCTCATTTCGAAATACCACAAGTTATTTCATAGTACGGAAAGCAAGCTATTGAGTATATAGGTTCTACTGATAGGCAAAATAAGTTTACGATAGTAACATCGTTATCTGAATTTAATAACAGAAAGTATAGAAAAAGAAGCTAGAACAAACCCTACGTTTGGATTGATTTCGCACCAAATGCAAACGGAATGTTAGATTGTTTTCTATTTAATGCACCATTCCTGTAGCAGGTTTCCGTAGTTGCAGTATTCAAAGACCCAAGATAGCTAAAGTAGTACAGTTGCTGTAATACTGACGAACTTAATGGGCCTGATGTAAATACTAGCTTTATTGATTAGCTAGTTAAGGAAAAACTAACTAAGGAAAAATTATACTATTATAGATAGGTTGCAGCTTAGCCTCTGCCTAATGACTAGTAGTATGTAACAGGAGGATGATATGAGTAGACTTAATAATTTTCATTACGCTATAAGTTTAGCTTAGATGCTATACGATATTGAGGGAGATAATGATGATTTAGAGGAAATCGGTTTAGTGGCATACAATTTTATTGGAAATAAAAACACTAGACTGTATAGAGCACTATTAGATATAAATTGTTAGGATGGGTCAGTCGAATTACCTTGTAATGTAGACATTATAGAGGCTGTAACCTATTGTGGTCCAGAGGATTGGGGCTACACTAGTAATACGAAAGAGTTTGGAGACATATAGTCTTTGTACACTGAGAATTACATTGAAAGTAGAAAAGCTTTCCTAGATCCCTTTTATGTTAGCGGTAAGTTCGTTAAATATAAAAGAGTAGGAGATAAACTTTATGTTAATAAAGGTGCAGGAAAAGTAAATATTCTATATCATGGAATACTACTTGACGAGGAAGGTCTTCCCGAAATAAACGATAAAGAAGCTATCGCAATAGCTGAATATATTGCCTATGTATAGAAATACAAGGAAGCAATACGTACTAACAATTAGAATGTGTTGAAAATGGCTTAGGACTTGAAGCGCTAGTGGCTACAGCATTGCTTAGCGGCTAGAGTTCCAGAATATGTATCTCAAGAAGAGATGGATAAAATACTTAATGTATAGGCTTCTTGGGGACGTAAGTTTCATAACAGGAGCTATAAACCAACTATGTAAAATATACAGGGAGGCAATTTGTCTCCCTATTTTTGTTTATGATTATGAGTAATAAGAATTATGCAATGGGTCATGCTTTTTCCTTGCATGACATTTTTATGAATTTCCCAGTAGAGAAACTGAAAATGACTTCAGACTAGTGTAAAGAAACATACTCTGATGGAAATAAAAGAGATTTGGCGGCATCTATATTTGCCAAAAGTGTTCAGATGGTAGTAGATGATATTATAGATAACAATGTCCACTTTAAATTACCTGGAATGGCTAGGACATAGGCATATATGTATATGAAAAGAACAGAAGGTAAAAAATTTAAGAAGGCATTTAAGAATGGAAAATGGAATGATATAGACTTTGTAATGTCTAACTTTAGCGGATATTAGCTTACTCTAGAGATGTAGAGTGAAAAGAGGCTTCCAAGAGAGAAACCTATATACTTATCAGCAAAAGATAAGTAGAGAATCGTAGATAATACTAACAGAGGTAAATAGTATTAATTGTTATGGTACTAAAAACTATATAGGATTACTACGACCAAATTTGTGCAGAATATCCAAATATTCCTAAGTCGGATATTAAAAGAATTTTGCAATACGGATGGAAATCGTTATACTTACATAATAGTTATGGAGGAGATGCTCTAATTAATAGAAATGGATTTTGGTTTTATTGTGGATAGTTAATGAATGATTCTCTAAAGTATTTTGAGTACTATAAAAATAAAATGAGAATTAAATTACGAATAATGTATAAACGCAAGCACATCCCTTGGGATGGATACTATTACTTTGCATTAACTTAGAATTAGTATAACGAATATTTGAGTTAGAAAAATAAAAGAGGACGACCAAAGAAAAGATTTACCTTTTCTAAGATCATCCTCTACAAAATATATGATGAGTGTAATATATCAGAAAGTAACCGAGTAGCAATATTCAGATTACCTATGCCAGTTGATTTCGGAATTAGTTTATATAAGAAAGAATTAACTACAGATAAAGCAGAACTAATCTTAGTTAGAGAACCTTTAAAATTTTAGGATATATTATTAACTAATTATAATTATCAATTTATTTCAGATAATTTAAGAAAATATAACAAAAACAAGAGAAACGATGACTAATACAATTATGACTGCGAAAAATACATTCGCAGAAGGATTAGTAATGGATTTCGCTCCAGATAATACATAGGCTACAACTCTTACATCTGCACTTAATGCTACCTTGTTAACATTTAATGGGAACGAGATGTCTCTTTAGAATGATATGGGTAATGGAAGAGTGGAGACAGCATATCTTCCGGAGGGGTATATTCCAGTGGGAACTTGTGAATTTGGGGATATTATCTACATAGTATCTTATAATCCCATAATTAACAAATCCTAGATAGGATGTTTCCCCAGTCCAGAAAGAAACATTTCTTCTGATGAAATTGGAGGAATGGACTAGAGCCTATCTTGGAAGGACTTTCAATAGTCTACAGATGGAGTGAATCCAAATGGAAAGTTAAAATCTACCTCTGTTAAAAAGGTACTATATGGAAATAAAAACATGAATCCAGGAGATAAATATATAATATACTCAGAGGATTTACCAAGAAATAGCCAGTACTTATCTGATTATGGAAGTAAATCTCATCAGCATAATAGCTTTCCAAAATTAATTAAGATACATGTAGTAAGTATTGAAGACTCCGGAAAAATAGTATATCTTGATTCTACAACTAAATGGTATAAGAATAATGATTATTATTTAAGTTCTGATTCAAGAACAAACACAGAAGGCGAAGAGGATATAGATACACATAGGGCTAGAATGAACTCAGCTTATTCTATATTTTCTTCAAAAGTGTCTGGAAACTTAGCTCTACTAGTAGAGTTAGAAAAAATAACAGGATTTAGCTGTAGTTGGATTCCATATATCGAAAGTACTACTGGGGGAAGTACCAAGAACACTACGTATAGAATTTACTGGAGTTTTAACTGGACTACTAACGATAATAATATAAATCCTAAAGGAATAATATTAACAAAATCAGAATGGTCTGGAGTAGAAGCATAGCATAAGGGTCAGTATCAATTGTGGAGGAAGAATAGCAAGGGAGATATTATCTTAGGTAAGGAAAACCCAGAAGACACCTAGGATGGTTGGGTATTAGAATAGCCATCTATTCCAACTATTTATGAGAAAGAAGTAACTAGAAAATATAAACCAGAGGAAGTTTCAATGACTTTTGAGAGCTTCATGAGGGAATATGAGTACAATAAGTATTTGGAAACAACGTTAACCTCTATTACTGAAAGTAATGAAGAAAAAGTATCTACTCCTTATAAGTTAAATATCGTTAGAAACGAGGGCCTTCCTCAAGAAGGCCAATATTTAGTTAACTGTACTCATATTGCTGACGGAGAATATTATACTACTAACCTTAAGGGGGAATTAAATAAAATTAATGCGATTTAGATCAATGATGATTTAGTAAATAACTATTTTCACTATCCTATCGTAAAATATTTTGCTAACTTTACAATTCCTACTAAGCAAGTCTTTGATTCAATTGAAAAGATTCCAAACATAAGTAATCTTATATATCATTACAATATAGCTCCAGCTATGCCTTATGGTATATTAGAAGAATTTACACAAGAAGGGTATATAGATTTTAGTAAAATAGGTACTGATAATATAAAAGTAACCTCTTGGAAATATTACAATTATGAGAATACTTCAACATTGACTTGGGGTATGGATGCTTATGTGGAGCCAGGAAAGGGTATATCAGAAGTAGTATTTGAATTTTATGATAACAATGGATTTGCTGCTGCATATCATAATAAAGGAAAATTATCTTATAGCGGAACTTTTACTGAATATATAACATTAAATGAAGCAGGTTCTAATTATAAATTAAATAATGTTCCAGCAGATACATCTAAAGGTTAGTTACCTCATAAAGGATTGGAGGCCACTAAAGAAGATATGAAAGCTAACCCTAATATCACATATCTAGATGAAGCGGGAAAAGTAGTTAGCCTAAATAAGAATGGAGAGGTAATTGTTAGTGGAGATACATCAGGAACACCTTATACAGGGAAAATATATCAAGATGACTCTGGAACTTTATATTCTAATTACTTATACTTAGTTAAAATAACTATAAAATATTCTGTAAAGGGGGCATTAGACGAGTATATTGATAATCCGTCGGATTACAGGACTGAGTACAGATGGTACTGGACCAATTCTATGTTTAATGAATATTACTATTCAGTGTCTGATTTTAAAGAGTTATAGTTTAATTTGAATCTTGATTTTAACGCTCTATATAAGCAAAAATCTAATACTATATTCAGTTAGAATGTTAATTATGCAGTTCCAAGTAATGAGGTTACAGAGTTAAACAAAAATGAACACACTTAGTTAAAGGCTAATGTAACTTATGTAAATTAGAACGGATAGGCTGATTCAAATGGGAATATTGAATGTAAGTTATAGTCCGGATTAAGAAATGACTATAATATGTTTAATCTTGATAGTGATACATTAAATAATATTGAAACTGCCGTATTTCTAGGAAAATCCTATATAGAATCGCCAGATTAGCCCAAAACAGTAAGTTCAGAAGATTTGGCTTACACATTCCAGGGTATTTATCCTACTAATGAAGAAAATCTTAATGAAGATAACTATACTGCTAAAGTAAATCTTTCTAAGATTGGGCCTACCTTAAGTTAGTTATTAGGTTTTGAGTAGGAGGGCACTGGAGAAGAAATAAATGCTGATTCTGAGTCATATAAGGAATATAAAAATGCATTTTCTTTAAGGTTTCCTACAAAATATGAAGTTTAGGCTTAGGACAAATATGAATACTTGAATTATAGAGGTGAGGCAACTGAGATTAGTTCTGCTAAGTATATGTCATTTACTAATGTTGACTACAAGTATGGTGAAAATTCTATAGATCTTACTTTCACTGGAATTCTATACAATAAGTACTATGAATTAAAAAACTATACTACTGCCAATGTTACTTTAGTAAGACCCCTATTATATAATAATGAAGACTTAGATACATATAGTATGTCTTTTAGTAATGGGCATTTTTACTTTGATAGATTAGGAGGCTTCTCTATTGGAGATGATGGTGATCATAGTACTAGAACTAGAATAAGATATTTTAGAGGTTCTGCAGATGCTATGGATCATTATACTAGGTCTTTCGAATAGATAGGTGGTGCAAATTTTGGTGACGGTGCTCCCCCATATCTTAATTCTGAGGTATAGCATACTGATTACGGACAATTAAATGAAGTTTTTTCTGGAATCACACCGTTTATGTTAATGAGAGAAAGTGATTATGGTAAGCGCTATAAAATAAATAATGGATTTGATGATTCTCATAATTCCTTAGTAAGCAAATCAAACTTAGAACAATATTTCCAATTTGAATGTGATATTGATGGAGGTATTTATAAAGATTTAAGAAGTCTTAAAAGAAATAATTCTTTTGTATTCTTAGCTTTAAAAGATAAAGAAAATTAGCTTCATTTTTTAAATACTTTTATTCCAGTAGACTTTAGCTCATACGGACCCTATATAACTCAAAATATTAAATATAAAGATACTGGCTTAGATACTACATTATACAGACCCAAAACGATAGGGGATGCTGTTGCTTCTGTATTAATGAATTTGTACTATACCACTGGAGAGACAAGCTAGGAGAAGGTATTCCGCACTTGTAATTTTGTGCAGCTGGAAAATCATAGTTATATTTTTACTAAAGATATTATTTTTAGATTTAGAGTTAAAGAACACTTGGATACGGGCAAAGAGGTAGACCAAAATGAAATGATTTTATTACATGGGGTAAAATATCCAGTATATATAAATGATGTTATTTAGAAATCAGGAATGGGAAACGAAGTCAAGAATGACCCGAATGTATCTTTAGACCTAAAAGGAATAGAAAAAAATTGTCCCCTGTAGTTCAGATTTAATTATATAGTTCCTCTGCCAGAAGTTGAAACTGATGCTAAATATGTTGTAAAATGTTCTGATGGTACTCCTTAGTTTGTAAATAGTTCTTTTGCAACAAATGTTTTATATTACTAGAGTACTGAAGATAAACGCATATTCAATTAGTTAGGAAACGGAACTTTAACCTATAGAGGGTTTAAAAACTTCGAATACAGCGCTGATTCCTAGTATATAGGAGAACTACACGACAAAAAGATATTTAACTATACTATAGGAAATGCATTTTTATTATACAATAATCAATTAATGTGTAAAAATACTACTGGGTCTATTGCAGAATCAAAGGGCTTTTCCATAAATGGTCTGGAAGAGATGTGGTCTGGAATATACCCAATTCATAGAGATGAAGTTTTAGTGTCCATGGGAAAATTAGGTTAATATATGGAATGGGTTAAATTACTAAATAACATAAGACTAGAAGCTTAGACTAAAGTTATACCAACTAAAGGAAATCTTGTATATGAATACAATCCCTTTAGAAATTATAGAATTACATAGAATATGTATGAATATAAGGGATAGCTTTATTCATTAGGAGATTTATGGAAGATATTTGGAGTTAGCATCAACTGCACTGCCTATCGTTACAAGAAGAATAATGTATATATTTATAAGATAGGAAATTCTCCAAGTTATATTTGGAAACCTGGTAAAGATGATCCTGTAGAAACTAGTTCTGATGCTAATTAGTTTGGAAAATGGATAGAAGAAGCATATTCTGAAAATCATAATGCAGATAAACGAAATTTAGAGCAGGCATTAAAAGATACTACAGACTAGCTTACTTGGTATAATGTACCAGATATAGAAACAGACCCATATCTTAGAGAATCAGGAGAATTAGTAGATTTTACTACTGATGAATTAAGTTTTTCTTTGGATCATCCAGTACATATTATCCCTCAATATAGTTATGATGGTTCTGTAAACCTTATTATTAATGATGGCATCAATATTCCTAGATTAATAAATAGTAGATTCAGTGCTACAGGAAAAAATACTTATGAAGTAGTAGACAGAAAAGGGAATAATGATACTAATATATATGATTAGGGAGATTAGTTTGATATTGATACCTCTCTGTATAAAAGAGTAGTTAAAATTCCTAAAATAGACTTTAAGGGAGTTTCTGCAGGAGGTAATTTAAAAGTTGGAAACTATCATTTCTATTTTAAATTATCTGATGCAGATGGAAATGAAACTGATTTTGTTGGAGAATCTGGTTTAGTTAGTGTATTTATAGGGTTTAATGACTATTTTTCAGTTACTACTGGATAGAAAAATGAAAATAGCTTTAAATAGGTTTAGTTTTAGGTATCAAATGTTGATAGTTCCTATGATTATGTAACTGTTTATTATTCTAGAAGTACAGCAGAGGCTAACGAAAACTCAATAACTGAATACATTAAAATAGATAAAAAATATTAGGTTAATAATGCTTCTGTTGCTAATGTTATAATAACTGGTTTCGAAAATGAGGTTACTATAGACGCTTCTGCCATTAATTTAAATTATAATATAGTAGATAGTGTTACTACTTCTGCAGTATGTTAGAATATGCTATTTTTAGCCAATGTACATAAACAAGACGTCCCTTATTTTGAATTATAGGATCTATCTCTAAGATTCCTTCCTTATCTTAAGCAAGAGGAATATGCTGTTGATATAGATTAGAGTTACTCTATAACTACTGCAAATAGAGGGTATCTAGATCCCAAATTTATATATGATAAAACTGGATACTGGGGGAATGAAATATATCGTTTCGGAATTGTTTATATTCTAAATAACGGGGAGTTATCTTCTGTTTTTAATATTCGAGGTAATTATAATATTAAAGAATTTTCTTCAGAAAACAAGGATAGTTATATAGATGGTTAGTATGCCAATATTCCAGTATGGGATGAAAATAATGAGCGTCGTCATATAACTTATAATGAGGAAACCTTTACTCTATTAGAAGATGAAAGAACCTCTTAGTATGAGAATGTAAAGGGGGTAGTGTCTTTTAATCCAGATAGAGATACTAATACTATATATTCTGTTGATATAAGAGTAGATGATTAGACTATTTAGGAATTAAAGAAACATGTAAAAGGATATTTCTTTGTTCGTTAGACTAGAATACCTACTATACTTGCGCAAGGCATTACTGTTGGTATAGATAAAGAATCTAGAACTCCTACAATACCAACAGCTGATGGATTTTTAACTGATTTGTCGGATTCTCTAAGTAAAACTCATGTTACTACTGAAGATATTAATGATGTTAATTTTATCTCAGAAGGGTTTTTAAGCAGATATTCTTTTAAGTTTAAAAAGAAATCATCTGGTTTATGGGGAAGCCTAGGTACTGCATTATTAGTTGGAGTTGGTATAGCAGCTGTAGCTGCAGCTTGTGTTTTCGCTGGACCAGCTATCGCTGCGGCAGCAGGTACTATTGCTGGAGCAGCTGCTGCAGGAGGTACAGCTACTACTGCGGCAATTGCAACCGCTGCCGTATCCGCTGGAGCTGCTGCAGTATCTTCTAGTGCTGTTATTATAGGGGCCGCCGCAGCGTCAGTAGTTGTAGGTACAGCTTTGGCAGCAGGAATACAAGAAGTTCGATATGGAGTAGGACGTAGTTTCGCTAAAAAGAAATTAGATGGGCGCAATACAATAGCTCCTTCTGGATATAAAATAGTAGAAACGGACGAATCTCGTAAACTTGATCAGGATTTTCTTAAAAGATTCATTCCTAAGGATGCTGATAGTAATATAGTTGCTGGCATAATATGTCCAGATTATGAAATAAACCAACCTTATTATAATTAGATATTTACAGGAAATAATCATTTAATAGAATTAGCTAACTCTCAGAATATTAACTGCCTAAATGGTCATTCTACAAATTATTTCACTAATAATGAGCGGCATTTTTATGTTCCCTCTTATTATGATCGAAATATAAGAACAGCTCACACGTTTAAAATAATTCCTGTTCAAGATAATATGAAATGTGTAGGAATTGATGATATGATGTTCAGAAGTAGAGCTGGAGAAGCTGAGGAAGTTTGGAGATATGAATGTATCTCCGAGGATTTTAAGTCAGATACAACTAAATCTGCTGGAGAAGAGGATTCAGAAACTTCGAGCAATAAGAAGATAAATACAGACATTATCAGAGGTAGTTTTGGAGCCTATTTAGCGTTTAACGATACTAACAACAGCTTTCAACCTGCTGAAACTGTTAATATCTACATACCTGAATACTCTACTAGCAATATGCAAAATTATTTCTATTTGCGTATGATAGATAGTTCCTCATTCTTTGCTATTACTGATCGTTACAGTATTCAGGATACTGACAGTTATTTAATAAAGAAACTAAGTAATATAGTAGGATAGGAAGACAGAACATGTGGTTACCAATATAATGCTTACAGAGGGGACTGTTATATTTGTCAATTTACTCATAGAGTAAATAGAAACTTCAATGATCCATCTGCCCCATATAACGACGAAATAGTGGATAATGCTACTTGGAAAGAAAACTATGATCCAGAAAACAGTGAGAAGTATGAACAAATAAATTTGGGAGACGTTAATGCTGTTCAATTAGGGATGTGGGTTACCTTTAAAGTTAGGTCTTCTAACAATTTAAATATTAGAACTTTAGATGGTTCCTATGTAGATGAAACGGCTATGTGTGGACATCCGAGAGGGTACTATCCATACCTTCCTATGAGTACTGAGGGAACGTATAAACACCCAGAATCATAGGTATATAACAAGGGTTTTACTAAATCTTTAAGTGAAAGATGGAACTTTGAACTTCCTGATGTTCCCCATATAAAAAACTGGTTTGGGACTCGTATCATGTATTCTGATATTCACGTTAATGATGCCTATAAGAACGGATTTAGAGTTTTCCAAGGAACTCATTATAGAGATTATACTCGCGAATACGGGGAAATAGTAAAGTTAATTTCTCTTGAGTCTAATCTTTTATGTGTATTTGAACATGGTATAGCATTGATACCTGTCAATGAAAGAGCAGTCGCAGGTGAGGGAACAGGCGGAAATGTCTATATAAACACATCTAACGTGCTTCCAGAGAACCCAAAAATTATCTCTGATATGTTTGGTAGTCAGTGGCCCGAAAGTGTCCTCAAAGTCCCAGGAAAGACTGGAGATTCTGCATAGTATGTCTATGGAGTTGATACAGTTGCTAAGAAGATTTGGCGTACTGATGGAAACACTCTTACTTGTATTTCAGACTTTAGAGTTCAAGAATTTCTAAATCAAAGTATTACTTTGGGCGAAAGAGAACTTACTCCTAAAATAGGTATTAGAAATGTAAAGACAGTATATAACGCCTTCAAGCGAGACGTATTATTTACTTTCTATGACAATACTTATGGCTTTGAAGAAAAGGTTTGGAATCTATGCTGGAATGAGTTATTATAGAAGTTTATAACATTCTATAGTTGGGTTCCTAGCTATATGGAAAATATAAATAATATTCCATTCTCATTCGATAGAAATACTTCTAAGTGGATTGCTAAACTAGGAACAAGTCATACTGAAAGTTCTTTTGCTGACGGTATTACACTATCTAATGTAATTATAGAAAACTCAGAGAATGAATAGGGAGAAGTAGTAACTAACTTTAAAGTTCCAGTTTCTTATGTGAATAAGAAAGGTGAATGGGTGACTCAAAACTATACTGTAGCGAATGATGGAATTAGTAGAAAAAAATACATTGGAATATTATCCTTAAGTAATAGAATACTTCCAGATGCTTAGCTTCACTATTAGATTTCCTATTCCTTGTAGAGAGATTAGTATGGAAACTATAAGAAGTTTGACATAGTCCCCCTAAATTGTGGAGAAACTAATGGAGGTATATATCTTCCAGATGATGCTATGTTCGCAGGAGCTTTCATGCCTCTATATTGTCTAAAATTCAAGGAAGGAAAAGATGAATATAGTCCGGTCTATTATAAAGATGGACAGGAGATGACTGAAGTATCCGATGGAGCTAGCGATACATTCTACACTTATCAAGCTCTATATACCGCAAAATCCCTATTATCTGAATTATATTATAGGAATAGTGCAGGACATTAGTATGCAGACTACGAAGTTAATAAAGTTAAGGTAGGAGACTCTATCGAAGGGAATACATTAGAAATAACTGATGTGTTAGATTATCCTACATTCAAAGACATTACTGGAAAGCGTCCTACTCTTCCTAGAGAAGAAATGATAAATCCTGATAAAATAGTAACCTTACTTAATATTAAGGCTACAATATCTATTGTTGATAGTGATAATTAGTCTAAACTAAGTGATTCCTATTACAATATGAAAGCAGGATTTTAGTCAGGAACATCTCTAGTAGATGCTGGATATTATGAATCTGTTGTAGGAATAGCTCCTAGATGGAACTTATAGTTCTTATCTACAGATTTTTGGAAGCACGGCTAGGCTGGACTGATTGACATAGCAGATGATATATATCCTACTTATTGGTATGGAAGACAGCATCCATTCGAATTTGAATGTGTAGTAGTGAACGATCCTTCTATACATAAGATATTTACTAATCTTGAAATTGTTGCTAATAAGGCAAAACCTGAATCTTTCCACTATGAAATAATTGGAGAGACATACGACTTTGCAAAAGATAAGGTAAATATGTATTTTAGACAGGAAGCTATGAAAGCATTGTGGCAATACAATGGAGCTGATATTTCTTATGATAGGAACTTCTTAAAAGTTCAACCTAGATAGTAGCCAAAGTCTGCTGACTTCCCGCATAAGTACTATACTAGACAAGATACTATCAATGAAATAGAAGATTATTATATTCATGTAACTTATCCAGACTCACATGATTATCGTCATTTATCTGGAGCGGAAGTAGTTTACTATCCAAATAGACAAGAATATCGAATCTGGAATCATGCTATGGCTGTAGATATAGACGATTTGAGTTAGGATGATTCAAGGTCAATTATCTCTGCTAATTGTTAGTATTTAGAGGACAGATGGAAAGTTACAATTAATCCTATTTTAGTATGCTATAAGAATGAGTATCAAAAGAAATTCTCTGGTTCCTTAATATAGCCTCAGAACTCTACTTGGGCAAGAGCCGAGAATAGTTCACAAAGCTTACCAACTCTTCCTATTTATAATTCTCCTATACCGGATCAGGTTTTATCAGCTGGTGGTATAGATTTCCCAGGAAATGACCCAGTACATCCCGAGTGGGGAGAAGATAACGCTCTTTACAATTTATATGATTTATCTGGGTACAATTCCGAAGGAGGTTGGAAACCGTTGGATTTAACTAATTGGTTAGACGATGTTAATATTTACAGATATAACTTTGGGGAAGCATAGAATAGAAAAGAGTTAGATGTTAAGGATAAATTCTTAAAGATAAGAATTAGATATTCTGGAGAAGAATTAGCTGTTATAGATTTCTTAAATACTGTATATAGAATTAGCTATAGTTAAAAATATGTTTAATAGAAATATAAATAAAGTCAGAAGAATAGCGAAAGCCTATTATGGGCTTTCCATTCCTTCTGGAAATCCATATATGACTACGAATGGACTAGCCATCCCTGGTAATGCTATTACTTAGTAGAATTTGCTAGGAACTGATTATAGCGCTGATTTCAGAAACAGAGCTGAATAGATAATGGCTCCTACTAATAGTCTTATAGATTTTAATGCTAGAATGGGAGACTTATTTAGCTTAAAGCTAAAGAATGATAGAGATTCCGCTAAAGCTATTACATAGATAAAGAGTATGTCTGGAGCACCTTAGAAATCATAGGGAACTTTCTAGAAACTAGGAGGGTGGAATACAGTAGGACAAGCCTCAGACTTCCTAAGCGGACTAATTGGAGGTGATAAAGATGGATACCTTGGTAAATATGGTTCATTATAGCAAGCAGGAGACTAGGCGTTCGACTAGGCTTCAAATGTAGTAATGGGAATAAATCCTCTGGTCGGAGGGATAATGAAGGCAGGAGGTTTAGTTAGTGATGTATTAACTAAATGGGGTGGAATGGGCACAGATTCCATGACTAAAACCGATGCTGTACTAGGTAGTAAGTTATTATCTCTTACTCCAGTTGGTATGGTTAATGGTTTCTTTGGTAAGAAAACTAGGGATTTTTCTGCTAATAGAGATACTATAGAATAGGTAGGAGGTTCTTACGGTGGAACTGTTAGGAATATAGCATCAGCAGAAGAAAAAGCTGGAAAGAAATATGGATTATTTAGTGGAGGAGCAAGAAGGTCAGCTAACAGATTCATAAATAGAACAGAGTCTCAATAGGCGACTATGACTAATATAGCTAATGAGGCTTCCGATTTATCTTCTATAGCTACTAATATGTCAGATTTAAATCATATTTAGTACGGCTTCAACCTAAATGGCGGATATGATTAGAGATATATGAGAGCTGCTAGACTTGGAACTAAATTACAGAGAATTAAAAAACTTAATATATAGTCTCATAAATTAGGAGGTTAGATATAGGGAGCAATAGACTTGAATGAATGGCAGCCTGTTATAACTGAAGCTGTAGAGTAGTTTGAGTCTGGAGGAGAATTAGAATGGACTCCTATTATAACCCTGTAGGAAGGAGGAAAAACTGAAAAGGTAGATGGAATAACAGGAGCAGCCCCAAAGATTACTTTCTGGTCTTGGTATAATACTGTTCCAAAAGATAGGCTGTCGAATAATTATGACCTTAAGAAAGCTTTTGAAGTACTGCCATTTGAGGAGTTAGAGGCGTGGAGAAAATCTTCTAACGAAGATTTAAGAATTGGAAAAAATCACTTACGAAGCATTTATTAGCTTCCCAATGGAGATTATGAATTTTTAAAGCTAGGAAATGAATAGAGTAATCCAGAGGTTCATTTCGAAACTGATACTTATCATTCTGGAGAAAATGGATTAAAAGATTCTCATGACTTAGTCTTTGAGAAGGATAGATACTTCTATAGAAAGAAGCCTAAACAATTTAAAAATGGTGGTAAACCAGAACCTATAGATGCTCCAGAAATAGAAGAAACTAATTAGAAAAATATAATTCCAGAAGGTGCTCTTCATGCTCGCAAGCATAACATGGAAAATGCTGATAACTTGACTAAGAAAGGTATCCCAGTTATAGATAATGAAGGGGAGCAATAGGCAGAAATAGAAAAAAATGAAATAATATTTACACTAGAAGTTACTAAAAAGCTGGAGGAGTTATACTCTAAATATACAGACTATGAATATTCTTAGAAAGAAAAGGATGAAGTAGCAATAGAAGCTGGAAAACTGTTAGTAAAAGAAATATTATTTAACACAGATGATAGAACTTCTTTAATATAGACAGTACAAGTATGATGGCTTTAAATGATTTGTTAGTATCTTACAAGCGTATTGAAGCTCCTTCTAGAATCATCCCAGAATTTAAATTCCCTGAATCTTATCAACTAGTTACTCCTAACATTCCATAGAGTGAGCCTGATTAGGAAAATGTATAGACTCCTAAATATTATACTTCCACTATTTAGAGACCTAGGTTTAGCCAAACCAAAAGATGGAGTAGTCCATATAAAAACAGAAATACTTGGGTAACCGACTTAGCGGCTGCTTATAGAAAAGCTGGAGTAACTAATGATAATGCAATAAAGATGTTAATTGCCCAAGATGCTCAAGAAAGCGGTTGGGGACGTTCAGCACAAGGTAAATTCAACTTTGGGAACTTAACCACTGGAGCTAAATGGAAAGGTGATTATGTTAGAGGAAACGACCATGACGCTAAAGGTAATCCCATCAAATAGAAATTCCGCTCTTATAATTCTATGGATGAGTATGCAGCTGATAAACTGTAGTTCTTGAAACACTTATATGATTTTGATGAAAATGATGATATTAATACGTTTACTGCCAAACTTACTGGTAAGAACAAAGGCAAGAGGAGGTATGCAGAAGCTACTGATTATGCTGATAGAGTGGCAGCGGTATTTAGAAGTTTCAAGAATGGAGGAGTTATCAAGGCATAGGCAGGAACTATAGTAGCTGATAATACTAGAGTAGTTAAACCTACTATATAGGAGAAGATTTAGAGAATTTATCCTACTAGATAGTAGCCTTA